AATGATTAAAGATGGCTATAAATTTTATTTATCAGAAAATAATGTATGGCTTTGTAAAGATATTCCTTGGAAATATGTAAACTTTTAAAAATTAAAACTTTTTACTTTATTGTATTAAAAATAAAAATAAAATAAGAGTTTTAATTTTTTTATTGATAATTTATTAAAAGTATCTAGGGAATAAGCAAATTTCAGATTTAATAAAAAGGGGGGAAGATAAAGATGATTATTTTTAGAGAAATAAATGAGTTTAAATTTATTGCCATGACTTTGTGGGTACAGAATATTAAAGAAATAGACAATATAACTAAATTAAGAGTATTTAATTTACATGGTGCAAAAGGACTTAAAATGGTTGAATATTATTTAAATATATTTTGGAATGATAAAGAGCTACAAAGTTTACATAATGAATTAACAAACATTTGGAACAATATAAGTAAAATAGAAAAAGGTAAAAATAAGTTTATAAATATAGAGAATTTAGAGCGTTAATGAGGAAAAATAAAATACTTGACATGGTATTTAATACATTATATAATATTATGTGTGATAGGAAAGGAGAAGAAAATAGAATGACAAGAAATAAAAATCCATGCACTAAATAAAGAATGAATAATTATTTCAAAAAAGAGGAGAGGGTATAAAATGAATATAGAAATTAATACAAGAAAAGGTATGGAAAAAGTAATATTAAATAATAAAGCAGAATTAAAGAAATTTAGAGCAGAAATTAAAGATAAGAATATAACAGAAGTTAATCTTGTATATAGAGCAGGAAAATATATAATGACCATTATTAATATGGTGTTAACAAGAATCCAAATGATAGATGCTGGATTAATAAAAGGAACTAATGAAGAAAGAAAACAATATAACAAAATTATTTGTAATTCAGAAAGTAAGTATAACAATTTAGGTTATTGCTGGGATTATATTAAATAAACAATTAGTCTTAATATGAAAATAACATTAAAGATAGTTCAGAGAAACTATATGTTCATTTATATATAAATAATAATAGAAAGGAAATGATGTAAAATATGGCAACTGAAACAACACAAAAACCACAAACTTTTGGAACATTTGACATAGTAGGAAACGTTACAGTAGATGATAAAACTTTCCTTATGAGCGAAAGAGGAAAGAATAATCCAAACTGGGTTATGAATATCTTTAATCCTAAAATAGAGGGTAATAACGGACAATCTATGTTTGTAAGAATACAAAGTGGATATGATATTAAAAATGGAAAAACAATATATGCTAGGTCAATAGCAGATTCTAGTTTAGAAGTAGCTTTTGGTGATAGAACTAATCCAGAATTAATTAAAAGAGCTAATGAAAAAAGTTTTATTAAAGTTGGTTATAAAAAAGAATTAGTTAAAGATGATAAAGGTAAAGAATATATGGCATGGAAATATGAAAAATTTTTAGATTCTTATGATGCTATAGCTTTCTTACAAAAAATAATGCCATTAGCAAGTACCCAAAAGATACATATTAAAGGAACATTAAAATTTAATGAATATAATGGTAATATATCTAAGAATTTTGAGTTACAATCTATTTGGATTTTAACCAATAATGAAGAAGAAGATAAAAAAATGCCTTTAGAATTTAAATTCTTTCAAAATGTTTTATTAGAATCTAATTGTTTAGATGAAACAAAAGCAAATGAAGGAAAAGTAAAATTACATACAAAGCTATATATTAAAGAAAAAAAAGAATATAAAGTATTGCCTTTAGATATGATTATTCCTGTTAACGCAGAAAATAAAGAAGCAAAAATGGGAATATTCAAAAAGTTTTTTACGGTAGATGAAGGTAAAATTAGAAGAATAAAGCTGGAAGGTAGATTTAGAAGCGGAATGATTCAAGGCAATGTGACAAAAGATGATTTAAACGCAGAAGCTCTTGAAATGATAGCATCTGGTCTATATACAGAAGAAGAAGTTATGAAAACATATGTCAATAGAGAATTTATAGATGAATTAGAAATTATAAGACCTTCATCTAAAAAAGTTGATGAAAAAATATTATGGGATATGGATGATGACACTTATACACCTGATGATTTAGAAGGTAAGGAAACAGATATAATAGAAGAGGTTGAAGTTGAAGAAGAAGAGGTTAACGATTTATTAAATGAATTAGAAAATTTATAATAAATAATTAGTCATTAATTTAAGGAGGAATTAAGAATATGGGTTTATTAAGAAAGCCAAGAAAAAATGGTAGAAGACAAGGATTAAAAATATTAGCTTATGGTGTTGATGGTTCAGGAAAATCAATATTTGGATTAGGTTTTCCTAAATTGGCTGCAATAGATGCTGAATCCAAATTAGGTGTTTACGAAGGAACTGAAAGAGGAAAGAATCTGATTGCAGTGGCAGACACAAGTAATTATTATGATAGCTTACAAGTTATAAATGAAGTAATTGAAAGTGGCGAATGTGAATCATTAATGATAGATTCTGAAACTTATATATATGAAGGTATGCAAGTTGCTTGTATGGAAGTTGAGGAAGAAAGAGCAAAAAAGAAAAAAGGCAACATTGATGATTCAATAGTTTCTCAAAGAGGATATGGAAAAATTAAATTAAATGCAAGTAGATTAAAGCTGATTAAAGCTCAAGCAAGTGCCAAAGGAGTAACTATTATTTCAACAGCTCATAAAGAAGATATAATGCAAAAAGTAGGAGAAAATAACATAAAAGTAGGTGAGAAACCTTCTTTAAGAAAAAATTCTAACCATGATTTTGATGTTATATTAAGATTTTATAAAGAAAAAGATTTAGCAACTGGTGAATATAAATTCTTTGCAGAAGTTGAAAAAGACACAACAGAAACATTAAAATTAGGTTCAATCATTGAAAATCCATCATATGATTTATTTAAAGATTACATAGAAAATAATAATAAATTAGAAACTGTAGAAACAAATTATGATAAGACCATAGAAAGCAATATGGAAGCTATGGAAAATGAAGCAAAGGATTTTGATACTTTGGTTGAGGAATTTGAAACTTTATTTAAAAAGTTAAAAGAACAAGATAAAAATAACATAACAAAGGTAAAAGAGCTATTAACAAAACATAATGTTGATAGTTATAAAAAGCCTGAAAACTTTGATGGATTAAAAGAAGTAGTTGCTGAATTAAAGAAAATAGCATAATGATTATTTAAGGGCAATGTAGAAATATATTGTCCTTATTTTTAAAGTAGGTGAGTCAATGATTGGTATATAAATGTTGGCATTGTAAAAAAGAAATTTTAAAAGATGATGTTCAAATTGAAAAAGTAGGCAAATTAAATAGAAAATTTCATAAAAGTAATAATTGTTATAAAAAGTTTAATGATACAAGAAAACAAAGGGAATTAGAAAAAAGAGCCAAAGATAAGGAAAATGAATTATGGAATGATTTATACCAATATGTAAAGAAAGAAATATTGGGATATGGAGAATGTCAAAATTTAAGTCCATTTCAAGTTAGGATATTAAAACAGTTAAGAAATGGGGAATATGTTGTTAGAAATAAACAAATGGTTAATAGAGGCTATCCATATGAAGTAATATTATTTACTTTTAAATTTAAGAAAAAAGATATATTGGCAGCAATACATGGAAAAACATTTAATGATGAAAAACATAAATTTAATTATATTATGGTAATTGTAAACAATGCTATAAATGATGTTTATAAAAGATATTTAAGAACTTTAAAAGATACAAAAGATATAGAAATAAATGAAAATATAAATACAAAAATAGATGACAAGAAAGAAACATTTAAAAATAATATGGAAAGTAAAACAGATAATAAATTAGTTGATTTATTAAAAGATTTATTATAAGGAGATGATGAAATGGATGAAATAAAGAAAATAATTAAAGATAATACATTAAATATAGAAGGAGTAATTGTAGGAACTTTTTGGTCAAATCCACAATTATATTTTGATTATATTGATTTGACAATAGATAAATTCAAATCTCCTATATGGAAGTTCTATTTTGGCATAGGAAGAAAGTTAGCAGAAAAAGATATTAAATCATTTAATTCTGTAGATGTTGAGGTTTATTTAGATAATAATGAGAAATTAAAAAAAGCTTATGATGAATATGGTGGATTTGAAACTATTGAAGTAGTAAGCAATGTTATTGATGAAAAAAATATAGATGGTTATATAAAAGAACTTTTAAAATGGGATGCAATTTATAATGTTGTAGATAATTTTAATTTCAGAACAGATGATATAAATAAAATTAAAAATTTAAATATTGACGAATTATATAATTATTTTTCTACAATATTGAATAATGTTTTTATAAATACTAATGATGATGTTAACTCAAATAAGCTAAATGAAGGTTTAGATGAAATGATAGAAAATGCTAATAAAGGTTTAAATATGGGTATGCCTTATAATTCTCCTATACTAAGTAATGAAACAAAAGGTTTATGCTTAGGACAGTTATATTTAATTGGCGGGTTAAGTGGTGCAGGGAAAACTACACTCATGCAAGATGTTATGTTGGCATCTATTTGGGAAATGGGTGAACCTTGTGTAATAATGCTCAATGAACAAGACCATATTAAATGGAAACAACAATTTCTAACATATATAATTAATAATATTGTTTTAAAAGATGAATATAATAAACATTTTTATAGTAGTAGATGGTTAGAAGGTAATTTTACTGATGAAGAGTTTGAATGGATTAATACTGCTAAAGAAATATTATTAGAAAAAGAAAATAGTGGAATGATAATATTTATTGAGTTTAAAATGTATTCACAAAAAAGAGCAGAGAGAATTATTAAAAAATATAGTGGATTTGGAATAACAAAGTTTATACTAGATACATTTAAATTATCTTCTGATAGAGGAGATGAACAAACTTGGTTATCATTACAAGAAGATGCTAGAAAGTTTGATGATTTAATAAAACCTGCTAATCTAAATGTTACATTAATATTAACTTTACAATTACAAAAGGCAAGTAGGCTTTTGAGATATTTAACATCAGATAATATAGGATTAGGAAAGAATGTAATAGATGTTGCTTCCGTAAGTTTATTGATGAGAAGATTATGGAATGATGAATATGCAGGTGGTACACATGAGATAAAAGTTAAAAGACCTATTGAGGGAACAGATTGTAAAGAAGAAGTTATATTAGACCCAAATAAAAAATATATAATTATATTTATAGAAAAGAATAGAAATGGTATATCTCAAGAATATCAAATTGTAGCCGAACAGAATTTAGGATTATTAAAATATACAGAGGTTGGAATATGTGATATTCCTATGGATTAAATAGATGAAAACAAAGGATTTAAAAAAATATATATATGAAAACAATAAAATAATAGATATTCTTGAAGCATTAGGCATGAATAATATTAATGATAATAATAGTAAATATATAAGTTGTTCTCAACCAGATGGAGATAATCCTTCATCAACAATTATATATAAAGATGAATACCTGACTACTTTAGCATATACAAGAAATATTAAACCAAAAGATTATGTGGGACAGACTAATATATTCCATTTAATAATGTTCATATTAAAATGTGAATTTACTACAGCTATTACTTGGTGTTGTGAAATTTTAGGTTTAGATAATGTTAAAACGATAAGCAATAAGAGAAACAAGAATTATTTAGCTCTATTTAAGGGAATTAAAAGACCTAAACAATTAAAGGAACAAATATATTATTCAGCAGATATTTTAAATCAATATTCAGACATTCCACATATAGATTTAATTAGAAATGATGCTATTATATCTGAAAGAATATTAAAAAAATATAATATAAGATATGACTTTAGAAGTGAAAGAATAGTTTTCCCACATTTTAAATATGATGATTCAACTAAAATAGCTGGATTAGTTGGTAGAACTACAATTAAAGCATATAAAGAATTGGGTATAAAAAAATATATGAGTTTATTACCTACAGAATATATAAAGACACAAAATTTATATGCTTTCAATTTAAATAAACAATATATATTGAAAAATGGTATTGTTATTGTAGTAGAAAGTGAAAAATCTGTAATGAAATTAGATATGTATGGGTTTCCTTATGCAGTATCAGTAGGTTGTCATAATATATCAGACTTTCAAAAAAAGCTATTAATATCTCTTAGATGTGAAGTTGTGATAGCATTTGATAAGGATGTGGAAGAAGAGAATATTTTAGAAACTTGCAAACAATTTAGTAAATATACAAAAGTAAGTTATATAAAAGATGAATATAATTTATTAAAAGAAAAGGATAGTCCAGTAGATAGAGGGTATAAGAAATGGTGTATTTTATTTAAATATAGAAGAAAGTTTGAGGAGGTATATAAAAATGACAAATAGAAAAAAATTAACACCACCAGAACATATAATAAAAAAGTATGGTACGAGATTTCCTATATGGAGTTATAGTAGATTAAGCACATTTCATAATTGTTTATATGAATATTATTTAGGAAGAATTAAAAAGTTTGAAGGTGAAGATAATATTTATTCATTATGTGGAACTTGTTCACATGATATTTTAGAAAAGTTTTATAATAATGAAATTGATTATAAAGATATGGTAGGAGAATTTGAAGATAATTTCCTAGATATAGAAACATCTGATTACAACTTTTCTTCTGATGAAGAGAAAAATGATAAAATGACTAAAAATTACAAGGATAATATGATACATTTCTTTAAACATCATATACCTGTAAAAGGTAAAGTATTAACAGAAAGAGAGGTATGGATAGAAGTTGGAAATAATGTTTTTATAGGTTATGTAGATGCCATACATAAAGAAAATGATACATATATAATTACAGATTATAAAACATCTAGTATATCAGAATTTAAAGGTGAAAAACTAAAAGAAAAGCAGAAACAATTATTATTATATGCAGAAGGGTTACATCAATTAGGAGTGTCATTAAAAAAGATAAAAATTAGATGGAACTTTTTAAAATATGTAAATATTAATATAAAACATATGGTCAATGTTACATATAAAGAAAAGGAAAATATTAAAACTTCATGTGTTAAAAGGAATGAATGGGTAAACAAAATAAAAACTCAATTAAAAAAAGATATTAAAGAGTATAATCCAAATTTAAGCAACAAAGAATTAAAAAATATTATTGATTTATGTATTGAAGACAATGATATAAGTAAGATACCAGAAAATATTAACAATAGAGCAGATATAATAAATAGTTATGTTTTAAATGATGTTATAAAAACAGGAACAAGATATAATTGGGTAAATACTCCAACATTATTAACACAATTAAAAAAAGATTTAAAAGAAGTTATAGATGATTCAGCAAAGGTAGAAGTATTGATAATAGATGCTATAAATGAAAATTCCTTAGAACCATTAAAAGAATATTTAAATATAAATAATTATGTATTAGAAGATGCTTATGTATATGGTGAAGTTAATAAAGATAATATAAATTTATTAATAAGCGAAATGTGTAAAGATATTAATGAGATTACTAATAAAAATACAGATGAGCAATGTTGGGAAATAGATAGAATAGATAAAAGTAAGGAATACTATTGTAATGTATTATGTGGATATAAGAAACATTGTAAATATTATAGTGAATATTTAAAGGAATTAAAAGCATATACAGTTGAAAGTTGTTTAGAAAAACGAGAAAATAATGATATTTTAAGAGAATTAGAAGGTATAATATAAAAATTAGTCATTATTAAAGGGGGAATTAATTTGAGATATAATAATTACCATAAACATGACCATAAAGGTAATGTAAGAGCAATAGATACAATAACTAAATTAGAAGATTATTGTAAAAGAGCAAAAGAGTTGGGTCATACAACAATCTTTACTACTAATCATGGGATGCAAGGAGATATATTTGAAGCAACTACTTTAGCAAAACAATATGATTTAAAATTAATAATCGGTTGTGAAGCCTATTATGTTGATGATAGATTTAGTAAAGATAAAAGTAATAAACATTTAGTTGTAATTGCTTTAAATGATAATGGTGCTAAAAAATTAAATAAAATATTAACTATTGCTAATAAAGAAGGATTTTATTATAAACCTAGAATAGACCATGAATTATTAATGAGTTTAAATCCTAATGATTTTATAATAACATCAGCTTGTGTTGCAGGTATATTAAATAATGAAGAATTGGTAAAAGAATTAAGTGAAAAATTCAAAGAGCATTTCTTTTTAGAAGTCCAAAACCATAATGAAGATGTTCAAAAAGAATGGAACAAAAAGGCATTATGCTTAAAAAAGAAATATAATATTGGGTTAATACATGGAAATGATAGTCATTATATTTTTCCAGAAGATTTAAAATATAGAGATTTATTTTTAAAAGCTAAAGGCTATAAATATGAAGATGAAAATAATTTTATATTAGATTATCCTGATTCGGATACAATAATTGAAAGATATAAAACACAAGGTATATTAAATGAAAATGAAATAATGGAAGCCTTAAATAATACATTAATATTTGATAATGCTGAACAATTAACTTTTATTAATGATGAAATTAAGTTACCTAAAGTATCTGATAATCCCAATAGAGAATTAAATGAAATAATTGTTAAAGAATGGGATAAAGAAAAAAAGAGTATTTCTAAAGAAAAATATAAAGAGTATTTAGATGCTATTAAATATGAGATGAAGATTATAAAAGATACTCATATGGAAAATTATTTTATATTGGATTATAAAATGGCTAAATTAGGACAAGAAAAATATGGTGGAAGAATTACAAACACGGGAAGAGGGTGTTTTACAAAAGATGCTTTAGTTCATACAAATACAACTATAAAGTCTATAAAGGATGTAAAAGTTGGTGATAAGGTTATAACTAAAGATGGAAAATTTGAAAGAGTTTACAACACTATGTCATATGATATAGAAGAAGAACTTGTGCAAATAAAACATTTATATGGTACTGATAAATATTATCCTACTATATGCACTTTAAGCCATAAAATATTTGTGAATAGAAATGGAAACCTTATGTGGGTACAAGCCAAAGATGTGTTAATAACAGATTATGTATGTGTCCCTAAAGTGAAAATAGAAGAAAGAATATTTAACATAATAGATTTAAATGATTATAATGATTTTGGATTTGGTTATGATGATGAATACATATATGAAACTGTTGAAAGTACAGGAAAGCCTTACAAATATTCACCATCAGATATTGCTGGAAAAATTGGTGTTGGGAAAAGTATTATTGAAAATTTTGCAAAAATTGACTGCAAAAAATCTTTATTCATTAAAAAACCAGAAAAATTAAAAGAACTTATGGAGTATATACCATTTAAAACAAGAGAAGAATATGCAGAATTTATAAAAAATAAAAAAACTAGAAAGATTAAAAGATTTATAAAAATAGATAAAATTTTTAATATATTTATAGGTCTTATGTATGGCGATGGATTTACTACTAGTGATGATAGAAAAGTAGGACTTGCTATAAATTCAGAAACTGATAAAAATTTTTATAATAGAAATATATATGAACAAATAGCAAATAGACTTAACATAGATATTTATGAAAATAAAAGTAAGTCAAGAAATTTATCTCAATTATATATAAAGTCTAAAGTATTTGCAAACTTTATTAAGAAAGAACTTTTTGAATCTAAAAAGGGGAAAGAAAAGATATTTAATCCTAAATGGTTTAAACAAGATATAGAAAATCTTGAGGGTATAATAGAAGGATTAATAAAATCTGATGGTCATATAGATGAAAGGATAAATTTTGATAATACATCTAAATCAATATTAAATGCTTATAAAATACTATGTTTAATGACAAATAAAGGTGTAAATAGTTTAAGTGTTAGACCTGCAAGAATAGATTATAGAGGTTATAAATGCAAAGAAAGTTTTAAAATGAGAATAAATCCTAATTCTGAAAATTCTCAAAAGAAATTTGAAAGAACATTTCAAGATGAAAGCTATTATTATTTACCAGTAAAAGAAGTTAAAATATTGCCAAAAACAAAAACTAAAGTATATGATATATCTGTTGAAAATGAGCCAAGTTATTTATTGAATAATATGATAGTTCATAATTCTGCTGTATCATTTTATGTGAATAAATTATTGAGATTAACAAATATAGATAGATTAGACTCTTGTATTAAATTATTCCCAACAAGATTTATGTCAACCACTAGAATACTGCAAACAAGGTCGTTGCCAGATGTCGACGTCAATACAGTATCAAGGTATCCTTTTATAAAAGCAACAGAGGAGTTATTAGGGAAAGAACATTGTGCATGGATGTTATCTTGGAAGCCACTTCAAGAATCAAGTGCGTTTAGATTATATTGCAAGAGTTTAGATATGCCACCATCATCTTATAATGAAGTGGCTAAGGATTTAGACAATTATAGAAATAACTCCGAATGGAAGGATATTATTAAAGAATCAGAAAGATTTGTTGGTGTTGTAGAAACAATGAGTGAATCACCTTGCTCTATGTTAATTTATGATAAAAATATAGAAGAGGAAATTGGATTAATTAGATTAAAAGATGATTCTGGTGAAGATAAATATTGTTGTTTATTAGATGGTTATAATTGTGATAAATATAAATATTTAAAAAATGATTTATTACAAGTTACAGTTTGGGGAATTATAAAAGATACTTTTGATTTAATTGGGAAACCAATCCCAACAATAAAAGAATTTGAAAACTTACTGAATGATAAAACATGGGAAATCTATGAAAAGGGATTAACTTCTACTATAAATCAAGTAGATAGTGAGTGGGCAACTGATTTAGTTAAAAAATACAAACCTAGAACAATTAGTGAAATGAGTAGTTTTGTTGCTGCAATTAGACCGGGGTTTGCTTCTTTATTAGATAATTTTATTAATAGAAAGCCATATACAACAGGTGTCAAAGAATTAGATGATTTATTAGAAGATTCATTCCATTATTTATTATATCAAGAATCTATAATGAAATATTTAGTATGGCTTGGAATAGATGAAAGTGAAACTTATGATATTATAAAGAAAATTAGTAAAAAGAAATTTAAAGAAAAAGAACTTAAAGAATTAAAAGAAAAATTAATAAAAGGTTGGATTAAAAAAATAGGTTCAGAGGAGGGGTTTGAAAAAACATGGCAAGTAATACAAGATGCAGCTCATTATAGTTTTAATGCCTCACACTCTTTATCTTATGCTTATGATAGTCTTTATGGTGCTTATTTAAAAGGAAATTATCCATTAGAATATTATACAGTTGCATTAAATTATTATATAGGTGATAGTGAAAGAACCTCACGATTAATTAAAGAAATGGAATATTTTAATATAAATATAAATCAACCTAAATTTAGACATTCTAAAGCTAAATATATGTGTAATAAAGAAAATAATAGCATTTATAAAGGTATAGAATCAGTAAAATATTTAAATGAGGATGTTTCAGATGAATTATATAATAAATATAAAGATAAAGAATTTAATAGTTTTGTTGAATTAATTCATACTTTTAAAAGTGAAACTTCTATAACATCAAGACAATTTGAAATATTAATATATCTAAATTATTTTTCTGAATTTGGTAAAAATAAAAAATTACTAATGATATTTGAAAAATATATGAATAAATTAAAAAATAAAAATTTAAAACAAGAAACTAAAGATAAAAGATTATTAGAATTAATTGAATATGAAAAAACCGTAGAGAATAAAACTGTAGATATTAAGACTCAAATAGAAAAAGAAAAAGAATATTTAGGTTATGAAGTAACAAAAAAAGAAAATTTACCTTCAAATGTTTATATAATAAGCGAAATAAATGATAAATCAACACCTAAACTTAGATTATATTGTTTGAAAACTGGTGAGGTGGAAAATGTTAAATGCTATAAAAAAACTATTAAACAAAAACCATTTGGAAAGTTTTCTGTTATTAAAAAGAAAGCATATAAACAATCACCAAAGAGAAAATTAAATGAAAATGGTGAATGGGTAAAATCTGAAACAGAATTTGAGGAAATATTAACTGATTATGATGTTATAATGTAGGGAGATGAAATTATGATAACAATAGAAGGTTTTATAACTAAGAAAATATATGAAAATGGAGATTTTAAAATTTATTCCTTTATACCAAAAGATGAATATAAAGAAAAGGTAATTTTACATCCTACGTATGGGAATATGAGTATATCAGGTATTATGCCAGATTTAATGAAAGAAACTTTATATAAAGTAGATTTAGAATATAGTAAAAAGGGCAAGTATGATAATTATGAAGTTAAAAGAATACATAATGATAATAAAAGAAAAATAGATAGTGAAACCACATCAAAATTTATCTATTCTATATGTACTAAAAGACAAGGTGATGAACTTTTAAAACATTACCCTGATATAGCTAATATGATAATAAAAAATAAACCTATTAACTTAAATGTATTATATGGAATTAAAGAAAAAACTTTTAATAAAATAAAAATAAAGGTTATAGAAAATTTTAAATTAATAGATTTAGTAGATGAATATAGAGATTATGGAATGACATTTACTATGATAAAGAATTTATATAATGCGTATTCTTCTGTTAAAATAATAAAAAAGAAAATGGAAGAAAATCCTTATGAATGTCTTTGTAAAGTGAACAGAGTTGGATTTAAAATAGCAGATGGATTTGTAATGAAAAAATATCCTGAAAAGAAAAATAGTTATATGAGAGCTAAAGCTTGTGTTAATTATGTACTAAATGAAAATGAAACTAATGGCAATACATGGATATTTATTACTGAATTATATAAAAAGATAAAGGAATTGGCTAATGAAGCAAGTATTCATTTTTATGATATATTAAAGGAAGATGATATTTATTATAATGACACTACAAAAAGAGTAGCCAAATATGAAACTTATATGTGTGAAAAAGAAGTCTGCAATCTATTATTAAAATTTAATAGTAAATCCACCTTATTAGATATAGACTATAGAAAATACAATGAAATAGATGGCTGTCCTATAACAGAAGAACAAATGGAAATATTAAAAAATGTGTGTAGAAATAATTTAAATTTATTGGTTGGTTATGCTGGAACGGGTAAATCATTTTCTACAAAAGCATTATTGAATATGTTAAATGATAATTTAATAACATATACTTTAATGTCACCAACAGGTAAAGCAGCTAAAGTATTAAGTGAAAATAGTGGTTATCCTGCCACAACTATACATAGAGGGTTGAAATATAAACCATCAGAGGGATTTTATTTTAATATGAATAACAAACTACCACAAGATGTTATTATAATAGATGAATTTTCTATGATAGATATATTTTTATTAAGAGATTTATTAAGAGCAATAGATGATGATAGCAAAATAATATTTATTGGTGACCCAGCACAAATACCATCGGTTTCTATGGGGAATGTTGCATTTGATATGTTAGAAAGTAAGAAAATACCTACTTCAAGGCTTACAAAAGTGTTTAGATATGGTGAGGGAGGATTATCTTATGTTGCTACTAAAATAAGAGCAGGAGAAAGATATTTAAAAAGTAATGATAAAGTACAATCATATGGTGAAAAATCAGATTATGTATTTATTAATGCACCTCAAGAATCATCATTAGAAATAATGGAAAGATTATATAATAAATTATTAAATAATGGTGTTAAAATAGATGATATAATGGTTTTATCTGCTATGAATAAAGGAGAATATGGGGTAAATAAAATTAACAATGTGATTCAATCTTTTGTAAATCCTGAAAACAAAGATAAAAAAGAAATATCTTCAAGAAGAAACAATGATATTGTTATATTTAGAGAGGGAGATAAAGTTATGCAGATAAAAAATAATTATAAAGCACTTACTCCGGAAGAGAATGAAACAGACATATATAATGGTGATACTGGTATTATAACAAATGTTAAAGATGATAGTATTATTGTTAATTATGGTGATAAAAATATTGAATATAGCAAAAATGAATTAGACCAATTAACATTAGCATATGCTATGACATTGCATAAGTGTCAAGGCTCAGGATTTAAATATATCATATTAATTACACCAAAAGCACATACATATATGTTAGATAGAAACCTATTATATGTTGCAATTACTAGAACAAAAGAATTAATTTATCATATAGGAAGTATGGAGGTTGTTAATTCAAGTCTAAGAAAATCTCAAAATTTCAGCAGAAATACATTTTTAGAAGATATGTTAATAGCAGGATAAATTTATTGACAAAATAAATATTTTAATATAATATTAGAAGTACAGAATACGATAAATTCTGTACTTGTTTTTCATAAAATAAACAATGAATAATGATTTTGTAAACGGGGGTGATATTTATGAAAAATTATTGTTGCACTAAATGTGGTAGTATAGATGTTTTTATTGATGATAGAGGTCAGCAAAAAGCACTCATGTGTGGTGATTGCGGTGCATGGTTAAAATGGATTAGCAAGAAAGAAACACCTTTAGTAAAAAGATTTATAGAAGAAAATAATAAATAGGCGGTAATGATGAGAATTAAAGAATTAAAAACCAATGAAATATTTGAAGTGATTCATTCAGAAGAAGCAGATTGCTATTTATTAATTCAAGAAAATAAAATTGTTAATAGTATTTCTTCTTGCACTTTTTATATTCTGTTATGTGATTCTAACTTTAAAGAATATGAAATAATTGATAAATAAAACAATTAGTCATAAAATAATCAAAAATATAAAAGGAGAGCTAAAAATGAGTAGAGAGATTAAATTTAGAGCAAAAACATTAGCACAAGACGTGTGGTGTTATGGTTCTTATTTTGAACACATAAAAAGACAAGTATCACCTTTAGGGGATAGCCTAAAAGATGAAGATATAGAGCATGTGATGATTAGTAGTAGTTTTGCAGATTGGAATATGCCAAGACGCATAGAAGCAATTTTAATAAATCCTAATACAGTAGGACAATACACAGGAGAAAGAGATATTGGAGGAAAAGAAATATACGAAGGTGACATAATAGAATTCAATGATGTTGAATATTCGGATTCTCTAAGCCACAAATTCATAGTTAGAAGTGGAGAGGATTTTCATAGGGACTGTTGCTACTTACAAAACATAAATGAATATATAGACCGATACATTAAAGGTAATGGAGAATATCCAGATGATTCTATACAAGTTATTGGAAATATATACGATAATCCGGAACTGATAAAGGAATGTGAAGAATGGTAACTTGACAGTTAGATACATTAGAGAAACTTATCCTGGTTGTATTATAGATTATCCAGAGATTTCAATATGGAAGTTAATAGAGATAGATATTTAAAAAAATTAAAATAGAGCCTAAGAGAAAATATTTTGTTGAAGGAGGAAGAAAATGAGTAGAGAAATTAAGTTTAGAGTTTGGGATATTATAAACAAAAGAATACTGAAATATGGGAAAATTATGCACTTACCTATGTGGGAAGTATTCCCCGGTACTCCTGAACAAAGACCTTATAACGTAATGCAATATACAGGATTTAGAGATAAGAATGGCAAGGAAATTTATGAGGGTGATATAGTAGAACTTTACGATGAAGAAGAATTGTACAAAGTTGAATATCAAGCAGAAAATGCAAGATTTATACTTACAACAAATACTATAGTCACAGATTTTGAATATTATTCCCATGGAGAAATAGAAGTTGTAGGAAATATATATGAAAATCCAGAGTTGACCTAAAGACTAAAAGGAGATGAATAGTGTGAAAACAGTATGTTTTACAGGTCATAGACCTAATAAACTAGGTGGGTATAATTGGAATAGTGAAAAGAATATATTAATAAGGAATTGTATCAAAAATGAAATTGTTAATTTACTAAGAAAGTATCCAAATGAGGATTTTCATTTTATATGTGGTGGTGCTTTAGGATTTGACCAATTTGCTACAGAATGTATCTTAACATTAAGAAGAGATTATAAGATAACTTTAGAAATAGCTATTCCATTTAAAAATCAACCTAACAAATGGTTTGATAAATCAGATATAAATAGATACTATAAGCAATTAGAATTAGCAGATAAAATAACTTATGTTGATAAATTACCAAATTATAAGATTAAAGGTCTAAAAGAAGATGAGTATTCTGCCTTAAAGTTAAATATAAGAAATAACTACATGGTAGATAATAGTGATATAGTTATTGCTTATTGGGATGGTTCTAAAAGTGGAACATGTAATTGTATTAATTATGCCAAAAAGAAAGAAAAAGAAATTATAAATATATATGGAAAGGTAGGAAAATAATTATGAAAAAAGAAGATATAGAGTTTTTAAATGAATTAAAAAATGAAATGCTAAGTCAAGATAAGAATTATGGTGTAAACACTTGTTTTTGGGCTGTTATGCAAGAAGTAAAAGATTATAGTTATAGTATTCCACATAAAGGTGAAGAAGATGGAGTAGAAATTATTAAAGATGGAGAAAAAGTTTGTGATGGTAATTTAAAAAGTATAAGTGAGTGGTTAAAGAAATTTTTAGAAGATAATGATATAGAAATAAATAATTATATCTATGATGAATATAACAATGTTATAAAAATAGATAGAATAAAATTTGATGGCTACTGTAATATAATTGAAGATGCAGAGGATTTATTGCATTATTTAGAAGAAGAGTTTGGATACGAAGATTATGAAATAGCTACTTATAAGATTAGAAAAGAAATTGTACCAGATATTTTATTCTTAACAAAAAATAGTTGTGAAAAATTTTTACAAGCTTATGGTTATAGATATAATAATCCTAACCCTTGTGCTATAAGATGGGGTGAAAATGCTCAAATAAAGAAATTATTTAATATAATCAAAAATACTGATTGGGATAAAGAAATAAACATAGAAAACTTGAAAGAAGCATATTTAATTCCTATGAAAGATGGAGGAATTAAGGATATAAAAACTGATGATTATTGTGAAGAAAAAGGATGTGAAACTTGCGATTATGGTAGTAAATATATAAGAGAATTTGAAATAATTTTAGATAAATATGATTTTATAGTAAAATTATCAGATATGTATGAAGCTCCATATTCTTATGACGAATTAATGAAACTATTTACAAGTAATATAGATAAAATTGAAAATATGACACAAAGAGAATTTATGCAATTTATAAAAACTGAAATTAATAAAATATATAAAGAAAATGAATATGAGTATGAACCAAAAATTACTATAGAAAAAAGGGACAGAATAAATGAATATTAAGAAATGTATTAATTGTAAAAGATTAAGATTTATTGATTGGTATATATGTTCAATTAATAAAAATAAAGAAAAAGATATTTATATTAGTAATGTTAATAAAAAAATAAAATGTAAATATTTCAAAAGAAGCTATAAAGAATTTTGGTTAAAAGAAGAATAAGAGAGGAGAAATAAAAAAATGAATGATAATTTAGAAGAAATAGAATTAGCTTGGTTTCAAAATGAATTATGTGATGCAATTAAAATAGCTGTTTTAACTCATCTTTATCAAAAGGACAAGACAGGAGAACCATATATTTATCATCCTTTAACAGTAATGATGAATGTTAAAAATGAAGATAAAATATTTGAAACTAAATGTAAAATTGTTGCAGTATTACATGAAGTATTAGAACATACTAAAGATATAAGAAATACAATGGGGTCATTAGATAATTATATAGAGACAGAATTTATAGAATGTATAAGATTACTTACTAAAAAAAAAGGATATGATGAAGATGAAGAAGAATATTTTAAAAAAATAAAGGAAAACCCAATAGCAAGAACTGTTAAGATAGCAGATTTAACATATAATATGGACTTATCAAGACTTAAAGAAGTTACAGTTAAAGATAAGAATAGATATAGAAAATATAAATATTGGAAAGAGTATTTAATGGATGAGGAGAAATAATATGTTTGATTTTTTTAAAAAGAAAAATAAAGAAGTTAATAATGAGAAAACAACTAATATAAATAATAGAGCAAATTTATCAAAAATAGATTTAAGGAAGAAGACAGTAAATTTGATATGTTTGGAGAAAAAGGAGCTTATAAATTTAAAATCAAAAGTTGCCTTAGTATTAGATTTTTCATATTCTATGGAAAGATTATATACTAATGGAACAGTACAAGATATAGTAGAAAGAATATTTCCATTGGCATTACAATTTGATAATGATGGGGAATTAGATTTATGGATTTTTGAAAATAGCTTTATAAGATTAGGAAGTGTTAATACTTCTAATATAACAGGGTATGTAGATAGAATATGTAAAAAGTATTCTATGGGCGGTACTTGTTATGAGCCAGTAATGGAAGATATTTTTAAAAAATATATAAAAGAAGAAAAGTCTAAATTGCCTAGTTATGTAATATTTATTACTGATGGTGATAATAGTGATAAGGCTGAAACTGAAAAATTAATTAAGAATATATCTTCAATGCCTATATTTTGGCAATTTATTGGAATAGGAAAAGAGAATTTTAGTTTTCTCAATAAGTTAGATAATATGAAGGGAAGAGTTATTGATAATGCTAATTTCTTTAAAATTGAAAATATAAATAGTATTTCAGATAAAGAACTATATAAGAAACTTTTAAATGAATATCCTAATTGGCTTAAAGAAATGTATTTATTAAAATAAACTAAGGTTATTAATAATTAATTATTATACGAAGAAATGTATTAAAAAGATGGCTTGTTTATGTAGGAAATTAAATATTAAATATTTAGATTTACCAAAGATAGGTTGTGGATTAGATAGATTATCTTAGGCTAAAGTTAGAGAAATTATAAAAGAAGAGTTTAAGGATTTAGATATAGAAATTGAAGTAAGATACTTATAGGTATAAAATGATTGTGTATTAAATAATAAATATATATTAAGGGGAAATAGAAATGTATAATTGGAAAGTAGAAGAGTGTAAACTAATGAATGAAAATATTAATAAAGGAACGGAGAAATATAAATGCGAATATGGTCTTACACCAGAAGAAAAGATTGCTTTTATAGATAATATGAACGAAGGAAAATTAAGTGATTTTTTAAAACTAAAACAAAAATTAAATAAAGATATAGAATTAGATTATTTAAAAATAGATAATCTTGGATATGTTAAAGGTAATTCATTGAAAGCATGGCTTAGGAGAAATGATACAAAAAATATTATTGATAAAGATATTAATATAGGGGAGTTCTTTTTATTAGGCTCAATATATCATTTAAATTCAAGTCTATCATCTATTGATATTATTAATAAACTATTTCATAAACAGTTAGAATATTGCGAATCAATGGAAAAAGAATGGTTTAAAAATCATGATAAGTATAGCATTTTATGTAATAAAGTAAAAAAATATATTAAAGAATATAATACTGATTTTGGATTAAATTTAATTATAAGTGAATATATAAAAATATCAAAAAATGATGATGATTATTTTGAAGGAAGAAAACTTACAATAGATGAGTTAAAAAAATTATTATCTGCTTATGAAAAATTAGAAAACTATAAAAATCTAATAAGTAAAGAAATAAATATAAAGTATTAAAGAATTTTAATTATGAAATATGATAGGATTAGCAGAAGTAACTCGTTTAGATTTTATAATATTTAATGTTTTAGAATTTCTTAATAAAATAGAATAAAATTAAGTAATTATTTGAAAAAAAGTTATAAATAAATTAAAGATTTTATTAAATAAAAGAAGGAAGTGATAATATGATAAAATCAATTAGTATTAACAAAGGTTCTAATTTAGAAGAAATATTATTTTTTGATAATGAGATAGAATTAAAACAGGTAACTTTGTTATTTGGTGCTAATGGAGTTGGTAAAAGTTCTTTAATAAAAGAAATGTTGAAACAAAAAGAAATTAAATTTAATTGTGATAAAGAAACAAAATTATATTCATATATTAATACTGAACAGAACTTTAGAAATATGGATAAGAATTCTAATTTATCCTATAAAGATATGTTTAATCCTTATTTGTTTAAGCAGAAATTTGACGCTAGTGAATTATCAGAGGGACAAAGCATAATTTATTCTTTACAAGATATTTTTGAACTATGTGTGCAAATAAAAGATGATAGTAATGATTCAGTTATTTTATTAGATGAAATAGATTCAGGATTATCTATTGATAATGTAGCTTATTTGTCTGATAAGATTAAAGAGATTGCTAATAAATATTCTAATATTCAATTCATTATAGCTTTTAATAATTTTGAATTTTGTAGGAATTTCCCAAAAGTATTCAATATGTATGATGGAGAATATATTAATATCGAGAATTATGACCACTATAGAGATATTATTAATAGCAATAGAGAAATGCTATTAAAGAAAAGAAAAAATAATATGTTTACTGGTAATAGTGATTTTTAAATAAATAGTAAGTTAAATTATTATATCTTTAATTACTCAACAATGATAAAATATTATTAATAAGTAATAATAGTGGGTGAGTTTATGCAAGATATAATAGTAAAGATAAGTGGAAGAGAGCATCTATGGGGATGGGATAAGTTCAGAGAATTAATTAATGGCAAAATTATAGATTATTATAAAGATTAAAGGAGTAAAAATAAAAGGAGGATTTAATGAAAGTTTTGTATTTACAATATATTCTTTCATTAAAGAAGAATTATGAAAACAATAAACTTATATCTTGATGACTTAAGGGATTGTCCAATAGGCTTTTCTATTGCAAGAACAGTTACAGAATGTAAAGATTATTTTAAAAAATATAAAATAAATATACTTTCTTTAGACCATGATTTAGGTGTTGATGAGAATGGAATATTACTTCAGACTGGATATGACTTTGTTAAGTATTTTTGTGAAAATGGACTTTATGCAAAGAAAATTTATCTTCATACGGACAATATAGTTGGAAAAATGAATATGTATGAAACTTTACTAAGTGCACAAAAACATGGATTTATAAAGAATGATATAGAAATATATTCTTATCCATTTGTAAAAAATAAATATTCTAATGATTAAGAAGAAATAAAATAGATGAGCAACAAAAAATAATGAGATATGATGTCTAGAGGAAGTAATGTATTTAGAAAATATTATAACCAGAGCTTTAGTTTTACTTAAAGAAAATAAAGTAGAAGAAGCTAAGGAGTTATTAGAAAAAGAGAATGAATTAATTAATGAAAGTTATGAATAAAATATTTATAGGAGTGATTTAATGGAGAACAATATAGAAAAGATAAAAAGCTTAAATGATAAATCACAGGCAAGACTTAAATTGCCTGTTTTCTTTGGCTCATTTGATAATTATTTACATGGATTTAGAGAAATATTAAATAATGCAGTTGATGAAATAACTAATAATTTTAATGATGGTATAATAAACATAATATTAGATTCTGATAATAAAACAATAACTATTGAAGATAGTGGAAGAGGAATGAGAATAGCAGATAAAACAGATGGGAAGGCAAATTATTATTGGTTGTTTTTAAAATTATTTGCTGGAACTAAATATGATGATAATAAGCAACAGATTAATAGTGGAACAAATGGGTTAGGTGCAACAGTAGTAAATTATACAAGTACATTATTCAAAGTAGAATCTTGTTATGATGGGAATAAATATATAATTGAATTTGAAAATGGTGGTGATATAAAAATTCCATTAACCAATTTAGGCAAAACAGATAAGCATGGAACTAAAATAACATTTAGGCTAGATGATACTATTTATACAAATACTACATATGACCAATTTGAGTTGATAGATATTATTAGCAAAATATCAGGTTGTTCTAATAAAATAACATTTAATTTTACATACAATAATAAAACAAAAATATTTCATTATGATAATATCCAAGAATATTTTAAACAAAATATAGATGAAAAAAGTTTTTATTTTCAACAAAGAACATATGATAATAATGAACTGTCTAAAATATCATTAGTATTTAATTCTTCTTTAGAACCAATTCAACAAGTTATGTTAAATAAGAATTATTTATCAGAAGGTGGAACAATAAATAAAGGGTTTATAGAAGGTTTTAGAAATGTAGCTAATAAATGTGCTAAAGAATTAGGCTTGTTCCAAAAAAAAGAAAAAAATATAGGCTTTGAAGATATAGAAAATAGTATAAGTTTTTACATAGATTTTGAAAGCAGTAAAATTGAATTTGCAAATCAAACTAAGTTTTCTACTAAGAAGGAATTATATAGAGAAATTACTAAAAAATATATTCAAGAATGTTTAGAAGTTTTTAAAATAGAACATAAAGATGATTTTAAAAGAATAGTAGAAAAAATATTAGTAACTAAAAGAGCAAATGAAAAGGCAGAAGTTAGCAGAAAAGAAATTAGAAAGAAATTAGAAGAGGGAACATCAAGTGCTAAAACAAGACCTGAAAAATTTGTACCATGTAGAAGTAAAAATCCAAAGGAAGTCGAATTAATATTAATTGAAGGTGATTCTGCTTTAAATTCTATTAAGAGCAGCAGAAACTCAAATATAATGTGTATATATCCATTAAAAGGAAAGATAATTAATGCTTTAAAGGGAAATATAAATGATATATTGGCAAATAATGAGGTTAAAGATATATTTTCTATATTAGGTTGTGGTATGATATATAAGGGTAAACAATTAAAAGGTATTCCTTTATTTAATATAGATAATTTAAAAGTAGATAAAATATTAGTATGTAATGACCAAGATGTTGATGGTGGACATATATTTACATTAGTTATTACTTTGTTCTATGTATTAGCACCTGAATTAATTAAACAAGGAAAAGTCTATTCATTACTTACTCCTTTATATATTATAAAACATAAAAAAGATACAATATTTGCTTATACAGAAAAGGAAAGAAATAATATTGTAAAATCATTTAATGGTGATAAATTTACTGAAACAAGATATAAAGGTATTGGTGGACTTTCACCACAAGTATTAAATAATACTGCTATGGATATGAATAAAAGAAAATTAAAATGTGTTAAATGGGAAGATGTTGAAGAGGGTGTTAAGATAATAGAAACTTGTATGAAGGAAGATAAAATTAATGAAAGAAAAGAATTTATAGAAAATGAAGCATATAAATATTTTGATTTTTCATTAATTACAGATTAAAGGGAGTTGATTAAATGGGAATAGAATATGTAGAATTAAATAAAAGAGTTAGAGAATTATATGGTGAATATGCTATGGCAACAATAGTAGATAGAGCTTTACCAGATGTAAGAGATGGTTTTCTACCAATTCATAGAAGAATAATGTTTGCTATGTGGAATAAAGGATTAATATATAATAAACCTTATGCAAAATCAAGCGAACCAGTTTCAGAAACTATGAAAATTCATCAACATGGAGATAGCAGTATTTATGGAAGCTTAGCTTTATTAACAGATAACAATGAAACATTATTATATCCACTTATTGATGGTGATGGTAGTTTTGGCAAGGTTTATTCAACAGATTCGCCATCACACATGAGATATACATTTTGCAGATTGAATAAATTTGCAGAAGAATGTTTCTATGGAATAAATAAAAATTCAGTTAATTTTATAGGCGATGGCGAAGAACATCCACAACCTTTAGTATTGCCAGTTACATATCCATCTATATTAGTTAAACCTAATAATGCCATAGCAGTAGGTATGGCTTGTAAATTCGGTACATTTCCTTTATCAGAGGTTTGTGATACAACAATAGCATATATAAAAGATAAAAATATTAATATTATAGATTATTTAACTCCTGACTTTTCTACTGGTGGTTATTTAATATATAATAAAGAGCAATTAGAAAATATATATAATACAGGTAAAGGTAGTATTATATTAAGGGCTAAATATAGACTTGATAAAGATAATAATTGTATAGAAGTTTATGAAATACCATATACAACAACTGTAACAAAAATAGTTAAAGAAATTACTACTAAAATGAGTAAATATAAAGAAATATTAGATGTAAGAGATGAAACTGGATTTGATAAAATTAAAAATAAGGAATGTTTAAAAATTGCAATAGATGTTAAAAAGAATACAAATATTGATTTATTAATGTTTAAGCTATTTAAGGAAACATCATTAGAAAAGAGTTTTTCATATAATATGAATTGTTTAGTAGATTACAAACCAAAAGTATTGGGCGTTAAAGCTATCCTTGATGAATGGTTAAAATTTAGAAGAGAATGTATAGTTAGAACATATCAATATGATATTAAGAAAATGGAAAAGACTTTACATTTATTATCTGCATTGAAATTAATTTTATTGGATATAGATAAGGCTATAGAAATAATTAGGCATGGTGAAAATGAAATAAGTGATTTAATGAATTATTTTAAAATAGATATGCAACAAGCAGAATTTATTGTGAATTATAAATTAAAAAATATAAATAAAAAGCACATTATAGAACAAATAGAAGATATAGAAAATTTAAATAACACATTAAACAATATGAAAACTATTATTAAGAATGAAGATAGTATAAATTCTATCATTATTAAGGAATTAAAAAGAGTGAAAATTGAATATTTACAACCTAGAAAAACAGAAATTTTATATAATGATAATATAGAAGATATATCTAAAGAAGATTTAATAGAAGATTATACTTGTACCTTAGTTAGAACAAAAGAAAATTATTTTAAGAAAACTCGTAAATATAGTGAAAATCAAAAGATAAAAGACAATGATGAAGTAGTAGATATTATACAATGCAATAATAAAGATAAAGCCGGATTTTTCACTAATAAAGGTAATTTATATTATCTTAATATTTGGGAACAGTCAGATTGTTTGCCAAGTAATTTAGGACAATATTTATATAACTTATTGCCTTTAGAAAAAGATGAAAATATTATAGGCATGATTATAATATCACCAAAAAGCAAAGATTATGTTATTATAGTTTATGAGAATGGAAAAGCATCTAAAACACCTATTATATCTTATATTACTAAAAATAATAGAATAAAGGTTGGAAGTGCCTTATGTTTAGCCAATGGTGAAATAATTACTATAAAACAAATAACAGAGGATATAGATATAAAATTAATAGATATATTTAATAATGAAAAAATGTTTAATACAAGTGAATTATCTATTAAATCTAGTAAAAATAATAGTGGAATTTACATCTGGAATAGTAAAAGAAAAGGATTTAAGATAGTAAACATTAATACCAAATAGAAAATTAGTCATAATTCTTGACAAAATAATATTAAGGTGATAATATTGTATATGTAGTAATAATCAACTACATTTTAGGTATTGTCACCTTTTTGCTACTAAAGAATGAAACATTATTTAAATGGAGGTGAATATATGAAAAAACTTAAAAAATGAATTGCGACAGTAAGTTGTATATTCTTTATTGCACCAATACCTAGTTTTAACAAACCAGTATTTAAGAATTATGATATGGTTCATAGAAAAATACCTATTATAAAGCTTAGATATGAAGTTGTTAAGGAAATTGGTGAAGAAATTAAAAGAAAGGAAGATGATAAAAGAGAAACCTTAAAGCATTATTTATTAAGTAAATATATGCAACAAATAATAAATAAATATAATGATTATATAGAAGAGCAGAAAAGAATAAAACAAGAGGAAGAAAGAAAACTTGCTAAACAGAATGAATTAATTAATAGAGGAATAAGTGATTTTTCTTATAGTAAAGAAGTCCTCTGTCATGTAACCTATTATACAAATAGCGATGATAGATTACAAGGTGGACATACTGATAAAAAAGGGAATTATTTGGTGTCACATGATGAGCCAATAGTTGCCTTACCTAGAGATATTCCATACGGAAGTTATCTGGTATTTGACGAACCTATATTAGGTGAAACTATTTATAAAAATGTTGATACAGGGGGAGCAATAATCTGGCTCAATGATTATGAGATGAAAGTGGATGTATTTGTTCCTAATGTAAGTCTTGGTTTTATTATAAATAATTTAAATAACAAAACTGTAAGTGCTACGTTGTACTATAAGTAAATTATAATCTTGTTAAATAAATAATTAATCATTATTTTAAGGAGGAAAATAGTTTTGAAAAATTTAAAGGTTATTAAGAGAGATGGGAGAGAAAAAGATTTTGATAAAGATTATATTGCAAAAGCCATTTTAAAAGCAATAACAGAAGTATATTCAACTAATGGAGATAAAGAGTTACCATTTATAATTGCTAACAATATAGAATTAGATTTAATGAAAGATAGTAAAGTAAAGAATATTACTGTTGAAGAAATTCAAGATTTAGTAGTAAAACAATTACAAAAATACGATTCATTAGTGGCAACAGCATATCAATCTTATAGAGAAAAAAGAACTTTTTCAAGAGAATCTAATAGTAAAACATATAAAGATATGGATGGAATATTTAATCAAACATCAGAAGAAGTAATAAATAATGCAAATAAAGCTGGTGATAGATTACAAACTTATAGAGCTATGATAGCAGATGTGGCTTGTGGAAATTATGCAGATGTAAGGATTTTACCACCCCATATCTTAAAAGAACATGAAAAATCTATATATGTACATGATAAATCATATTTGCCAATACCTATATTTAATTGTATTTTAGTAAATTGGCAAGATATGTTAAAAAAAGGTTTTAATATGGGTAGCACTTTTATAAGTTCTCCCAAATCTATTTCTACAGCAGTTGCTTTATTATCTCAAATATTAGCACATACAACAAGTAATACTTTTGGTGGAAACACTTTGGCAGATTTAGATATTGGATTAGAACCATACATACAAAAATCTTATGATAAGCATTTAAATAATGCAAAAAAATGGATACAGGAAGAAGATAAACAAAAAGAATATGCTATGGAAATGACAAAAACAGAGGTATATAATGCAGTTCAAAGTTTAGAATATGAAATAACAACCCTTATGAACAGTAGAGGAGAACAACCTTTTGTAACCATAACATTTGGTAGAAGTGAAACTGAATTTGGAAGATTATTTCAAATAGCTTATTTAGAAACTAGAAAAAAAGGATTTACAGATGGAACAACACCTGTTTTTCCAAAAATTTGTTTCTTTTTAAAGAGAGGATTTAATCTTGATGAAGGAGACCCAAATTATGACATATTTAAATTAGCTGTTTCTTGTAGTGCTGTAAGGATGTACCCTAAACTTAAGATTGGGGCTTAATTTAGTAATAGGTTAAAGCAAACTCGGTGAACCTAGAAATCTAGGGTGTACAACTTACGTTTAGGAATTATAGGAAATGATAATTAGAAGTTGTGCTAACAGGGAAACCTAAGTCAAAAAAGATATGGCAATCCTGTGGTAAGCTATAGTATAATTTATTCCATTTAATATTATAAAAGGAGGAATTTATGAGTAAAAGAAAATTTGTTAATTATAAAGAATGGAATATTATCAATTCTAAAAGATTAAACTACACTATTTTTGAAAGTAATGATAAAACTATAACTATACAATGTAATAAATGTGGCGCAATAAAAACATATGAAATTAGGTCTATTTATACTAATTATAAAGATAAAGATTGTGAAATTCATAGCGAAAATTGTTCAAGATATTTTAATAATTTAATAAAAGAAGAATTAGGCGAAGAACTATTGAAAAAATTTAGAAATTTTTATAGATATGCAAGAGAAAGGTGTTGTAATCCAAATAATAAAGATTATAAAAGATATGCAGGAAAATGGCATTTTAAAGATTACATAGATTATTATAAAAATTGCTATGAAAATTTTAAAGAAGCAATATATAAATATGGAGTTGATTCAAAATTATCAATAGATAGAATAAATAATAATAAGGGGTATGAAGAGGGAAATATTAGATTTGTTCCAATATTAATAAATTTGCAAAATAAAGATATTGTTATTCCATGTATGGGCGTAAATTTAATTACAAAAGAAGTTATAGAAGCAAATAGTATTGGAGAATTAGCAAAAAAATATTTTGGAAAAACTCATATTAGCGCAATACATTCAGCAATAAAAGAAAATAGACTATATAATAAAGTATGGAAAATATTTTATACTATAGAAACTCAATCGACTATCGAAACCACATCTCATTGATGGAAGGAAGTAGAGTACATTTAAGGTGAAATTCCTTATTTGGAAGTGCCGAGCTGCCTTATAATAAGGTAGAAGATATAGTCAACTCTTCATAGAAATATGAAGAAAAGTGGATTATCTTAATATAGATAAATTAATAGAAAATACAGGTGATATAAAATCTCCTATGTCATGTAGGTCATTCTTAGCAACTTATAGAGATGAAAATGGTAATTTAATTACTGATTCTAGGTTTAATCAAGGGGTATGTTCTATAAATTTAGTTAGGCTAGCAATAGAAGCCAAACATAATGAACATAAATTTTATAAATTATTAGATAATGCTTTAGAATTATCTAGGCAAGTCTTAATGATTAGACATAATATGCTTAAACAAGTAAAAGCTAAACAATCACCTATGCTATATATGGAAGGTGCAGTAGCAAGATTGAACGCAGAAGATAGCATAGAACCATTATTATTAAATGGATTTTCTAGTATATCTATAGGATATGTAGGATTACATAATGCTATGATAGCCTTATATGGTAAATCATATTATGAAAATGATGAATTTATGAGGAAAGGAATTAATATTCTTCAATATTTAAGAGACTATTGTGATAAATTAAAAAAAGAAACTTCTATAGGCTTTAGTCTTTATTCAACACCTGCTGAAACATTATCAACTAAGTTTTGTAGACAAGATGTTAAAGATTTTGGAATAATAGAGGGGGTAAATGATTTAGGATATTATGAAAATTCTTTCCATTATCCAAGTGTTAATGATATAGCTGCTTTTGATAAAATAGATTTTGAAAGTCCATTTCCTAAAATAGCAAGTGGTGGAGCAATTAATTATGTTCAATTTGGCAATATGGAAAATAATTTAGAAGCAGTAGAAGAAATTATAAGATATGCCTATGATAAAGTTCATTATTTTGGGGTAAACACTCGACCTGATAGATGTCTTGCCTGTGGATTTAAAGGTATGATGGAAGTTGATGATGTGTCAACAAACAAATATAGATGCCCACAATGTGGAAATACAGATAAATCTAAAATGAATGTAGTTATACGAGTATGTGGTTATTTATCAAATTTATCCGAGAGGTCATCTGTTGATGGTAAGATGAAAGAAATGAATACAAGGGCAATTCATGTAGGTGGTCAAAATGAATTACGCTAAAATATTTGAATGTGATACTAACAACGGAGAGGGATTTAGGGTTTCCCTCTTTGTTAGTGGTTGCAATATTCATTGTAAAAAATGTCACAACAAAATGGCACAAGATTTTAATTATGGTGTTAAATATACACAAGATACAGAAAATAGGATTATAAATTTAATGTCAAAAAAATATATTCGTGGATTTAGTTTGTTAGGTGGTGAGCCATTTGATAATTTAATGGATGATTGGTTAATTAAATTATTAAAAAGAATAAAAAAAACTTTTCCTAAGAAAACTATTTACTGTTGGACTGGTTATAATTTTGAAGATTTGATAAAGGATAATAATTCTATTAAATTGTTACAATATATAGATATGTTGAGAGATGGTGAATATATAGATGATTTAAAGAATCTTAATAGATGGTTAGGAGGAAGCGAAAATCAAAGATATATTGATGTTCAAAAAAGTTTAAAAGAACATCAAATTATAACCTGGAAAAGAGCAAAAGAACAAATCAGAAGGGAGGATTAATAATGAATAATATAAAAATAGTTCAATCAGCATGGATAAGTAGAAAAGTACAAAAAATAGCTGAAAAAACTGGTATTGATTGGCTGGATTTAATTAATCAAGAAATAGAAAATATAAAAAATAATTAATTATACATAAAAGGAGAATAAAAGTTATGAAATTTAAAGTTAACGATAAGGTAAGAATTAAGAGTGATTTAATTGTAGAGAGAGATTATGGTAATGAAACATTCGTTGATAAAATGGGAAAATATAAAGGTCAAGTAGGAATAATAAAAAATATTTCTATTAATGGAAGTGGTATTAAGTATAATTTATTAATAAATGATTGTCCGGAATCATTAGAATGGTCTTGGTCTGATGAAATGTTAGAAACTTATAAGGAGATAAAGAAAAGAAGTGCGAATATTATTATAAAAGATAAAAAGACAAAGGTATTTTTAGAAGGTAATATTTCTTGTAATGGCAGTAGCACATGGAATGATAGGGATAAATATGATGAAAAGATAGGTATATTAATAGCAACTGCTAGAGCATTAGGATTTGATAAAGAAACTGTACAAGGCTTTATTAATGTGATTTTTAAAGAAGATAATAAAAAGAAAGAAGAAATAATAAATAAAGAAAATAAATTAAATTGTCATTGTGGCAAAGATAAATGTGAAAAAGCAAAAACTTGTAATACTAAAAATTTAAAAGAAACTTCTAAATCTACTGACGATGGACTAATGGAATTTCTCTTTACTATTGGATTATTAAAAGAATTATTTTAATAATATTAATGTAAATTTGAAGGGAGGAATACAAAAATGAAAGAAATTAAAAAATATACTGATATTGTTAGATATGGGAAAAGTAGAACAAAAGATGTATTAAAGAAAGGAGACTATATAACTATTACTGAAAAAATGGACGGAGCAAATGCTAGTTTTAGAATAGACAAAACAAATCCATTGGGAATAAGTTGTTATTCAAGAAATAAGCCATTAGATGCAGAAAATAATTTAGGTGGTTTTTATGAATGGGTACTCAATAATATTGTTCCAATAAAAGATAAATTAAATCCTAATTATATATATTATGGTGAATGGATGAACCCTCATAAAGTTAAATATAAAGAAGAAATATACAAAAACTTCTATATGTTTTCTATATGGGATTTGTCAGAAGAATTAAATCAATATTTATCTGATGATATAGTTAAATTTGAAGCTAAAAAATTAGACATAAAAACAGTTAATTATTTTTATGAAGGTGAATTTATTAACTATGACCATTTAATGAACTTTGTAGGTAAATCAGATTTAACATTAGAACCAAATACAGGTGAGGGAATAGTCATTAAGAATGTAGATTATTTTGATAAATATAATAGACAATGCTTTGTTAAATTGGTTTCTGATAAATTTACAGAAATCAAAAAGCAAAAAGTTCCTAAGACAGATAAATCAATGATAGAAGGATATATTGAATTAATGAGTGTATTAACTCGAGCAAGAGTAGATAAGATGTTATATAAAATAGTAGATGAAGGAATAATTCCTGATGAAGATATATGTATAGAGAATATGGGAAATATATTAAAAATTATAAATGGTTTAGTATATGAAGATATTTTAAAAGAAGAATCAGAAGTTATAAGCAATTTTGACCAAAAGAGCATAAGAAAATTAATAGGAAAGAATTTACCATTAATTGTTAGAGATATTTTAAAAGAAAGAGGAAGAATGTAAATAATACCAATGGAACTTAAAAAGGAGAAATAAATGAGTGGAATTTAATAAAGAAGATTTAGTAAAAAGTCCTTTAAACTATGTAGGTGGCAAATTTAAATTGCTACCTCAAATATTACCTTATTTTCCTAATGATATAGATACTTTTTATGATGTATTTGCAGGTGGTGGCTCAGTAAGTTTAAACGTTAATGCTAAACATATTTATTATAATGATATAGTTGTGTATATAAGTAAAATGTTTAATGACTTAAAAGGGAAAAATAGTGATAAATGTTTACAAAAACTATATAATCTAATAAATAAGTATAAATTATCAAAAGAAAATTTAGAAGGTTTTATTAGATTAAGAAATAATTATAATAATGGAAATAAATCATGGGATATGTTTTATATATTAACTTGTTATTCTTTTAATAATCAATATAGATTTAATAGCAATCACGAATATAACAGCAGTTTTGGTAAAAATAGAAGTGAGTTTTCTAAGACCACTGAACAAAAATTTACTAGATTTATGAATAAGTTAAACTCCATAGATATAGTATTTGATTATAAAGACTTTAGAGATATAAATTATTCTAATGTTAATAATAATGATTTTGTTTATTTTGATCCGCCTTATCTTATAACTTGTGGAAATTTTAATGATGGTAAACGTGGATTTAATGGTTGGAATCAACAAGATGATATAGACTTAATGAATTTATGTGATAAGTTAAATGAGAATAATATAAAATTTGCTATGAGCAATGTGTTAGAACATAAGGGTAAATCAAATAATTTATTAAAAGAGTGGTCAAATAAATATAATGTATATCATTTAAATAATACATATGGAAATTGTAGTTATAATACAAAAGATAAAAGTAATAATAGTACAGACGAAGTATTGATAATTAATTATTAAAGGAGATGAAGAAAATAAATGAAAAGTGCGTTAATGTTAGGAGTAAATCCTAATGCCATTAGAGAAAAGAATGATTTTTACGCAACCAATCCTCATGCATTAGAAATAGTAATGCCAGTATTTAAAAATATATTACATAAAAATGTTTGGGAATGTGCTTGTGGACAAGGGCACTTATCTGAAGTATTAAAATCTAATAAATATAATGTTAAATCAACAGATTTAATAGATAGAGGATATGGGGGGGGTACAAGACTTTTTAACTTGCAACGATAAATTTGATGGGGATATAATAACAAATCCCCCTTTTAAATTAGCAGAGCAATTTATAGAAAAGAGTTTTGAATTAATTAATGAAGGGAATTATGCAATATTCTTTTTAAAGGTTCAATTTTTAGAAAGTAAAAGTAGAAAGAAAATGTTTGAAAAATATCCATTAAAATATTTAATAGTAAATTCTGAAAGACAACAATGTGCTAAAGATGCTAATTTTGAAAATCTTAAAGCAACTACTCAATGTTATTGTTGGTATGTTTTTCAGAAAGGATATACAGGTGAACCAATTATAAAATGGATTTAAATAATATTAATATAAAACAAATAAGAAAGGAGAGTGATGAATATTATGGAAAATATTCAATTAATTCACGGAGATTGTCTTATTGAAATGAAAAACATACCTGATAAGTCAATAGATATGATTTTATGTGACCTTCCATATGGTTAAGGAACTACACAAAATAAATGGGATAGTATTGTACCACTTAATGAACTTTGGAAATATTATAATAGAATAATTAAAGATAATGGAGCAATTCTACTGTTTGCTCAAACTCCATTTGATAAAGTTTTAGGAAGTAGCAATTTAAAAATGCTTAAATATGAATGGATATGGGAAAAGACCACAGCTACAGGACATTTAAATTCTAAAAAAATGCCTATGAAAGCACATGAAAATATATTAGTGTTTTATAAAAAACTTCCTACATATAATCCTCAAAAAACAACAGGACATACTCCAGTTCATTCATATACAAAATATCAAGATGATGGGAGTAATTATGGGAAAACAAAAATAGGAATAAGTGGAGGAGGAAGCACAGAAAGATATCCTAGAGATATTATAATTTTTAAAACTGATAAACAATATTGTTCATTACATCCAACACAAAAGCCAGTAGCATTATTAGAATATTTAATCAAGACTTATACAAATGAGAATGAATTAGTATTAGACAATTGCATGGGTTCAGGCTCAACAGGGGTTGCTTGTCTTAATACTAATAGAAGATTCATAGGGATTGAAAAAGATGATAAATATTTTGAAATTGCTAAAGAGAGAATAAATACATATAAAAGAATTATATAAACAAGAAATATAATAATATATTAAGAAATGTAGGGATTATGATGATAAAAAGACCAAATATTTTTATTAAAAAAGATGTTGCAAAAGATTTCATTGAAGAGTGTAATAAAAAGGTTATATCTAAAGACTTTATAAAAGAATGTAAAGAAGCATCTAAAATATTTAAAAGAGATAAAAAGTTAGTTTTAATAGAAAAGAGGAGGAAATAAACATGGAAAAGCTTAAAATTTGGGATTTAGAATTGGGAAAGATATATAGAGCATTTTATAAAGGTGATGAAGCTGATGAAGATTATAAAGTTGAAAGTAGTGGAAAATTACTTGAAAATTATGGATTTGGATGGGAAGAATCAAATATTTCTTACAATATATTACTTGATACTACTTTTGAAGAAGTTAAAAAAGAAATTGACTGGAATAAAGTGCCACGAGGAACTAAGGTGCAGGTCAGAAATAATACAAATCAAAAATGGGAAAATGCTTATCTTGTATCATATTCAGATAACGTTTTTCCACTTTCATTTGAAAGTTCCCCAATAAAGGATGATGAATTTACAAAATTTAAAGCTGAAAGAATCTCAGACCTTTTCAGTTGTTGCAGAATCCATCCATCTGTAGAAATACCAGATGAATGGTATAAGGAAGTGGAATAATAAGTAAAATTAAAAGTTGGTGATTAAATGCTAAATAATATCTTAAATATAACAGATTTAGATAAATTAACGATAACAAAAGTTAAATCCTTTGCAATTTACTTCACATATGATAATGAAAGATATATGCTTCATGAGGAAATAGACGGCTATTATGGATATATGGAAATATGCAAAAGGATACTAAACGAGCATGGGAGTGTTGTCAAGGTTGAATATTTAGACACGGTAAGTGGTTATCGTGATTTAGAATATGTTCATCAGTTAATAAGACCTATAAAGTTAAAACAATCAACATCAATTTTAAAATTGGGTATAAAATTAGGAAATTATAAGTTAATTGATAAAGAATATTTTGTTATGCAATTAACTAAATACGGATATATTCATAGCTTATTTGAAAATGAATAATTATTAAATATATATTATAATCATATTTTTAATGAAAGGAAGTGGTTAATTTGATTGTCTTAATTAAGAAAATCAAATTCATTTGTTATAAATCCTCGTAGACGAGGTTTCGAGGTTTGAGCCTACACAGGGCAATAGATTGATAATCCATTAAATGAAAATGAACCGACAATGGTGAGGAAAGAGAGTTTAAAAGTATTAGATAATAGCGTTATTACTGCAACTAAATAGCTTAAGCTTGAAACTGTTGGTATCAAAGTAGTGACTCTGGAAGCCTTTAATACTTACCTTCTTAATGTGGAAGAATATTAAGAAGGTATAATAATTGAATTTAATTTTTAAAGAATATATAAAATTTTTAGAAGATAGAGGATTAAATAAATTAGGAGTTAAATTAGAAGAGGGCTATTATTGGTATGATAAATCTATTATAAAAGCCTTTAATAAACAAGGTAAACTAATTAATTTAGTCAGAATAATAATAAAAGAGAACACAGGTAAAGATAAAATATCAACTGGATATAAAGATTATAAAGGAAATGATGTTGAGTATGATAATCTTTATGTAGATTTTAAATTATATAAAGATAAAGAAGGAAATAACTTAATAGATATAATAGATAAAGAAAGTTGGTATGATACTGTTGAAAGAAATAGAGATAAAATTATTATTATAAATCCATTTATAAATACCTTCTTTAGGGTTAGTTATTAATAGGTTATTCTCTTTTTTTATGTATTTATAAATATCTGCATCTTGACAGCTTGTATTATTAAAGATAACTAAAGGATTTTCAATAATTTGTCTTACTAAATAAGTTACTAAGCTACTATCTTTCCCACTTGAATGTGGAATTGCAAAAATCCTATCTTTATAAATTTCTAAACAGGTTTTAATCAACTCTTTACTATGCTTTTCTAAAATAATAATTTTATCCCCACAAGAACTTCAAGAGCTTGTTGTAGTGTATTTAAAGAAAATGCTTTAGTAGATAATCTAAATAAAGATGATAAATATTTATATTTTATGGGTATGAGGAATGATGAAAGTAATACTAGAGCAGGATATGCTGATTTATGGAAAAATACCAAATGGGGTAATAGAGATTGGGATGCTTGTTTGCCTATAAGAAATTGGACTGAATTAGATGTATGGTTATATACATTAATGAAAAATATCCCTATTAATGATAAATACAAGAAAGGTTATGCAAGAGTAGGTTGTTCTGTTATATGTGGATTTGCCACTAAATCTACATGGATATTAGACCAATACTGGCTACCACATCAGTATAATAGATTTCATAAAATTCTTGATGAAGATTTTGTTAAGAATAAGAAAGCAGCTATTTTAAATTGCTCTAATGAAGAGTACCATAATAATTGGAACGGTGGAGTAGTTAGACCTGCAATAGAAGTTACAAATGATATAATAAAAGAATTTTCAGAACAGCAAGACTTAGAATTAAATATTGCTAAAAAGTATTTTGAAGTCAAAAAGTGTATGTATTGCGATAAAGGCATTACAAAATTAGATACTGGTTTAAGTATGAAATTCTATGGAAGGAACACTAATAAATTTGTATGTATTAAATGTATGGCAAAACAATTTAATGTCACACAAAAAGAGTTAAGAGAAAGAGCTAAAGAATTTAAAAATGATGGTTGCACTTTATTTTAATAAAAAATTAGCCATAATCAATTGAGATAAATTTAATAATATGGTATATTATAGACATGAGGAAACTTGTGTCTATATTTTTTTAGAGGTGAATATAAATGAAAAAAGAAGATATAATTAAAGGTATAGAATTAGTTAGAAAAACTGGAATGACAAATATGCTTGATAGAGAAAATGTTATAATAATTTTAAAAGAATTGGGTTATGATAATATTGCCAATTATTTAGAGAAAAATAAAAAGGAGTATTTGGAATTATTAATGTCAAGCAGTAAATATTAAATAGAAAGGATTGATTTTATGAAAGAAGAAGATATTAGATTATTAAAATTGATAGAAATGTCTGGTTTGCCATTAGATAAAGTAAACAGTAAAAAAGCTGCTTTATTTTATGTTTTAGCCAATTCAAAAAATTTATTTAATCAAGTAAATATGATTTATGATTTTAAAAATAATAGACTGAACCTTGACTTTGATGAAGAAGGGAATATTATATTTGGTCATATTAAACTAACACATCAGGAAGAGGTTTTATTAAATTTAGTATTACAAATATATAATAATTTAAACAATTTAAGCGTCAGAGATATTTTTAGTAAATTAGATAATAATAATAGAATGATAGCATTAGAAACTATTAAAATGGGATTTGGTATTTATAATAAAGAATATGTGAAGTTAGAAGAATCTGAAAAAGCTATTGATGAAAGATATATTAATTCTTTTTATTGTCACGAAACTATAGAAATGAATTTAAAAGAAAGAGAATTTACAGAAGAATATAAAAAAGAGTTAGAAGAAATAGAGTCGAAATTATTAGGTAATAATGATTTTAATAACAAAACAATATAGAATAGAATCAATTAATAAATAAACTAGGTGATTAATTTTATCTAGTTTATATTTTTAAATAAAAAATTAGTCATAAATTATTGACAATATAAAATTGTGATAGTATAATTAAATCAACGGTTGTGAGGTAATCCACTTATAATTGTTAAATAAAGAATGAAGCATTAATTAAAAGGAGGTAAAAAAGATGATAACAGTAAGAAAATTAAGATTGTGTATATGTGGTGATGATAAAGAGTTAATAAAAAAACAATATAAATTTATCAAGGATAGCCAATATGCACAATATTGTGGTTTAAATACTTGTATGGGGTATTTGATGGCAGGTTATTATAGTAATAACAGAGATATTAAATCTGCTAATTTTAAAGAATGGCAGAAAGGAGTAGCTAATTCAGCAGATTTCTTTTCTGATATTAATTTTGGAACAGGAATAGATAGTAAATCTATGATTACTCAAAAAGTTAAAAAAGATTTTAGTACAGCATTAAAAAATGGTTTAGCTAAAGGGGAAAGAAATGTTACAAATTATAAAAGAACATTTCCATTAATGACTAGAGGAAGAGATTTAAAATTTTTCTATAAAGAAGATGACGTTTGTATAAAATGGGTAAATAAAATTACCTTTAAAGTTTTATTAGGGACTAAAAAATGTAATAACTTAGAACTTAGACATACTATACATAAAATAATAAATGGGGAATATAAAATAGGACAAAGTTCATTAGAATTTAATAAGAATAATAAATTAATTCTAAATTTAACCTTGGATATTCCGGAAAAGAAAAATATAGAGATAATAAAAGATAGGGTATGTGGTGTTGATTTAGGAATTGCCATTCCGGCTTATTGTTCTATAGGAGATGCTTATTATATAAGAAAAGGATTTGGAAGTGCAAATGAACTTGTTAAAGTTAGAGAACAATTTAGAAATAGACAAAGAAGATTACAAAATCAATTGCAGTTAGCAAAAGGTGGCAAAGGGAGAAAAGATAAATTAAAATCTTTATTAAGTGAAAAAGAAAGTAATTTTGCTAAAACTTATAATCATTCCATATCAACAAAGATAGTTAATTTTGCTAAAAAGAATAAGTGTGAATTTATAAACATGGAAGCTCTTGAAGGTACAAATTTTGAGAAAAGACTTTTAAGTATTTGGGGATACTCACAATTAAAGGAACAAGTTGTGTATAAAGCAGAAAGAGAAGGAATAAAAGTAAGACTTATCAATCCTGCTTATACAAGTCAAAAATGTTCAAAGTGTGGATATATAGATAAAGAAAATAGACCCTCTCAAGCAAATTTTGAATGTAAAAGTTGTGGGTTTAAAACAAATGCTGATTATAATGCAAGTCAAAATATTGCACATAGTACAGAATTTATAGAAAAAAAGAAAAAATAAATAAAAAAATAAATGTCGCAGATTTAATGGCGAAAGAATGAGGATATATAATTACAGTATTAGGATTTACCAAAGAATACTTATATCGTCACTCATTAAAGGTTAATTTGTATGTTATGTTACTGTACAAGATTCTTAAATTAAGTTACTGTCTATTTACAATAATGTAAAATCTCTAGGAGGTAGACAAGCTCTTATAAATAGCTTATTCTGGTCTTATTTTAAATAAGTATATCTTTTAATTATAAAATTATTTATATTAAATTTAAAAGATAGACAGAAATAGGGTACATATAATAGATAAACTCTTGCTTGTAATTAAACGTGTATAGATGGCTTAATATAAGAGTTTAAATTTTGGTCTATATGGAGTTCTTACTATTTCTATATCAGTATAGATGGCTTAATATAAGAGTTTAAATGACGCTGAAAGTCTAGCATTAGATAAATTAAAAAATATATAGATGCTTTAATATAAGAATTTAAATTCAGACATTTTAATATAAACAATTAGTCATAATATTATTATAATTTTATATAGATATTTTAAAAATGAAGGAGTTGATATGTAATAAACAGATGTAAATATAGTTAAATTATTATTATTTAACTATATATCAAATAATAAAGAACATTGGAGGAAATACTAATGCAGCAAGTTGAATTATTACTAGAGAATTGTGATTCTATTACTTTTAATAAAGAGCATATAAAACAATTACAAATTGAAGATACTGTTGGTGAAAAATATATTGATTTTTTTAAGCTAATAGTAAAAAAAGAAGGTGATATTCCTTATAATGAATTTGGAATTAATGATTATAAACCCACAAGTCCATTTCAAAGGATTTTAAACCTTAGTGATATAACCCAAATAATAGTTTATAAAAATGATGGTACAGAGAAACATCTTTATATTAATTATGAGCCAGTAGATAAGGGGATTTTAGGAAGTCCCAACAAAAATCAATCATCATACATAGATAATGAAGGAAATTTAAAAATTATAATAAAAAATAGATAATAAATAATTAGTCATAATCTAAAATTTAATGGGAGGTAAGGAATTTGACAATAGATGAACTAAGAAAAATGAAAAAAAGAGAATATGCTTTATGGTTTAGTAAAGCTAAATCTACTGACTTAAAAGAAGTATTAAATAATGCTAATTTAGGTGGTGGAATAAGCAAATTTACTAAAGCTATGCTTATAGAAGTGGTTATGGACTTAGTAGACGGTATTGAAACAGAACTTACCTCTAAATTAAAACCTAAAAAAAATATGAAAAAAAGAACCTCTTCAAAAATTACAAATAATAAACAAAAAGTAAATAAAGAGAAATCAGAAGAGGAGTTAATGTATGATGAATTAATGTTACCTAAAAATACTCAAAATTTTACAGGCTTCTTCTTTAATAAATCCGGCGAAACAATATGTCAGTCAGGATACTTTACTATTAGTGGAACTAAAAAAGAAAATAGAACTAAATATCTAAAATTAGTTAAATATTATCATCCAGACAATTTAGATACTGGTAATGAAGAAAAGTTTAAGATAATTCAAGAAGCTTGGGAAATGGCACAATTAAAATTTGATTTAGAAGAGCAGGGAGGCAAATAAAAATGAATATAAATGAAGAAGATATAAAAAGAGCAAAGAAAGGATTTACAGATTTAAAAATAAAAAGTTATAGCAACTTAATTAATCATTGTAATCCTAATACAAATAAGGGATGTGTAACTAGAATAGAAAAGGCAGAGAGAATAGGTTTGAAAGGTATTGAATTAAGTTCAAATCCAAAAAGACCTAATGGTATGATGGATATTCTTGTAGCACATGGAACAAATAATAAAGCTGTTGATATGCTTATATCATTGGCTATTGAATACAATTTAAGCAAGGAGATAAAAGACATGATACAAAGTAATATTCAAACTAAATATGTTAGTGGTTTTAGAAATAATTTAACTACATTATTATTAAATGTTTATTTTCAAGGTGGAAGTTATCTTATTCAAAATGATAAAGTACATGGTGTAGATAAAGCTCAATCTTTACAAAATGAAGTTATGGGAATAGCAGGTACTTTGGGCGAAAAGAAATGTTTGGCATTTGAAAAAAGACTTAAAAGATTAAAAGGGAAAATGGCTAACCACATACATAACTAATAAGGAGAGTGTAAAGAATGAATAATAATCAAATATTCTTTGCTTTCAATAATACAGTAATACAAGGAATAATCCAAAAAGAAAGCAAAAGAGGTACATCTGTATGGGTTAAACCAATTAACTCAGAAAGAAAGAAAATATGTTAGTAAGTTATTCAAAAATATTCAAAACATTTGATGAGGCTAAAAATTTTATAAAAGAAATAAAAAGGAGAAATTAAAACATGAATTTTAAAATTGGTGACAAAGTAAAAGTTAAAGAAGATTTAATTGTTGGAGAGCGTTATGGAGGATTTGGTTTTGTGCCAAAAATGGAAAAATATAAGGGTCAAGTAGGAATAATAAAATCCGTAAATAAGCAAATTGAATACTATAAAGTATTAATAAATAAGACAAAATCTTTAAAGTGGAATTGGTCTGATGAAATGTTAGAACCATACAATGAAACTAACAATATAGATAATAATGTAATTAAATTTGCTAAAGTAAAACCTAATGCAATTATACCTTCTAAAAAAGAAGAAGATGCAGGATATGATATATATGCTTGTTTTGATGAAGATTTTATAATAATAGAACCACATACAATAAAAATGATACCAACTGGCATTGCTAGTGCTTTTTCAGATGATTATGTAATGGTATTAAAAGAAAGAGGGTCAACTGGAACTAAAGGAATGGCTATACGTTGTTCGATTGTAGATTCAGGATACCGAGGTGAATGGTTCGTTCCTATAAACAATACAACAGATAATTTTATTATAATTTCTAAGCTTAATAGAAATGAATTAAAAGAGTTAAAATTAGATGATTTAATACCTTTAAACAGCACCACAACAGTTTATCCATACTCTAAAGCAATAGGACAAGCTTTATTACTGCCAGTTCCAAAAGTAAAGGTAAAAGAAGTTTCTTATGAAGATTTAAAAGAAATAGAATCTAGTAGGGGTACTGGAGCGTTAGGAAGTTCAGGTAAATAATAATTAAACAAATCCTATTGGTAAATTAATTAAATAAAAATATTTATCAATAGGATTTACCAGTAACAAAATAAATATTATGTAAAGTAGAAGGGAATTTAAAGAGAAATGAATAACAAACAACTAAAAGAACTTAACCCATTAACACAACTATTAGTAGAATTTGCAAAATTAAATTTATCTTCTAATGAAAGAGTAGAAATAAATTCTGGAGGCTTAAATTTAATTATAATTAATGAAGTAAATAATAAAGAATTGTTAAGAGTAATATTTGATTTTAATATTGTTTCTCTACTATTAACTAGAAATGAAATAACTAGAAATGAAATAATTAGAATTATTCAACATGGTCTTACTAAATATAATAGATTTTATGCTTGTCCTAGTAACTATGAATTAAAAAAGAAATGTAATTGTTCTGTAGAAAATTGTACAAAATGTTGGCTAAAAGCTATTGAAAATGTCAAATTTAAAGATGAAGAATAACTTATAATTAAGGAGAGTGAAAAAGCAACAATTGTATCAAATAAATAAGTATAGAGATGAAGATGGAGATATTAATTATTTTGTAAAAATTAAACTACCTAATGGGCAAACACTACGCATGGATTTTCAAGAATTACAAGGTGATGGTATTTATGAGTATAATGTTTGCTTAATAATATACACCAAAAGAAAGCAATTACAAGATGATAGGTTATATTGCAAAAGTACTGGTAAGTATGGAATAAAAACATTATTAGTTGCTAGAGATATTATCTTAGAATTTGAAAAGTATATAAAAGATAAAATAGCACCAAATAAATTTCATAAAGATAATAAATATTATGTAATTGTTGGTTGGGATAATAATAGAAGAAGAAATGTTTATGAAAGAGGTTTAAAGAAATATGGTTATCAATATACATATGACGATGGATATAAACATTTAAAGAAAAGAATAATTTAATAAAATTAAAGGAGCAATGGACAATGATTAACAAAGAATTGATGAAGAAAACATCAGCATTAATAAATTATTATGACAATATTAATAAAGCATTAACAAAATACAAAAAGCAGCTTTCTGATTTAGTGCTTAAAGAAATAGAAAATTTATCATATGCAGAAGCAAGGGAGTATTATATGATAATAAAAGATTATATTACATATGAAGTTGGAGAAAAATATAGAAATTTATTAAATAAGAAAAAAGAGGATGCATACCCTGAAATATTGAATGTGCATTATTATCCATGTATTAAAGATATGAACTTTCTTACAAAAGAACAACAAATACTTTTAGATAAATTTCTAATGAAAAGAAGATGTGGAACTAGAATAAATAAATATGATATTTTGAAAGCCTTAAGTTCAAATAAAACAATAATAAACTATGATAATCCAATAGGTGATAAAATTATAGATTCCCTACTTGATAAAGGCATAGTAGAAAAACAATATAAGTTTTATTGTAAATGTGGAGATTGTACAACAGTATTTTCAGAAGAAGAAAAACAAAAGTTTTTTAACTATCATAATTTTGACACTAAAAATTGTACTGATGAAGAGTATGAATTTCATGAAATGAATTATGAAGATGGGTTTCTTTTTGTTACTTGTATGGAAAGAGATGATTGTGATATAGAACTTTCTAGTATAGAAGATTTTGAAGAAAATTTAGAGGGTTATATTTATAAATTAATAGTAGAACCTGACATGACTTTAGATAGATTATAAAAAATTAGTTATACAAAAAGAATATTTAAGATAATTTTATCTAATATTGTCAAAATATATGCTTAAAATTAGTATTATTAGACAAATATTAAATATTTTTTAAATTAAATTAAAAATATTTTAAAAATTAGGTGATAAAAGATGGATTTTAATTGGAAAGAATTTGAGGAACAAAAAATAGTTGTACATTGCAGCACATTAGAAGAAGAAAAAGATTTTCTTAATGAATGTAACAAAAGAGGGTATAAAAGATACGATGGTTGTTTATTAGAATTTGATGGATATTATTATCATTGTGAAAAAATAAAAAATATTTGCTCTGGTCTTTATGAAAATTATGTATGCCCTCATTTTAAATATAATAGCTGTTATTGTAATCATAAAATAATAAATTGGAAGATAAATAAGGAGGAAAAGATGGAAAAGGTTAAAGTACAAGAGTTAGAAAAAGGAAAAATATATAGATTCTATAATAAAGATAGTAACCTATTCGGAGGGTCATATAAGATAAATATTGATAAGAATCTAATGGTTGTAACAGATGATGGCGAAGAGAGCATATCTCATCTTTTATACAACCAAGTAGTAAATGGCTATTTTATAGAAATTGAAAAGGAAATTGACTGGACTAAAGTTCCAAGAGGAACTAAAGTGCAAGTTAGAGATTCTGAAAACCAAGAATGGAGTAATGCTTACTTTTCAAAAATTTTAAAAAGTAAAAATACAGATTACCCATTTAGAGCTTCTTTTATAAATGACGATGAATTTACAAAATTGAATTTGGATGACACTTCATGGGGTTATAAATGTTGCAGAATTCATAAGTCCGTAGAAATACCAGAGGAATGGTATAAAGAAGTGGAATAAATGAAAAAGAATTTAAAGAAGTTTTTAGAAATAACTATTTTTATGATTTGGATATTATTGATTGCCTCTTTATGGGATTCATGGATACAATAGTCCCAATTAATACATTAGGTTGGTTTTTAATATTCACTATAATATTTCCATTGTTATTTGATAATGAAAATTTTGAATAAATAAAAAATAGACAAGCTTCCTGAAAGAGTATTAACTCAATTAGGAAGCTTTAAATGAATGTTAATAAATGAAAGGAAGATAAACAATGATAGAAAATAATAAAATATTAGAAATACAAGAATTAATTAATCAATTAAATAAATATTCTTATGAATACTATACTCTAGGAAACTCAACTGTATCAGATACTACCTATGATGGTTTATATGATAAATTAGTACAATTAGAAGAGGAAACTGGAATTATATATAGCAATTCACCAACTCAAAACGTGGGAAATAAAATATTGCCATTTTTAAAGAAAGTAACCCATGAATATCCATTATTAAGCTTAAATAAGACTAAAAAAGAAGAGGATATAATTAAATGGTCTAATAATAAATCTATAGTAGAAATGTTGAAATTAGATGGATTAACTTTATGTTTAACATATATAGATGGCAAATTAACTAAAGCAGAAACGAGAGGTAATGGAAAAGAAGGAGAAGATATTCTTCATAATGCTAAAGTATTTACTAATATTCCTTTAACTATTCCTACTAAAGAAAAGACAATAATTGTTGGTGAAGCTATCATAGATTACCCAACTTTTGAAGAAATTAATGCCAAATTACCTAATGATAAAAAATATAAAAATCCTAGAAATCTTGTGAGTGGTACAGTAAGACAATTAGATTCTTCTATCTGCAAAGAAAGAAAACCTAAATTCATAGCCTATAATTTATTAACTAAAAGCGATAGCACAAAAGTAACTCATTTAGAAATATTGGAGCAATTAGGATTTACAACAGTTCCTTATATATTATTAAATAATATTTTTACTAATAAAGAAATTGATTCATGTATTAATTTATTGAAAAATAGAGCAACTCTTTTACAATATCCTATAGATGGTTTAGTGTTTACTTATAATGATATAGAGTATGGAAATTCTTTAGGTAATACATCTCATCATCCTTTACATTCTATGGCATTTAAATTTGAGAATGATATAGAAATAACCAAATTAATAGATGTTAAATGGCAAATAGGAAGAACAGGTGTAATAACACCAGTAGCTATATTTGAACCAGTAGAACTATATGGAACTTCTGTAAGTAAAGCTACAATTCATAATTTATCTATATTTAACAGTTTAAAATTAGCAAAAGGTGATGAAATATCAGTTACTAAAGCTAATGAAATTATTCCACAAATAGTAGATAATTTTGATATAAATAATGAATCCTCTAAAAGACTAAATAATTTAATATCTATACCAGCAGTTTGTCCTTATTGTGGTAAACCAACTAAGATTGAAATATCTGATAACGCTCAATTCTTATATTGTAGTAATCCTAATTGTAATGATATTTTAATACAAAAAATAACTCATTATTGCTCAAGAAATGCAATGAATATAACTGGGTTAAGTAAGAAGACAATAGAAAAATTTATAAGTCTTAATTTGTTAAAAGATATTCCTGATATATATAATTTATCATCTCATAGCAAAATTATAACCTCACAAAAAGGTTTTGGAGCAAAAGCATATACTAATCTAATACAAACAATAGAACAATCTAAAAAGTGTAAGCTATCTAATTTCATATATGCATTAGGAATAGAAAATGTAGGTTTATCTACTAGTGAAGATATATGTAATTATTTTAATAATGATATTGATAAATTAAGAAAAGCTTCTATAAGTGAATTATTAAAAATTAAAGATATTGGTGATGTTACAGCAGAAAGTATTTATAATTTCTTTAATAAAGATAAAGAAGCAATAGCATTATTAAATAGCTTATTATCTTATATAACATTTATAGAGAATGAAATAAAGAATAATACAGAAGTTAATACATCTAATCCTTTGTATGGTAAAAAAGTATATCCAACAGGCAAATTCACATTGAAAAAATCAGAAATAAAGGGTATATTAAACTCACTAGGTGCAGAAATTTCTAATGGATACTCTAAAACATTAGATTATCTGATATGTGGTGGTGACACACCAAAATCTAGTAAAGTTAATAAAGCAATGAAAGATGGAATTCCTTTAATGACAGAAAAAGAATTTTTATCATTAGTTAATAATAAATAAAAAGTTATTGTATAAGTAAATAATTAATGTTATAATGTTTGTGTGATGTTTATTTTTCATAATAAACTACACTTATTATTATTTGTTTTTGGGTAAGAGCTAATATATTAATATTGGCTCTTATTCTTTTATAATAAATAAAAAATTAATCATTATTTTTAAAAAATTATTGCATTATTTCTCAATGTATTATATAATAATATTGTAATAAGAGTAGGTACACTCCTTGCTTATTATATGTTTGTTGATTTAAATTTTTAAGAAGAGGAACTGACTTAATGTTAGTTCTTTTCTTCTATATAATGAAAGGTGGTGAAAATAAAATGAATACTAAATGTATTAAAAATTGGAAGTTAAGTGATGTTCGCTCTTTTATGGGACTGGTAATTTCTACTTCAAATAAAAAGAACCAAAACTATTATGTTCAATTTGAGGATAGATATAGCGATAACCCTTATTCTTATATTAGTACATCTAAGACACATTCTGGTGGGGGTAGAATTACTGTTGCTTATGTTATGGCTGGTAATACAACAATATTGAATTGTCTTGAAAATGGCGAAAAATATTATGGTTTTGATGTTATATGCCAAAAATTATATGATTATATTCAAGAAAATTATTAATTTGCTATATAATTCTTTACATTTGTATCACAAAATACTATAATTGTAATATGAACGTTAACATATGATGTAAAATAAACACAAAGTAGGCGGAGGTAAATATGATAGAAGATAAAGTGAGAAAAGGACTTGATTTTTCTCCTCTTATAGCATTTGTTCTTTCTAATGAAGTTTTCCATAAAGATATAAATAGAATATATAAAACTAATGAATTATTATTTAATATTGAAAGCAAGAAAAATAAATATTATAACTGTTTTTCTAGTGGTTCTGCAATTAAACAACTCTATTATCATAGAGCATTAGGTATAATTTCAAGTGGAAAAGTACCCAAGAAAGAAGTATATAATATTTTAAAGAAAGTTTATAAGTATGAAGATACTTATTGCAACAATTTAAAAACTTTTAAAATGATAGATTATACAAGTAAATTATTAAGGAAAAATAAAGGCTTTTTAACAGTTAATGATTTTAATTGCCATTCAATTGTTGCTGTTGCAATGTGTATAATTAATAATATTAAAATAGATGAAAACGATGACCATTTTAAACATTTTATGCTTGGGATGATAAATATTTTGGATTTTGAAAAAGATGATAAGTATAAAATTAATTATGCTAAAGCTGACCAAGAAGATAAAAATATAGTTTTTAAACAATTAAAAAGATTACAAAAAGAAAATCCTTATTTATTAAAAGAAGGAACTTTAAAAGAAAATAAAGATTTCGATGCAAATAAAAATGCTATTGAATTACTTTTTGATATTTTTAATATTTCTTTATTGGATTTAACAAACGATATAGAATTAACTGACAATGAAATATTATCAATTTTATATTGCTATTTAGTAGCACACGATGGAATAATTGATGATACCAACGATTTAGATGATTGGCTAAATTATTCTATAAAAATAGCATATATATTAAAGGCATATAATGAAACTAAATGCTATATATTAAACAATAATAATGAAGAATTGTTATTAAAAATTCAAAATTTAAATAATGAAAACAATAAATTAAAAAATGATTTAATCTTAGCTAATAATGAAATTGAAAAATTAAAGAAAGAAAACTCTTCTATTCTCAATGAAAATAATAAATTAAAATTAGAGATAGAAAAACTAAATAAAGATAAAAAAGAAATTAATAGTCTTAGGGAATATATTTTTAATAATAGCAATTCTGATGAAGAAGTTATAAATACAGCATTTAATCTTGATGAAACTATTAATAAATTAAATAAATTAGATGTAATTATAATTGGTGGCAAGTCAGGATGGATAAATAAAATAAAAGAAATATTACCTAGTTGGTCTTATATTCCTACAGATAGTATTAACTTTGACGTTAGATTATTGAATAATAAATATGTGTTGTTTAATACTGATTATGTAAGCCACAGTATGTATTATAAGGTAATAGAAAATATATCTAAAGCTAAACAATTAAATTTCTTTAGTGGCTCTACTAATATTAATTTAAGCTTAAAAAAGATATATGAAATATATTGTAAATAAGGTAAAAAATTTAAGGAAAAGAAAGATTTAATGATTTAAGTTATTTTATTATTAAAGAAACTAATAATAAAAAATTAAATAAAATTTGGTGTTGTGAAAACTGTTATAAAACACATAAAACAAATCAAAATTTATAGTTTTAATTTTTACAGATTTTAAATTTAGAATATATTTAAAATATACAAAAGGTTATTTTATGTTACTTTTCAAAATTTATTTTTTGTAAAAATTCTAAAAACTCGACATATAACTATAATTATATATCGAGTTTTTTATTTAATATGATATAATCTATATAGAGGTGATATTTAGTGAAAAATAATGAAATGCTTAATAGGTTTATTCAATATTTATATAATAATGAAAAAAGTAATAAAACTATTAAGGCGTATAATACTGATATTTTACAATTTCTTAAATATAATAAAAATATAGATTTATATAAAATTAATAATCAAAACTTAAAAGAATATAAAGAATACTTACTTTATGATAGAATGTTAGAACCAACATCTGTTAATAGAAAATTAGTTGCTATTCATCAATTTTTAATATTCAATGAAATAGTTGCAAAAACTAAAAAAGTAAAAATTCAGGAACAACAATTTATAAGTAATTTAATTAATAAAAAAGAAATTGATAAATTAATTAAAGCAGCTACTATGAAGAAAGATATAAGAACAAAAGCATTAATATTAACTGGATATTTAACAGGTGCTAGAGTTTCAGAAGTATTACAAATCAAAACAAAAGATATAAATAGCCAAGTAATAAGAATATTAGGGAAAGGCTCAAAATTTAGAAACTTATATATTCCTAAGAAATTAAACGATATTTGGAATGAATATTATAATAGCGATAAAAGATATAAAAATTCAGATAATTTATTTACTGGTCAAAGAGGTAAATTAACTCCTAGTGGCGTAACTCATATACTAAAGAAATATAGTGTATTATCAGGCGTTCCAAAAGAGAAATGTCATTATCATAATTTAAGACACGCTTTTGTTGTTAATAGTTTATTAGATAAACATTTAGATATAACTATTGTCCAGTCTTTAGTAGGACATCAATCTATTCAAACAACTGCTGGATATAGTAGAGTTACAGAAGAGGAATTGTTAGAGTTAATTGATGATTTAGATTAAAACAAAAAGAGCCTTTATAAATAAAAGCTCTTACACCATGTGTTAAAGTTAACTTTAGAATGTAAAAATGGTATTTAAATGCACCTTGTGCTATGGTTCATTACTTCATAACAAAATTAAAACTTAAAAATTTAAATACACCAATGTGTTAAAGTTTATAATTCAATAATACATCTATTTATTTCAAATGTAAAGGATTATTTTTTTATTATATTTAATTGTTAAAAAAATAAGGGTAATAAGCAAGATTCACTCTTAACTTATTACCCTTATTTCAAATTTATTTTAATTTTCTTGTTTTCATTGAATTAATAGTTTCTAATAATCCACTTTTTAGAAAACCACCTTCAATTCTATTACAAACGAATTTAGTATTAAAACATTCTATGTAATAATTTTCAATGGAGAATGTGTCTTCTGTTTCAAAAGCATAAATCCTTGTAGTATCTAAAGCTTTGAAACTATTTATTGATAATATAGAATTATCAACACTCCCCAATATTAATCTGTCAAATGGCATTTTCTTAGACCAATGAGTTTGAATACGTTTTTTTATATCATTGGTAGTGCCAACATACAATTGTTTATATTCATCTAATATCATAATATAATAGCCAGACTTTCCATTGTATAATTTTAAGTCTTTAACTTCTTTGAATTCTTTATGTTCGTTTAGAAAATTATCAATTTCTTTATTAAATTCATCTTTATCTAATAGCTGAAAATACTCCATATTTAAATCAAAGTTTTTTAAGCAATCTTCACGATGCTCTTCACACCACTCATCAGAATATATATTTCCATTTCCTAATGAACTTTTATTATTGATTATAGCATAATCTTCTCTATCCAATTTAGGTTTCTTATCTCTTACTGTTACCCCAAAATGTACCATTTTAAAACACCTCTTTTAATGGATTAATTATACTATAATTGTAACACATAAGCCTAATAAATGGATACAATTTATTCTATTTTTTGATATGTTTTTCTTTCAGCTAAAAGCCTATCCTAGTTGTGGTTATACATATAAACCCTATTTGAACTCCATAAGACACGCATATAGGACGCACCTCTTATTTCATCATTCAACAAACACACTCCGTTGCTTGCTCTCTATTAATATCTAATTAATCCCATGTGATAAAAGTAGTATAAATGCCATCATAACTCTTATTAAATTTATTATTTAAATGACAAAAAGAGCATTTAAATTTTCCTCTTTTCATATCTTTTTGGGGATATGTTGTAACTTCTTTCTTACAATATGAACATAATAGTTTCTTATCATTTGTGAAAATATCTGCTAATGACATTACTTCACCTTCTTTGTAAATATAAAAATAATATTTAAAAAACAAAAAACTAAGGAACATTTTATTCCTTAGCTATATTTATATTATGTTAATATGCACATTTTTGAACATGGCTGCATACCCATATTTAATGCTTCTTCTCTAGTTATTTGTACTGAAGTAGAGGAATTTGAATTCCCACAATTAGCATCCCCCATGACATAATATCATTCCTTTCTTGAAGCATAATTAAAGAGACTGGAGCTTGTCCAATCTCTTTAATTTTTTCTTATTATTTAGTTCGCAATTTGGGTCTATTGAGAATTACATAGTTTTTATTTTATTAGCTATTAATGTACCTAAATGTGGATAACCTACCGATGCATTTAAGTGTACTAAATCTACATTATCTGGGTATGGAGCGGTTGCACTAGCTGGTGTTTTCGCACAATATATGTCCCATGTAAATTTCCCAATTCCACTATTATGCCATAAATCCAATACTTCTATATTGTTATATTCAGCGACTTTCTTTATAATATTTGAAATGCCTTCTAATGTTCTTCCTGTCCCTAAAGGATATTCTCCATAACCATCTATATTAACATACCCATAAGTCCCTACACAATGAGGTGTTATGAATAGTAGTTTACAAGTTAAATTATCGGCTTGTTCTAATAAACTGTAAATAGAATTTATAACATATTGTACTTTACCCGCCAAGGTGTTCTTCGTTGGATAAACATCTCCTATTTCCCCATAAGCCATATGTCTTTCATTATACCCTGCATATACAATTATAAGTTTTTTTCCTGTTACATCATCTACAGATAGTGGTCTTAATATACCACTTGCATCTGTTTCGTTGTCGTAATCACCATCTTGTCCATTTTCTCCATCTATAAGGTCAATGTAGCCTTTCCCACCTTTCGCATGTGTGGTTATATTACAACCTAGTAACTCCGTTACTTTTAGTTGCCATTTTTTCGCACTTGTCAAACTATCTCCTATAGCTAATACTTCTGCCCCATTCCAGTTGTTGAAAAATTCATTGAATAATTCTTTTTTATATTCAGGACTTAATGTATTTGCTACATCTGCTATCATTTTTATAGCATTTACATCTGTTACAGTATTAATTTCTACTACTGTTTGTGTCAATTTAATTTTTGCTCCACTTGTACTAGATTTTACGGAAAGGGCAACTCCTGCATAAGTATCTGCATCTGTACCAGTTGTAACAGTATTAACTTTTGTTACAGAGCTCCCTGTTGCTAATGCAATATTACTTTCTAGGATATCACCATTTGCTGCGATTACTCCACCGCTTATCTCCGCCTTATATGTAAGCATAAGACTTACTGTATCATCTACATCGCCAACATTTTCTATAACAGAAGTTACCTTATACTTTTTGTCCGCCGTATTCGGGAATATCCAACCCCATGCACCATATATTGTGTTTGTTGTATAGGTAAGACTTGTTCCATCTACTACCTTACTTGTGCTATCAACGCCTACTATCATATATTTAGATATAGCATAGCTATCTCCATCAACTTCTGTAGTAGTTGTTGTTTTCTCAAACTTACTTTGTAATTTCGCATCTAGCTTTACAATATCAATAGATTTATCACCTAGTCCTTCTCCTGAAGCAATCGCCCTAACTGCTGCTCCTGCATTTTCGTAAATAGTGCCATTTATTCCGACCCTTATATCTACAAGTTCAGCATCTCCAGTAGTGCTACCTTCAGTAAGAGTTGTGAAAGCATCTATTCTTGCATCTAACAAGTTCGCATTTTCGGCAATTTGCGAACTAACATTTTTAACACTACTTTCAATATCATCTATTTTAGCAACCTTACTTTTATCTTCTGTACTATAATCATTGGTTGATAAACCTTTCCCTTCTTCTTTTGAAACAAATTTATCTTTTACTTTAGTCATTACTTTATTAACTGAATTAGTTAATTGTTCCAATGAAATTCCCACTTTAATTCCTCCTTTATTTAAAAATTAGTTAATACATTATCTATAGCTTTATTAACTTCCTCATCTGTATAAGTCTTTTCATTGTTGTTATCTCCTCCTGCGCCATTGCTTTCTCTACCATCATATTTAATCCATTCTTTATCCTCTTGATTCCATATTAAGCTATTAGATAAATCTTCAATATTATAAAATTTAGAACCATTTGCTTTATTAAATAAATAAAATTCATCAGATTTAATTATTTCTAAATCTTTTGTTAAACCAGTATAAATAATAGTTCCAAATCTATCTTCATGTACTTTTTCAATCACCTAAACCATCTCCTTTTAAAATATTCTTGCTATTAACTAAATAAATCATCCATACCTTCATCAGGTCTTAAATCATAGAAATTTTGAGTAGTAGATACATCATTATGTTGTGCTATAAATTTAGAAACTGTTTTAATATCTTTACCTTGCTCTAATAAATAAGTTACAGCACTAGCTTTAAATAAATGAGGGTTAATTCTTCTACCTAAAATGTCAGATAATACATCTGTACATAAATCATCAGCCCAACTTCTTCCTATTTGTCTAATAATTCCACTCTTATTTAAAGCAAATATATACTCACTCTCAAAACCTCTTTTACTTAGCCATAAATTAATATACTCAACACATTCAGCATTTAGCATATATTGGCATATTTTACCGTCTAAGCCTTTGCCTTTTTCTCTTACTTTATTACTCATTACATAGTTTTTACCTTCTGGTATACCATCTTTAACACATTCAACTTTAAATTGTCTAATTCCACCTCTACGAGAGCCACAATTGAAAGCCACAACTACCCATGCTAAAGCTAAATAGTTCTCATCTTCTAATAAAACTTTCTTTAATGTTTCATATTCTTCTTTACTTATAGGGATTTTTTCATATACATAGTTCTTAGGAATATCTTTGAAAGCTGTTGTAAAGTTTCTGAAACTAGCATATTCCTCCATTTCATCGTCATCTACAACATTATCAATTATGTATTGACATAAAGAACTACAAGCAGATTTCTTAAATTTTAAACCTGAACTACTCATACCTCTATTAACTAAATAAGACATATATCTAGTAAAATCTCTTTTCTTAATTTTATATAAAGGCTTATCATTACAAGCCGTTTTTATCCAATATACAAATTGCCTAAGACCTGATTTATATTGAATTTTTGTATCAGGACTTAATGTGCTTTTAGCTTCAAAATATTCTTGAACCATATCTCTAGTATCTTGATTACAAGAATCATACATATCATCTGTTACAGTTGGTAATTTTAAGGCTCTATCTCTAACCATATTCTTATTAATTTCTTTCTTACTCATATGGTTTCATCTCCTTTGTAAAAATTTGCATAAAAATAAACAACGATTACAAATGAACCGTTGTTTACATAATTTTCATTATGATTAATTATTACATATTAAAGTAATTAATAAATTAACTAATTATAATTATTGTTCTGTTTCATCTTTCTTAACTTGTTTAGTTAATTGATTTCCATAAACAGTAACACCGGTTACTAAAATACCTTGAATTACTGAATCTACACTTATTCCAGCTAATCCAATACTGCCTAATATTCCTAATGGTAAGAGAATAAAAGGTATCCACTTATCAGCTACTTTTTCAGTACCTTTAGCCATAGCACCTATAATATATAAAACTGGTATTAATATTAAAGCATTTTCAGTTATATAACTTAATAAATTTTCCATGAACTTCACTCCTTAATTATAAGATTATTTTTCAAAAGTAGTTAAAAATACTCCATCTACTCCTAATTTCTTTAATTTTTCAATTTGTTCTTCTGCATTTCCTCTATCTTTATAGCTACCTGCAACTACTCTAAAATATGTTTCTGTATCTTTTTTATCATCTTCTTTAGCATTTTTGTTTATTCCATATTTTTTTAATAAATCTTCTTCTGTTGGAACTACATAATGACTACTTTCATTCCAACCAAACAATAGCCACCAATCTATAGCAGTAGGATATTGACCCTTCTCTACAGCTTTAGCAACATCTGGTCTATTATATAATATTCCTGCATTAGTTACAGCAGAAGGAATAGTAGGAAGTGGTTTTCTTCCTTCCTTTTTACCAAAATCTATATAGTGCCTATATAAATCTGCTTCTTTAGTACCATATACTTTAACTACGTCAGGATTTTTCTTTGCATAGTAATTCCATGAAAATGTTCTGTTTCCCATACTATCCACTCCTATTTTATATTTACTATCATCTTGTTGTAATTTTTGTTTAAATTTATACCATCTGTTCCAATTATTTTCTTGCCAATTAGGACAAATTTTTCTACTAGCGTCATAGTGTCTTACAATATGATTAATGTCAATATTGTATTTTTTCATAAGATATTTGACTAATTCTATAGCATTATTTTCAGTTTTCTCTGATATAACACCATTAGATTGACAACACATTTCTATTGCTAAAGTGTTTTTATTAGTAATGCCATATCTACCTGCTCCATCTCCACAATTCCAACTATAGTTACTTTCTTCTACACTTTGCCATATACTATTATCATCTACAAAAAAATGTGCTGAAGCATTTCTATTTCCACCATAGAAGTAATCTACATTATTTTTAGCAGTATCCCCTTCATTGCCTGTATAATGTAAAATTATATATTTATGTTCATTTCCAATACCATGGTTGTAAGAACTTATTTTCTTTTGTATTGGTAACATTATTCTTCACCTTCTTTTATTTAAATAAACCACTCTGAATAGCATAAAAAAAGAAGCTTATAAAAGCCCCCATAATAGCAGTAATAAACCATTTCATTATACTTGTTAGACCTTTTAAACTATCACAAAGATTTTTTAATTCAGTCTTTAATTCTCTTCCATCTTGTTCAAGTCTATCTAATCTTTTTGAATGGTCATTTAATCTAGCTTCATCTCTATCTAATTTATCTTTGATTAGTTCATCATTCATATTTTTATCATTCCTTTCATAAGGATTTTAATACTTTCTTTTATATTTACTTTTATATTTTGCATTATAAGTAGCTTCTTCTATTAAGAATAATTCCCAATAAAATGTGCCTAATTTAGTAAAAGCATTTTCATGTGCCTTTTCTTCTAAATAATTTATTCTCATTTAATCATTCCTTTTTTTAATGATTTAACAACAAAAGAGAAACTAGAATTAGCTAATTTCTCTTTTAAGTAAAATAAAAAGCCTTATTTCTAAGACTCTAATCTTCTATAATTTCAATTCCATAATTAATTGCTACTTCATGTTCAATATTGCACCCTCTAGCATTTCTCCAATCTCCTCCAAAGTATGCAATATCAGCTTGTGAAAGAAATTGCAATGATTTTCCTAAATACCAAATAGGAACAGACTTATTTATTTCTCCTGGATATTCACTAATAAAGGAATCTATTAATTCAACTGATTCGCCTATTTTCTTCTCTGCTCTAAGTCTTATTTCTTCTCTTTTTTTTAATATTTCTTTATCTGTTAAACCTCTCATTGGTTGACTTATAAATAGCTTTTTCATTATTATTCACCTATCTCCTTTCTAACCTTTTCTCTCCATAGAAGAGGTACATCATCAATAGTTATTTTCCCTTCATTAATCTTTCTAAGATATAGCTTCGCCATTATCTTCACTTCCTGATGAGCTAGAATTATTCATGTTATAATCTCTCCATTGGCAATTTTCATTGTCCCATATCAAACATTTATTTCTATCTTGAATGTTTATACACAAACTACCAGTTTTCTTAGGATGATTATATTGAATATTTTATTTAATCTCTTCTATATCTTTAGTTAATATAGAATACTTAATTAACCCATTATATTCATATATTTTTTGTATCATTTTGAAAATCACCTTCTTTTTATGATTTTTTTTAATTTAATTATTGTATTTTATTTACAATTAAGTTAAAATAATTACATAAACACTACATTAATTCTCTTCTATAATTTAAATAAGCCCTACCTCAATTAAGAAGTAGGACTTATTTTATAATTAATAAATTGTATTTATTATAGGCATTAAAGTTAGAGCAAATTCATCAGCACCTAACACATTTAAATGTGCTATATCTTGAAAATATAGAGCTTTTACTGTATCTATATTAGGATTAAATTTAAATTGGAAACAATCTATATATCTAACCCCATATTCTAAACATCTATCTATTATAGCTTCTCTATAATCATTTAATGTATGACCATATTTATTAGGTAAAGTATCCTTTCCTAAAGCTGTCTTATCCTTTTGTCTATGTAAAGGAGTTAAGAAAATAATTGTTTTACTTGGAAACTTCTTTCTCATTTCACCCAATAAAACATTTAATGCTCCATAGAATGTTGTTATATCATTATCTGTCTTTTCACCTATCTTACAAGGATGCATACCATAATCATTCGTTCCACCAAATATCATATAAGCGTCACATTCTCCTAATTGAGTATATCTTTCTGCCATACCAGTACAGTTATTTCCCTCTAAAGTAGATACATTACTAATAGTAGAACCACTTATAGCATTTAACTCATAGCTAGATAAGCCTAATAATTTGGCTAATTTTACAACAAAACTATAACCATTAGGATTACCATACCCAGCCATTAAGCTATCTCCTAAGAAACCAAATTTTTTGCCTGCCCATATAGAACCTGTTGAAATTCCAATTTGATTTTTAAGATTATTTATTTCATCTTTTAGATATACTGTTTCTTGAACTATTTCAGGAACTTTTATTGATTTAACTAAAGATGTATTGATACTATCTGTAGCTAAGAAACCTAAATTTTCATTTTCCCATCTATTTATTTTAGGATAGTCTGTTTTAGTTATAGTAAACCATGAAGCCCCATTCTTTTGGAAAGTATAAACACCATCTTTAATTTCAACAACTATTTCATCACCTTCAACACAAGGAGTAATATTTAAACTATATTTACCATATAGCAAAGTTTCATTGCAATCTAATAAATTACCAACAGTATCAAAATCACATTCCTTAACACATATTGCAGTAAAACTTCCGTCTTGAGTTCCTAATACTATATGAGTTGCATTTAAAATATTAAATTTCATAGCAGCTTTCTTTTCTTGTAATACAATAGCTGTATAATTTGTAGCTATAGGTGAACAGTTTAAAGAATCATTATTTAGTGCAACTCCATTATTACTATTGGAGTTATAGATAGCTAAATCACTTTCTTGTATGTTTATATATTTTTCTTCATCTGCATAGGCATAAACTACATTCTTTTCTAAATTTTCTATTCTTTCTACTAAAGGTTGAGAAGATATATTATAGTATTTTACTTCTTTAACCAACTCATTATTATCTGAATTTTTATTTATAAAGAATCCCAATCTTTTGTTCTCCCAACCAGTTACAGTTGGATAATTTTTAGTGTCTATTTCAAACCAACTATTCCCATTTAATGAGAAAATATATTTTTCATTTTCAAATATAATATCAACTTTATCCCCAATAGAGCAAGGTTTAATAGAAACTGGAGTATAGTTTGTATATGTGCCTGATTTTGTCCATTTAGTTATATAACCTATTAATTTTGAAGTTGGATGCTTTAAACAAACAGTTACAAAATTATTCCCATTAATTCCTAATAAAGCATAATTAGTGTTTTCTACAATAAATTGAATTTTATTTGTTCTCATAGCTAAATATCCGAAAGTATCATTCATATTTGAAACAGAAATTTGCTCATTATCGTCAATGGTTAGTTCCCCTGTAGATACTTCAAAGTTATCTTTTATAGCCTTTTCATAATTTCCTTCACCTAAGAAAATCTTATCATTTAATTCTGTTATTTCTTGCTGCAAAGATTGTTTTAAAGTAATAGTTTTTTTTTCATAGGTAGCTTTTTTTAAATCTTTTACTAAATTAGAATATGAAGAAGGAGTTACTAAAAAACCTAATTTGCTATTCTTCCAGTTGGAAACATTAGGATAATCAGATTTATTTATGGTAAACCAATCATTTCCATTCCTCTTTAATTTATATTCACTATCTGTTATTTCAACACTAATTTCATCTTCTTTTTTACAAGGAACTATAGATAACATATACTTAGTTTTTGTATTATTATTTTTTATATCAAAGTCATTTATTCTTCCTATAAAGCTATTGTTACTATGCTTTAAACATATAGTTGTAAAATAATTATCTCCATTAGTTCCTAAAACTAAATAATCTTCATCTAAAATAGTAAATTTTATTGATTGTGGAGCTAAAGTTATTTTGTCATAAGTTAAAGTTGGAACATTAGTTAAAGATAAAGTTTTAGCTTCATTTATTTCAGTCGAACCATTTAAATAATTAATTTCTTCTAATAGCACATCTTTATATTCACAAATAGTTTCTTCTTCAATAAAATTATCTTTTAATTTTTCAATAGAATTATTCATACCTTCAATTATTTCATTTGTAAATACTTTTTGTTGTAATTTTTTTACTAATTCTATTTTACTTTCACTATTAACTGACATGAAACCTAAAATATTATTTGATAATCCATAATTATTAGGATAATTTAACTTATCTATAGTAAACCAAAGGTTAGAGTTTTTATAAAAAATTATCTTATCTAATAAGTTAATTACTTCAATTTCATCACCAACAATTGCAGGAGTTATTGTAAGAGATTTTACATTGGTATAACTATCATTACTCCATTCAGTTATATAACCTATTAATTTTGAAGTTGAATGTTTTAAACAAACAGTTGTTTTAACCTCTTCACCTTTATTATTAATACCACCACCAATTAATACATAACTTAAATCTTGGATAATAAATTTAATTCTTTCATTAGAAATTGCCTTAATGTAATTATAATTTTCAGTTGTATCTTTTATAGATAATATTTCATCATTTAATTCTAAACTTCCAGTTTCACAAGATACATCTTCTAAAGTAGAAGTTTTATATGCTCCTATTTTTGAAGAAATAATATCTACCTTCTCTTTCATTATTGAATAATTAGGTATATTAGATAAATTTTCTTCACTTAATTTAACATTACTATTTAATGAATAGGTATCTACAAAGTTACCATTAGTAGATTTTTGAATAATTATATTAGGAGTTTCATCATACTCAAATATATCATTATAGAAAGTCACCATAGCATAAGTACCATTAGTATTAGATATAATAAATTCCATTTCGTCATCATAGAATAAATAATCATTATTAAATACTACTTCTGTTTGTAACCCTACTTTTGGCTCTTCATTAAAAATAGCAACCCTAGCTTTATTTTTGTAAATAGAGTTGCTTATTAAAAATCTATAACTTGTATTTTCTTCAAATGGCACAATAATACTTTTATAATAGTCACCTTTTGCAGAAGCGTCTGTGCTAACAGTTTTTTGCTTAACTTCTCCTTCAGCACTTAATCCTAAATCACTTAACATAGATTTATCATATATTGAAGGAATAGGATTCCTTGTTAAAAAGCTAACTTTTTCAGGAGTAACAGCATTTTTCTTAATCCATTCTGAATCTATCATATCATAAAAGCTACTATATCCACTTATCATGCCACTATTTAAAAAGTCACATATCTTAGTTGCTAACCAATTATCACTTGTCTCTTGCGTACAATGAACACCATCAACATCTAATAAAAAACTAGGAATAGCACTACAAGAATATAAATCTAAAACTGGTATTCCATATAAAGACCCAACTTCTTTAATAGCCGTAACATAATCTTTTACCCTATATCCTAAATTATTTTTATTCATGCAACCTTCTGTTGTTATTTCTGTATATCTATTCCAAAAGAAATCAGAAGCATTGCTACCAAACTTACCATAAGGATGAGTGGCTGTAAATCTTTGCATAGGTGTAAATAAACATATTCTAGTTTTAGATTTGGCTCTTTCATCATTTTTTATTAAATCTAACATACCTTTAATCATAACTTTTAAAGCACCATAAAAAGTAGTTTCATCATTATCTGTTAATTTCCCTAATGGACTATCTAAAGTATGGTCATTTATTCCACCAAAAATACAAATTACGTCAGGTATAACTCCATCTTTACCTTCTGGATAAACAAAGTCTGTATATCTTGTTGCTTGACAAAAATCAGTAGATTTTTTATTTCCTACTGGACTTGCTATCTTAGTTGCACCAATACCTTTATTGATAGCATTACAATGTAGTAATTCTCTTATCTTTTGTGGGAATGGAGTATTTAAATTAGTACCAGCAGAGGTATATCCTGTTGTTATACTATTCCCTGCCAATACTATTGTTTTATCTTTCATAGGATTATATTTCTTTTCTAAATCATCTTTTAATATTTCACTATTTAAAGTCCCTCTTATACTATAAACTTTTAATCCATTTTGTAAAACTTTACCTATTTCACTACTAGAAGAGGTATTGCTATCTATAAATCTTAAATATTTATATCCGTTAGGAACTTTTAAAAATACTCTATTATCTCCTTCATTAATTATCCAATTGTCAGAGCTTGAAACATTTATGCCTATATTTTTGTTATTATCATAAAGAAACATAAATCTATTATTATCTTTCTTTAGCAATCCAGTTGATTCATCAAAAATAACTATGCCATTATCTTTTACTGGGATATAAACAGTTCTAGTAGTATTTGTTATATTATTATTATTTGTTCCATTAGTAGACAATATGTTACCTACTTCTGATGTAGTATTATCATATAAGTTTACTAATTCTAAATTACTATCCATAAAATCTAACTTAGAAGCACCTATAGATTTAGTTTTTATTCTTTCACCATTTTCAATTTTATCTAATCTTGTATTTAATGAAGTCAACCCTGCTCTAGCTAATATTATTTCATTATTTATATCAGTTCCACCACTAGTGCTATTGGCTACTATTTCTTCCACTCTAGCTTTTAACTTATTTAATTCTTCTTGTTCTGCTTTTGTACTTACAAATTTATTTAATTCTTTAAATCTTATATCTATATCATTAATTTCTTTAAATAATTTAACTAAAGCTTCATACTCTGAACTTTGAGTTATTTGAACAGTATCCTTAATTGTTTTCTCAACTATTAATTTAAAGATAAAAGTGGATATTCCTTCAGACATAATATCTATTTCTATATAAAATTCTCCTGCTTCATCTACCATAGCAGAAGTTAATTCTAATTCTATAACATTCTTTTCTATAACTTTACAATCATTGAAAATTATCTTTTTATTATTTTTTTTCATATAAACAGTTACTTTAGAATTAGATACATCATATGTATAACCATTAGAAAATAAATTCACTCTTATTTTTCTTCCAGTATCTAATTGTTTAGTTACTATTTCTTTAGGGAACTCTTTTTCCCATATATCTAAATCTACTTCATAATATTTATTATCAGCCATCTATTCCTCCTATATTATTTTAGAAATGTATTACCATTGATTAAATGTTTTACCATATAATCTTAATTTTACTTTTCCTAAAGATTTACTTCTAGCTTCAATTATATTAATTGTATTTAGTTCTAAATAACTAGACACATCAATTGAAGTATCCTCATTTATGTTATCTTTCACTAAAACATTATTAATATAAATTGAAACATCAGTAGGTTTTTCTCCAACAAAAACACCTTTAACCAACTTCCCATCTTGACTAAAGGTGATATTATCTAAATTTATAGAATAATTATGATTGTGAGAAAATATTTCTTTAGAAGTTTTTAAATAATTTTCGTCAACTATTTCTTCAGTTGAATTATTCACTATAGGTAAATACACATCCATATTTTTATCATTATTATGTAACTTACACCATTTTATATCTGTTGGTAGTTCAGTTACTATTTCTTTTATATCATGTTTTATACTATCATGTTCGTGTTCTATTTCTGCATTCTCTGTAGTTCCATTAAAGCTTATGCTTCCTGTTATATTTCCTAAACTTATTCCATTTTCATAGGATTTAAAATTCTTTAATTCTACTTTAAGAATAGCTTTTCTTATTTGAATAACATCTTCTTCAATAGGAACTTCCATAACTAATGGTTCATTTGCATCTAAGTTATCACTATCATTTATATTAAAATCAACTTGAACACCATCAGTAGATAATATTGGAATAGTAGTTTCTTCTATATCATTAACTATAGGTATTCCCTCTTCATCTTCATTTAGACTAAGAGTTTGAATATTAGAAGTTTTTCCTGCTTTATTCAACCTAAATGTAGGAACACCATTCTCTATACCTAAAAATATTTGTTCTATACCATTGCCACTATTAGCAGACATATTATTTCTTATCTGTAATCCAAAATCTAGTCCATCTTTATTAGGTATTTTATCTTTGATATTCCCAATATAAAATACACAACCATTTTCATTATCAGAAACTATGTTTAATTGTTTACCTGCTATAAGTGTTCCATATATTACACTAGCATTAAGCCCTTCGGATGTAAGAGCAGAATTAGAAGTTAACCATTTATCTTGTGTAAAACATATCATAGAAGCACCTATATATAATTGCTTATTTTCATCATCTCCATCAATAAAATAAGAACCTGCTTCTGTTTGTTCATAAGTACATCTATTCCCCTTATTCCTTATATTTACAACTGCTGTGTCTATCCCATCTTCTATATTTTTAACAAAATCATTTACATTTTTACTTTCATTCCAAATACTTTTAAAGCTAAAATTATAATTTTTTAAACTAGAAGTAGTAGCAGATAGAGAAGTGCTTCCACCACTATATTTTTCAATAGTTTCATCTTTATTGCTAAATACAATATTAGTTATTCTATTATCTTTAGGTAATAATTTATATTCAATGATTCTTATAGATTTATCATTTATTAAATCATCACATTCAGTTAAATAAACATAATCACCCAATTTAATATAATATTCCCATGTTAGTCCATTAGGAATTATAATGTTTTGCAAAATTCCTTCTATATCAACAGTAAATTCTATATAATTGCTATTATTTTTTTTTAAATCTTCTTTATAATATTCATATAAACTTTTTGCTGTTAAATAAGTTTCATCTTGTATAGTTTTAGAAATAGTTATTCTATGCAATTCTTCTAATAAATCTTCATTAAATATTAAATTTCCTTTATTATCTTTAGCCGTTTTTATATCTAATAAATTAACTATACTTAAAGTATTCGCCTTTAATTGTTCTCTTTGCTTTTTTAATTTTTCTATTTCTAAAGTCAATTCATTAAATTTAGAAAGGTTGTTATTAATTTGAGTAGAAAGATTTTTTATTTCATCAGCATATAAATTACTATCATTTGCTTGGTAGTCTGTTCTTCTTAATTTTAGCCATTTATTTTCTTCATCTAATGCAGTTCTTTCAGATTCTAATTTAATTAATTTTCTATCTATTTCATTTATTTCATCTAAATACTGTGTCTTTTGTTCTACTTTCCCATTAATAAGGTTTGAATATTTATTCCACGCCACTAATAATTCATTACTCATTAGACCATTATTTATAAAATAACTATAATCATAAATATGTTCATTGCCATATGGGTTAACACTAGCAATGCTAGTATTATTACTTGTAACTAATAAGTCACTTATAATATTATCACTTGTTATTTTCTTACTAATACTTTTTACATAATTTCTATAACTAAAATTTAATCCTTTATTTTTTCCATACTCTTTTTTGGTGTAAACATTTAAAATTTTATTGAAAGTATCAAATTCAAAATATAAATCTCCATATGCACTTGCTACATTATTTCTTAAAAAATCTATCCATTCATATTCACCAGATTCAAAGGCTCTATATTTTACTACACCATCATCAGAAATCTCGCCAGTAGTATATTCAAATATAACTTTATCTATGTTCAAATTCATACTATTAGCAAATAAAAATTGATTATATTTCTTTGAAATTTTTCCATCAGATAATGTTATTTCATAACAAATAGAATATTCTCCAGTATCTTGTTTCATATAAGTAGCTTTTATATGAGATATACCAGTATAAATATCATTTAAACTATGAGAATAGTCCGATTTATTTATTTCTAGTTCAGTAACATTATTAATAACTTGAGTATTTTTATAATTAATTTTTATATTAATACATGAATTTTCATCAAAAGGTGATATTTCAAAATCTTTTTCCCACAAAACAGTATTAGCTTCTAAATTTTTAAAGCTTAAATTACTATATAATTTGTTATAAAAAGTTTTATAAGAAGTTCCTACTTCTTTTTTAGCTTTTTCAGATACTATACCAATTTTCCAATAAGGATTGTCTTTAAGAAAATAGCCATCTAACAATCCTTCACTTGTATCTAAGGTAGTGCCATCATTATATAATTGTCTTGAAATAGTTTCGGATAATACTAACTTACCCAAACATAAACTTTCATAACTTTTGCAATTGATTTTCTTAGTTTGGTATTTAATTAGTTTACCATTTTCTCCTTTATAATATTGTTCATTTATTTCAGGAATTTCACTTATTAAAAATCTTACTGAAGGATTTTGTGTAACAATTTCTTGCCTTAGAAAGCCTATTTTTTCATATAAAGGATTTTCTTTCGTATTTCCATCTTTCATAATTAAATTAGGAATATTCAAAGTCATTTCATTGGTATCATTCCATTTTAGATAAACTTCTTTTATGAAATCATTAGGAATATCCATTATAGGAGTTTTACTATTTTTATACAAAGTAGCTTTAAAATTACTTTTTCTAAAATCTTTTTGTTTCATTTATTTTTTAACACCACCTTTCATATTTATTCAATTCCATATTTAATTTGATATTTTATAACTCCAGTTATATTATTTTCACTTTCTATTTTTATTGCATTAGGCTTGTAATCTAAACAAATAAATTCGGGTGAATATACTATCTCCTTATAATTATCCTTATTTAAAATTTGCATTTCTTCACCATAGATTTGATAATTATTATTCTTAGTTAAATTATTCAATTCAATACAACTATTATTATTTGTATTTACAAATTTAACGCTTGTATTATCACAAGAATTAAATTCAATATCTATGAAAGTCTCTTCATCTACTAAATCAGTATCATTTTTTAATTCAATTTCATCTGATATAGAAGTATCGAAATTTTTAACTATTTCTTTAGAATAAATATAAGGCTCTGTCATTACAAATTTAAAAATAACATAGCCATTATTATTACCATATAATTCACCAGTAGCAGTAGTAAAAATGCCATAATATAATTTATTATCTTTTTCTATTGCTTTTGGTTCATTCCTTAAAATATATCTGCATAGATTTTTAATATCTTTTTGTGTAATTTCCTCAGCTATAAAAACATCTTTTACTTTTCTAGCTTTCACTAAAGTGACATCAAATTCAAAATTATTATTATTTGTTCCTAAAAACAATTTTTTATTAAAAACACTATCAGTTGTATTTACACTTCTATTAAGTCCTACATTAAATTCTGTATCTTTAGACATAGTCATTAGATAAAATCCTGTCCTTTGAGTAATATCTTCATTATTAAAAATCAAATGATAATAATTGTTTCTTGCTAATTGATTCAATATATTCACCTCACTCCACTTATTTTTTTGCATTAAAAAGAGCCTAGAAATCAATCTAAACTCTTTTTAAAATCACAATTTTAATTGTATTTAAAATAAATCTTTGATAAATTAATAAAATTTTCTTTTTGTTCATTTAAGTTATTATTTAACTCATATTCATTTGGATTTTTATTAAATCTTTCTTCATACTCATATTTAACTAAATGTGCTGTATTTTCAATTACATTTATAGCATATTTCTGAACTTGTTTACTATCTTCATTATAGTCATTAAGACTAAGTTTACTTATTTTCTCTCCAACATTATTAATTAATTCTAATCTTTGTCTATAATTATCTCCATCTGTTAATTTAAAAGAACCATCTTCTAATACTTCATATCTGCCATTTATAGAAATTATTTCATATACTTCACTATAAATATTACTTATAATATCACGATTTTTTATATACTCTTCTTCTTTTTTTGTATCTATTTTGTTCTTAATATTTTTTTTATTCTTTTTGCTTAATAAAAAGTATTTATTATTTAATTTATATGCTTCTTCATAATTTTTATTTTCTATTAATTTTTCTATATTAGCAATTTTATCTGTTTTATTTATATCTCCACTAGTATAAATAAATAGCCCTATACAAAGTCCTATAATAATTACCAAAAAAATAGAAAGAATAATAATTATTTTTCTTTTTTTAACTTTCATATTGCATCCCTCCAATATATTATAATTATAAACCATATAGAAGGAATATTCTACAAAATCTTTATTTTTTCCTTATAATATTCTTTTCTAATTTTTCAGTTCTTTCTAAAATTTTATCCCATTTAGCTTTATTTTTTTCTTATTTAAAAAAATCATCTACTTTATCTGCTCTAACAATGAAAGGAATATTATTAAAATCTTTTATAGACATTAGCAACCTTTTCCTTTCATTATTGGATAAAAACTAAAACACCATCTTTTATAACACTGTCCTTACAAAAGTAAAAATACTTTTTATTACAATAATAAAATATAGATTATTTCCATGTTTTATCATATTCTTTTATTTCATCAAGTATCATTTTAGATACAGTTTGTTCATCCAATCCACTAGCTTCCACATTAATATTATATGTATTAGTATAATTATTATTGGTAGTTGCCTTCGTCATAGCACTTGTATCATAACCTAAATTACTATTTATACTACTAATACCTATATCTTTTAAAGTTGCTCTTGTATTGTCTAAAACACTATTATATTCATTAGCTTCTTTTATTATATTTTGGAACCCAATAGTAGTATTACTTGTCATATCATTTACGGCATCATTTAATTTAATAGTCTCATTTCCTATTTTAATAAAACCATTAACTAAGCCATCATTTATTAACTTATTAATATTTTCAGGTTTTAAACTATCTTCAATGGCTTGTTTCTCATCCTCCATTTTTTGCTTAACACCTTCATACTGATTATCTTTAATAGTAGTATTCATTTCCTTTAACAATTCATCATATTGCTCTTGTAACTCTTTTAATTTAGCTTGTCCATTTGCTGAATTATCTAACTCATATAAGTTCATTTGTTCTTTTACTTTAGTTAATTCACTTTGCTTACTTGCTAAACCTTCTTGTTCAGTTTCCTTGCTATGTAATCTATCTAATAAGTCCATTTGTTCATCTAACTTATCTGTTCTTTTATCTGCATAATATTTAAATACATCATACATTTTACTTTCACCATCAGCAACTAAATCTGACATAGTTTCATAAACACTTTTAATAGAGTTATTAAGTGCTTCCCATTCTTTTTGAGTTGCAGGAATAGTTTGACCTATTAAAGTATTGTAATCTTTTATAGCTTCATTTAAGTCTTTAACTCTTTCTTGTGCTTTCTTTTTAGCTTCTGCTGACTTTTCATCACCATCTGCCATAGCATTAGCTGCATTTGTTAAAGCCTTTAATTGACTTTCATAATTTAATATTTGACTATTTATGTCATTATCATCAAATTTGAATCCAGCACTATCAAGTTTAACTCTTAAATCCCATCTTTCTTTACTTTCTTCTGCTATCTTTTGTTTAATTAAAGCTTGTTCATCTTTATAGTAATTTATTTCTTCTTGTAAACTTTTTAGATATTTACTACCTACTAGGTTATCTTGTTTTTCTTTAAGAATATCTAAATTACCTGTTAATTTATTTATTGCAGTATTTATTTTTAAATATCTATCATACAAATCTTCAAGATTATCAACATCATATTTTGAAGAAGATGAGGATGAATCATCAAGTTTGGTAGCTGGTTTTATAGGATTCCATTCAACAGGCGTTGTAGTTATAGTAGAAGTTACTTCGTTGGCTGGTACATCCATCCAATTCCCTTTACTATCTACATAACGTTTCATTAAATTTCCTTCTTCATTATAATAAAAAGTTATACTTTTTATTTTATCAGATAGTGCATCAGCATAATTTTTAGCATCTTGAACATACCAATTTCCTTTAGTATCTGTTATTTTTTTATAAATTTCCCCCTCTTTATTAATAAATAGAGTTACATTTTTTATTTTGTTATTTAAATTATTTAAAAAATTAACAGTATCTATTTCATATTGTTTTGATTTAGAATTAGTGGCATTTACTGTTGCATTAATTTCTGCTTGTGCTAATTTTATAGATTCTTCAAGATTCTGTTGCTTTTGTTGACTATATTCTTGTTCCTTTCTTATAGAAGTTTCATATAATGAATTTATATTAGCCATAGATGCAATAAGTTCATTATCACCAGAAGATAATATGCTAGAAGCTGTACTATCAGAAATAGTTCCGTATTTATCTATTTCTTCTTTAATTTTTTGAACTAATTCAATTAAACTACTTAATTTATCAAATTGCTCATTTAACTTTTCTATCTCTTTTGTAAAATCTTCTGTCTCGTCACTTGATTCTTTAATTGCATTTTTATAATCTTCTTGTATATTAGTTACTTCTTCTATAGATATTCCTAGTTCTTGCATAGTTTTAGAACTTTTATCAGCTAATCCTTCATATTGAGTTCCTTGCTTATCTAATGTTCGATAAGCATTAGCAATGGTTTTAATAGCTTCATTATAATTTTCTGACTTTTTTGTAGCTTCGCTAATAGCTTCTTTAATATCTTTTGAATTAGCAAAATATTTCCCTTGTTGATTTCCTTCACTATCATTCCAATAAATAAAAGATTTTCTTAAATTATCATTATCTGCTTTAGTTAAGCTATCTAAATAGGCTTTTGTATCTTTATACTTATTTGCTAATTTTTCTAAATCTTTATATGAATTTATGTTATTTTTAGAAAGTGCTTCTCTGGCTTGAGAGTCATTTAATTCTTTATCTTTATCTATTAACTCTTGCGTTTTATTAATCAATTGGTCTTTATTATTATAATTTTCTTTTAATAAATTATTTATTTCGGGATAAATTGAAGTTAATTCTTCTTGAATATCCCTTAAACTTTCTTCTTTAGATTTATATTCATCTGTTCCACTCTCTAATGTCTTTAATTCACTTGATATTTGCTTATAACTATCCAATAAATCTTGTGCATTAGAAGTATTTCCAATTTTAGAACCGTAATCTTCATTAAAACTTTGGTTAAAATTATATAATTCCTCTTCTGCTTGTTCTGTTTTTTGCTTTACATATGACATAGCTCCCGCAAGAGCTGTTAAAGCTGTCATTACTACACCTATAGGATTGGAAATAAAAGCTGATTTTAATTTATCAAAGGCAGTTTTTAATCCTACTGTAGCTACTGTTAAAACTCTTTCCCCTTGAACGCAACCATATAAACTTGCTATAAATTCTGTTATTGTTTTCCCTTTTACTAAAGCTATTGCAGTACCTAATAATCCAATGACAGTAGTAAGACTACCAAAACTATCTATTGCAGTAGATACAGTTCCTACCAAAGTTGTCATTCCACTAATAACATCTTTAATCATATCTGAACTAATTATTTTAGACCACATAACATTAGTTTCATCTTTAAAGGTATTCATTAATCCTTCAATTGATTTAGCTTTTACATCATTTGCTTTTTCTAATGCACCCTCAGATTCTAATGCAGAATTATATAGTTCTTGTTGTTCTGTCATCCCTGCCATAAGAGCAACAAAAATTGACCTTTGACGATTTCCAGCTAACATTTCAGAGGTATATTGCTTTTCAACATCTGTCATACTACCCCATTTACTAGCTACTTCTTGTAGTATTTCATTTAATGGTTTTAAGTCACCTGTTGATTTTTCTATATCTATATCTAACCTATCTAATGCCTTTTGTGCTTTAGACATATCTTCATCATTAACACCAGCATCTTCCGCTACTGATTTAATTTGCAATCATTCTGTTACTTTCATCTATTCTCACAGATTACTAACTATACATATTATTAATTATGTATAGCGGAAAAGGTTCTTCTTTAGGTAATTATTTCATACCGACCTTTTCTCACACGTTTCATTTTTAGATTATTGCGTGTGTTCAGACTATCACATCTACTTATATATAAGTAGTTCTCTCATTTAGTCGTTCAGCGTGGTTTTATTTTTTATAAACCTTCGCCCTTGTTATCCATCTCTGGACTTTCAAGTTATTAGAGAGAATTTTTCCTTTAAATATCACTATATAAAGGGGGCATTACTTTACCCTTGCAGCAATCATCTTATATGCATTAGCTAATTCTGAACCACTACGCCCTGTTTGCTCTATTAAAGAACCTATAGTAGCTGTATATCTTTCCATACTATCTCCACTCATTTCTGCAACTGAACCTGATGTAGAAATAGCAGAACTTAATTCTTGAATACCACTAGCGAAATCATAAGTCATATTCTTAGAAACAGAAGTCATTACATCACCTATATGTGTAAACGCTTCACTAGCTTCACTACCTTCATCTTCTAATAACTTAAATTGGTTTGCTATATCTTGCATATTTTTACTAGCTGTTAAAGCGTTCATGCCTGCAATATTAGATAATTCAGCAGTAGGTTTAGTTTTAGCTAAAATTTCTTCTACAGATGTTTTTTCATTACTATAAATCCTACCGATATCATGTACTGCTTCAATAGTAACTCCCATTTTTTTAGCCATTTCATCTAGTTGGTCACCCATTTCATTAAATTGAGTTTTAGTCAATTGTTCCATGGTCATTGCCATATCTGTAAAAGATTCATCAAGATATTTTACATATTCAATCCCTTGTTTTACTTCTTGAATAAGCTTATTGATAGCAGTAGCAGCAGTTAAAAATATTCCAAATTTACTAGCAACATTAGAAATAGTTTGCCCAAAACTTGTAAATCGTCTTTGTCCTGTTTGAACGCCATTCATTTGTACCTTTTGGTCTAATTCTACTATTTCAGATTTTAAATTAGCAACTTGACTTCTAACATCTTTGATATTGACACCATTTAAAGAATTTATTTTTCGTCTAATTTGCTCCATTCTATTAGCAATATCATTACCCTTTAATGAATTTTGAAATTGGCTTAAAAATGAACTATTTATATTGCTATTATTTTTAGATTGAATAGTATTTAATTGATTAGTTAATTGTTTTTGGCTTAACTCAATTAATTGTTTTGTATTTGATAGTTCTTGATTAATTTTATCATTATTAGCAGATTGTGCTGTTTGTAAATTTCTCTTTAATTGTAATTCAGTATTTAATAAATTATTAAGTTGTTGTTGAGTTAATAATTCTTCTTTATTTATAGATTTTGTTGTCAAACTTTGCTTAACAGTTGCTAAATTCTGTTGTAATGTTTGTCTTTTTTCTCCTTCTGCTGTAATAAGTTGAGTTTCTATTCTATATTGTTCTCTTAATAATTTATTTATTTCACTATACAAAGAAGCGGTTGATTGGTTACTTTGATTACTGTTATTATTGTTAGTATTAAATTTAGTATTATTAGTAATTCTTTGTATTTTTTCTAATGTTTTCAATAAAGAAGATAAAGAAGTGGCTATATTAGAATTATCAAAATTTATTGATAATTTATTATTTTTGTTAATATTATTAATCAATGATTCTAATGAAGTAGCTTTACTTTTATCAAATTTAATATCTACATTGATTTCTAAATTTTTACCCATATATTACTATTCCTCCCTTAAAAATAAAAGAAGTATCTAATATATGGATACTTCTATCTTGTCTTATTAACATTTCTTAATAATTTTTGTAATTCTTTAGGATTATCTTTATTTTTTACAAATTCTTCATATGTAAGTTTCAATCCATTTTTCTTAAATAATCTTTCTGTTTTTTTCTTTAATTGGTCAGATGAAAGATTTAATCTAGCAATTCCTATTAACTGGCTTGTTGTTTCTATTGCTATATAACTATTCCATTGAATATCTTCAATTATTTCGTTAAGTAATACATGAATTTCTCTTAATAATAGTTCTATTGTTCTATCTGTAAATTGAGTATAGAATTCTTCATCTGTATATAAATCTATTTCTGCACCAATAGATGTACATTCTCTTATAATATATCTAATTATATTACTTCCTACTGTCCCTGAAACTTTTAAAGATTCTTCATTTATTTTTATATTATCTTCATTACTTATTAATTTAGTAATCTCTTCTCTTTGTGCCATTGTAGGTTCAAATAATTTAATATCATCTTTTTCATATCTTATTGTCTTTTTTTTATGATTATCTAAAATTCCCATGTTTCTCTCTCCTTTATTTAATATAACTAATATTCTCTTTTAATATTTTTTCTATAATATCAGTATTTTCTAATTCTTCCTGAACTGGTTCAATAAAAGGTCTTGGTCTTTTATAAATAGGGGCATCTTTTTCTGTAGAAGTACCATATTCAATTATTTCATCTAAATCTACCCCATCTTTTGAATTTATGGGTTTAGCGTCATTTTTTATTTTTAAACTAATTTTATCATCATTGTTGGTTACTTCTGATTTCCATGTATCCTTTAATCCCCCAGAATTATGACCACTTCTTCTTTTATAAACTTTAGGTTCATATACATCCAATACATTTTTTTGTACTGATTTTTCACTAATCTCTATTATTTTATCTGTTATTTTTGTTTTCATAGTATTTTCAATATCATTACTTATTTCGCATATTAAATCATTAAAATCAAAATTATTCTTCATTTTTTATTCACCCCTTAATGAAATTTAAGTGATTTTAAATTTGTATTTATATTTTCATTACAAAGATAATTATTATCCTTATAAATAATATAAAGTCTAAGACAAAATATCTTAGACTTTATATTCAAACTATATTAGTTCAATTATATATGTATTAACTATATCATTGGTCTTAATTGCTAATTCTATTTCTCCTATACCTTCATTGAAATAGATAACATTACCAAATTCAATGTCTATTGGTATATTCAATTCTTCTAACTTCACAATTTTATTTTCATCCGTATCATCATTTAAAACTTTAACTTGCTTGTCTTTATTGTTAATAAACCAACAAGCAAGATTGTCCCTCATTTTTTCTAGTAGTTGTTCATCATTTTCCATACGAAAGCCTCCTTTGATTTGACACGCTGAATGAAAAATGATATACTACAACTGGGAGTACAATATCTTGTACATATAGAATCGCTAAATGTATTTTAATTTAATATTGTATTATTATATGTATATTATAGTTTATTCAGTGTGTATGATTATAAAATTAATATTATTAAATTAAGAAAACATTTAGCTTAGATTAAGAGTGTTATTGCCGTAACGCTCTTTTTTATTTCCAAACATTTCTTTATTACATTAACAAGTATATAGTATTAAATCTATCATGTCAATATATTATTTATACTTCATCAAATATCTTTAAATTTTATTGAATAAAACTACACTTTATTATATAATTAATGCATAAGGAGTTGATAAAATGAATAACATTGATTATGCAAATGAAGTTAGTTCAATAGTAAAAACACAATTGGCAAATGCAAACATAACCCTCACTAAAATAGTTGAAGAAATGAATAAGGTTAATGATGAAAAAACTACTGTTCAAAATTTAAGTAATAAACTCAATAGAGGTACTATAAAATTTTCTGAAATATTACAGATTGCTGACCTTGCAGGTTATGAAATTAATTGGGAAAAGAAAATTAGTGTTAAATTCAAAGTGCCAGAGTTTAATACTAAAGAGCTTTTTAATACACTTAATAATATAAAATTTTCTTCAAATCGACCAGAAACAATTTCAGAATATTTTAATACATCAAAATATTCTGACCCACTTTATTTAAAAAATGTTATAACTAAATTAGAAGATGATAATGTAAAATTAAAAAAACGTACTACTTATTTAGAAAATAAGATTAATGAATTATTTAATTTATTATCAAAATGCCCTCAACTTTTAGAAGAATTAAATAAATAAATATATAATTTCCAAAGAACATAAAATATTATATCATACTTTTTTATATCTTTAATATAATTTTGCATGAATAATTATAAAAAATTTTATAGCGAACATTTATTCGTATTTGATTTATTAATATTATACTATATAAATATAAACAAATGGTATTAAAAGAACCATTAATATTTCACATTATATTTAAATATCTTTAATTTTCTAAGAATATCTTAGATTTACTAACTATTTTATTTAAATTAATTATTGGCTTTAAAATCTTGATTTTATTTCTAAAAAAATAATAATGTAAGTTTATTTATAGGTACTTAGAAACCTAGTACCTATTATAAGCTTACATTATGCACTTCTATTCTTCTGCTAAAATCACAAAATTACACAATTCTTTATCTTCATCTGGTGTTAATGTTAAATTAAACTCATATTGTGATATAGAACTTCCATCAAGCTCAAGAGATAATTCACCTTTAGGTCTAGCATTAGGACAGATAATTTGTAGACAAACTTGTCCACCACCCTTATTGTCAGATTTAACAGATATTACATCAATATAAGCTGTAAAGGCTTCATTAATTTCTTGAGTTTCTTTGATTGAGATGCTTCCTGCACCTGTTACTTTTGTTAAATAGAAAACCTTTACTTTCTTTCCTGCTGATACAGTTACAGTTATTTTCTTTTTATCTGTTGAAGAAAGTTCTGCTTGTAAGCTTTCTTGTCTAATACCATCTATATCTATTACATCTACAGAAAGAACCTTAGTAGCTTCATTGTCTAATGTAAGCTCTGTTTGTTCATCTGAACTAGAATTAAAAATTTGTGTTTTTAATATTTCGGTTTCTCCTACCTTTATAGGACTTCCAGTAACAAAGCTTAATAGCTCAGCAGTATATAAATCTGATTTAAAAGTTAATGAACCTTCTCTATCTCCAGTAAATGTTACCTTCTTAGTTTTTCCATTTGCATAAGCATATTCAGCGTCTTCTGCTGTAATATCAGTAGTAACTCCATTTATGAAAGGAAAGTCATATAAAGTTCCACTTTCTTTTCCTACTAATGTCATTTTACCACTATTTTTAGTCCCAAGTATTTGGTTTAATTTATTTTCTGCCATTTATTTATTCCTCCTTAATATCGTGTCTAATTTTTTATTTCAATATTAAACTATACAAATCTACATACTTATATTTCTTTGAATCCCAAAGTCCATTTCCCATAATAGCTCTATCTAAAGTATTTTTATTTCTATAAATTAAGCCATTATATAAATTATAAAACTGATATAAATTCATTTTGAGTAATTGTTCTTCTTTCAATCCACCAAGCTGTATATTAATATAGTTAAAATTATTATAAATTCTATCTTCTTTCTTTCTTTTACCTTTTTCTGAATCTTCTCTTTTATCTCTTTCCTGAAAAATTTTTCTAAATTCTTCTCTCACAGATTCATCTTTAATTTTCATTAAAAGTCGTTCATTTTTATCTTGCTTATTTAAATCTTCCTTAGTTAATAATTTTAGACCATAAATTAATCTTAAAATTTCACCTAATTCATTAAATTGCTTATTATCTAATTTATAGTTATCACAACCTAAAAAAACTTTAAATTCACTAATTCCATAAGGTAGTAAATCTAAAGCTATCCATTTAAAGTCACAATCGAATAAAAATTTCATCGTTTCAAATATATTCTTTTCAAATTCTTTATCCGCTTGAGATATACTATAAAGAATTTCTAATATACCAAATTCATTTAGTTTTAAATCTGGTACTTTTTCTTTTAAGCCATTAATAATTTCTTGTCTTCCTAATAAATCTTCTGAATAACAAAAAACTTTTAATGTGTTTTCTAAAAAATCTTCACCATATTCAAATAAATCATTAACTGTTATATATTTCATTTTCTTTCCATAAAAATTAATAGGGTTATTACTTAGTGCTTTACCTAATATATAATATCTATTATTATCGTCTTTTAAATTAAAATTTTTTTCTAATTTCAATAACATAAAACCACTATTTAAAATCAGAAACCTTAAAGAATACCTTAGTAGCACTATATCCATTAGGTGGCGTTATTGTTTCAAAAGAATCTAATACTATTCTACCAACACCTTTATCATAGTCTTGTATGGCTTTTGTAATGGCACTTGCAATACTTAACATTCTGCTACTACCATCTGCTAATTCAAAAACTGCTGATTTTACCAATATAATAAACCCCATATAAATATTACAGAAAGAAGGTTTGCTACTTATTGTACTAACTTCAAATGTCATAGCAACTAAAGAAGAAACCTCTGTCACAGTTCCTAATGCAATAGGACAAAAATTTAATCTTGCATGAGATATTTCACCCTTACCATTAGTTTGTGGTCTGGTCAAATCCCATGCTTCATCCATAGTTAATTCTTTATTATCTAGTGGTGTATAATCATCATATTTCAATAATTTCATTAATTCTTGGTTCTCAACCAATTTAATCTGAACATCTTTCAATAGTTTATTAACATTGTCAAAAATTGTAATATCATCATATAACATATCACCACCTACCTTAATATAAATTTAACTTCTATTGATAACTTAATATTATCTTTAATAAAATTAATAGTTAATGTTTCTTTTGAATATCCAATATTATTTTTAATAGTTATTGAATTATTTGTAGTTTCAATGATTGTATAATCACTTACTCCTAAATTATTATTTTCTATATTTATTTGCCACGAATCAGTATCAACTTCATCATTATTATAAATTGTGAAAGTATTTTGACTTAATTTTCTTATATTATAACTACCATTTAATCCTTTAATAGTATAATTGTCTTTAGTTACTTCCACGTCCCCTGATATTTTATCTAATTCAGGATTATATGCTATATTATTTATTAAATCATCTTTTTCATCATAAACATCTTTTTCAAGAACAATTTCTCTACATTTATCAGTAAGTATATTTTCAGTTTTTATACATTTATAAATCTGATTTTTATTATTTTTCAACACAAATCTCATACCAATATAGATTTTTTGTGTGTCTTTATTATCTTGCACTAGGCAATAAATTTTCCCATCAATAGTATCTATTGTATTAGTTTCTTCTACACCTTTAACACCATAAGAAGAATTAGAACCATAAAACCATATTGGATTTTTTAATCCTTTATAATTTAAAGTAGTTTGACATCTTGTCATCTTAGCGGTATTAAAGAATGGATTATCCTTATCTATTGCAGGAATTATTAAATAAATATCATCATTATAAGTTATATAGTCGCCTTGATTTATTCTATAATCTTTATAGAATTTCATTTCTCTGTCTTCAACTGATTGCTTATGCTCAACACCTGCATTTCTCACTATTGCTCTATAATTAAATGTTTTTTCATTAATATCAATACTTTCTTTCCCATTTACCAATATATTAGTTCCTTCTTGTTTTAAATTCTCAGCAAAATGAAACTTACCACTATATTGAACCATATCTACTTGTTTTCTAAAATTACTATAATCATTCATTTAAAACACCATCATTCAAATAAGCAAATAATTGTTCTATTTGATTATTTACTTTTGTTAAAGTAGTTTCTCTTGCTTCAACTTGATTCTTATAAAATTTAGATTTAACTTCTTTAAGGTCATATTGGTAAACTTCTTGAAAGTATTCTAAATCATTTTGTAAGATGTTTAATTTAATAAACAATGCTAATATCTTCTTTTTTATGTTAAAACATTTATTATCATCTGTTTGTAATTCAATAATTTCAGCATTATCATCACAAACTAAGTTGCTTTCTGTATCATTTGATTCAATATTATAACTATCGACAGCATTGTTTATAATCATTTTCATTTCTTTTTCATCATTAGGAATATTTGCAATATTTTTACCTAAATTAGTTAACATATAACTCCATAAGGTATCATAACCAAGTGTCTTATTCATAATATTGCATCACCACCATTATTCATTAATAAAATTGTCTTTTACATCTTCATAAACATATCCTGCCCAATCACATAATACCTTTATTTTTGAGTTAGAATCTATTCCTATATTTATACATTCTCTATATACATATCTTTTAATTTCTTTTGTTTGTTCCTCATCTAAATCTTTAGTTAATTCATTTAAGGATTTCTTAAATACTTGTTGATTGCCTTTACTAATCATAGCTTTTATTTCATTTTCTGTAGGCATAGCCTTTTCTAAAACTATATTTTCTGTTACGTCTTGGACATATTCTTTTGTATCTTCTGTTTCCTCAACAAATAATTCACCATCTGTAAAAGTAGTTGTATAATCTCTTAACCATTCATAAACAGCATAAGGCACTTTTAGCTTATTTAATACATTTCCTTTAGTCCCTGCAAATCTATATGTTGGTGTTATTGGTGAACTTCCTATTTGATATGGATAATTTACCTTAAATGGTGTAACCTTTTTTCTTATTAATGTTATCATTAAATTTTCTTCCATTTTTCCTCTCCTTTAAAATTAGGACTACCAATTTTTTGATAGTCCTAAAATAATGATTAATTTTTTATTAATTATAGTTTTACTACTGTATCTTTTAAATAAGCTATAGCTTGAGTTAATAATAAAGTAACATCTACTTTATAAGAAATCTTTAAGTGAACTTGTTCTGTTTCTATGTTTTGATTTAAAGTATCTTCTAACATAGTTAATCCACCAAATTCAGTAACCTTAAATGGTGAAGATGAACCACCTGCTATCATAATAGCTTCATCTACAGGTAAATCAACCTTTGTGTTCATTTTATCTGTATATGGGTTATCTAAATTAATACAAATAGTTCTTCCTACTGTTTCAAAAGTAGTTGCACTTAATAACTTTTCTCTTAGGTCATCTGTTAAATATTTAGAAATATTATCATTAACATTAACAGTTGCTTGTTTATCTACTAAGTTACTTATGAAAGCTGGGTCTGCTATTAAAACAGGTCTTGTATTTCTTCCATATCTAATTAAAGAACTTTCTATACTTCTGAAGTCAGGAAAAGTCATATTAGCAGCAGTATGTATTTGTTGTGCTGGTATCTTACCGGCAGTTGCAGCCGCACTAGCTACAGAATATATCTTAGAAAGAATGTACTTAACCTTTTCCTCTCTTACAATATCTACGGCATTTTTATACTCATTAACTGGGTCAGAAATCATTCTACTTACATTGTAATAAACACCAAATTGATGTTTTACTGGTGTTGCAAGTTCAGTATTTCTGTAACTAGGTATTCTTGTAAAGTCTACTCCAGAACCAGTAGCAGTAAGTTTCATTGTAGCTTTTACCTTTTCTTTTGGTAATTCATATATTTTTATATCATTCGCACCAACTTGGTCATAGTCAGCCAACATATTAATAACCTTTTGAAAATCAGCTTTCCCAAATTCTTCAGCACCAACTAAAATTAACTTATTTAAATCTCTAAAAGCTTGGTAATTATTTATTTCACCATTTTTAGTAAAAGCTGAATTTACTAACTTTGTTAAAGCCATTTCATCTCCAGCTATTATATTACCTTCTTTGTCCTTTTCTATTTCCATTTTATTATTATAAACTCTCTTAGCCATAGCTAATTGCTTAACATCTATTGTTGCCATATTTTTAAATCCTCCTTAAAATCATGCTTATTTTTTTATTTATATTCTACTGCATAAGTAGTAGTACCGGCATTAAATCCAAAATCTGTTTCTATTCCTACTAACTTACCAACAGAAATTATACCACTTCCTGCTGTTTCACCTATGCAAAATGTTTTATCTGCTGTCTTATAGCAAACTTCTGCACCTAACTTTGGTGTTATACCACCTTTTACTGTATAGTTAGAAGATTCTTGTCTTATACCAGTTTCGACTCTGAAAAGTCTTAGTGGTTCACCTGCTTTATTATAAAAACACTTGTAATCTCTTTCACCTAAATCAGTTAATAATTGTTCTTCTTCTACAGTTTGAACAATAAAAGCTGGTTTAGTACCTTCCCAAGGTTTCACCTTTAATACACCATCATCAGTATATCCATCTTCCTCTACTAATACACCATTATCTAAATCTACTGTAGCAATAGCTGCATTTACAACAGGCTTTGCCCATATAGTCATTACATTAGAAATCTTATGTTTTCCACCTACTGTTAATAAATCTCTCATCATTGTTGCCATATTTTTAAATCCTCCTTAAAATCATGCTTAATTTTTATTTATAATCAATGCCATATTTTTCTTTTAATATGTCATCAGTCTCTTGTTTTATTAATTCTTCATTTTTATCTTTAATTTCTGTAATTTGATTTATTGATACATTACTATTTCCTAAATCTAATTCATCATCATCTAATTTAGTTTCTTTTATATTTTCTACTACTAAAGAATTTAAAGCATATTTAGCTTCCTTAGATATATTTTCATCTTCATTAGCATATTGTTTAATTAATTCTTGTGTTGATTCTTCTTCAAAAACATCTAAAGCATTTACACTTTCAAATTTCTTTTTAAAATGTTCATGTGCTTCATTAAATGATTTATTAAATAATTCTTCATTATATTTGTCTACTAAAGGTTGCATTTTATCAATCTTAGCTTGAAGTTCATTTAAAGACTTTTCTAATTCACCTTTTTCCACCTTTGAATTATTTGATTTTTCAAGAATAGAATCATTTAAACTAATTATTTTTTCATTTAACTTATTAACTGTTTCTTCTGATTTAGCTAAGCTATTTTTAGTTGTTTCTAATTCATTTTCAACTTCTTTTAATGAATTAACAGATACCAGAGCATAAGTTACCTTTTCTTTATTTTCATAATCAACAGTTAATTTATCATTATCATCTACAGAATATGTAATTTTATAATTTACCCATTCTTCACCTTCATATGTTTCATACAAGAAATACTTTCCGTCTGGATAAATACCATAATTGCTTATCCAAACATATTCATATTCAGCGGCAGTCATCTTTTCTTTAAGTGCTTCCATTATTTTATTTCTTAAATCACCACAAGAAAGTTCATTTAATGCTTTTAAAAATTTATTTTCCATTCCTTCTTTTTCCTCCTTTTTACTATTTTTATTCTCTAATAAAGAGTTGATAGCTTTGTTATATTTTTTTATCTCATTTAAAGATATAAGTCTTGCATATTCATATGATGGTGCTATTACTACAGAATTGCCCCTATCCTCTGAATTTAATAGAGTATGTGCATTGAAATAAATAGGTGATTGTATATATTCAATACCATCTTTCTTGTTATAATTGAAATAATAGTATTCAACACTCATATTTATCTTAATACCTCTATCTAACCATTCTTCTAACAATCCCACAATATTACCATATTTATCATCACACCATATAATTATATCTGCAAAAACACCTTTTTTAGTAATACCATTTTCATCTTGATATTCTTCTATATATGCCTTTTCAATAAATCCTATAGCTATTGTATCAGTTATAAGAATTGTTTCACCATTTCTATCCGTTCCTTCATTTTCTTCATGGTCTCCTAGTGCATCTAGTTCACCACCATTTTCACTTTTACTTATATATTTACAAGTAATTCTTTTACCTACTAAAGTATTTATGTTTTCTTTTGCTACTTCTTCAGTTATAATTTGTCCATTACCTGAAACCTCAAAATCAAATACAAAAACTTTACCTTTTTTTATTGTTGGGTCTTTTTCATCTATTTTTAGTTCATTTAATGATACTATATAATTTCCAACTTTATTTTTTGACACTTTTTCACCACCATTCAAAACATATTTAATAAACTCTCCTAATACATTTTTTTAATTTCTTCTATTGATAAATTATTATATTTATTAAATAATTTATTATTTTTATCAATTATTAATTTCTTTCCATCTCTACAAATAGTAATAGAATCTTTCTTTTTAATAACTATAACTTTCACAAAATCACCACCTATTATTAAGTTGTAGATGGTTTTGGATTACTATTCCCATCATTAGTTTTCGTAGTTACCGTACTATTATTTTCATCACTATCATCTGTAGGTCTACCTCCAACATTATCGCTAGAAGAAATATTATTAGTATTTAATGGTGGAATTATTTTCTCTCTAAGTTTTAAATCCTCTATTTCATATATAGATTGTGCTATATATTCCTCAAAATCAATTCCTAAATTATCTAACAATGGTTTAATTGAATAACCTTTATCAGCTAATGATTTTAAATTACTTACCTTATCTTTTTTACTTAAAGGAACGCCTTTAATATATTCAAATCTATATTTTTTACCCTTAGATTTTCCTAACACAATAGTAATTAATTGATTATATATTTCCTCAATTTGTTCCACCATCGCATCTATCTTTCTATACAACATTTCAAGATTTAAATTAGCACTAGCATAATTTCCACCAGTACCATTAATAAGAACAGATGATATGGTTGTACCTGATGTAATATCACTATTAACAGATTCATATTTATCTGGACTTAATATATCATCTATATTCTTAAATTCAGGATATTCAAAATTTGCAAAAGAAGGTAAACCTATACAAGTTAATCCTGTACTAGAAGAGGTATTTTTTTCTAATGCTTTTTTAACACTATTAAATACTCTCTTTTGTATTGATTCTTTAACTTTATTATCATTATCATCTTTATCTCTCATTTTTACTACTGCTATTGCTCTTATTATTTTATCTGCCATAGAACGTTCCAAATCTTTCATTTTCTGTTTATGTAATAAATCATTCATAGCTTGAGTGCCTTGTGGTAATCCTAATCTTTGACTTGATGACAATGTTCTATTTCTTGCTATTAATGATGTTTCTGGTGGCAATACTATTAATTGTAGTTCTTTTTGCTTATCATAATCTTTACAATTCTTCCACTTTTCATATTTTCTTTTAGTTACAAATGGACTAAGATTTGTATATTCTGCTTTTCTCTGTTCGTCTGTTAAAGTATCTAAATATGATAAATCATAAACTCCTACCATCTTCCCCTTGTATACTCCATATGGATATATATATTGTAAATTATTAAATACATTAAAATAAGGATTCTGTTTATCACCTAACCATGTTCCTAATACAGTACCATCATGTGCTAATTGAACAAGTAATTGTCTAGTAAGTTGTTTATGCTTAATTGTATTTTCTAAAACACTTCTTATTTTTGCAACATCTTGGCTATATGTTGATTTATCTCCATAGCATTTAATAGTATAATTTAATTCAGGTAAAGCGAATATTAAATCATACATTTGAGATATATTACCGTCTATAATATAATAATAAGTTAATAAATCATTAATTTCTGTCATATATTGGTCTGGATTACTAAACCATCTTTGTAAAGTTTCTAAACTTATTGTCTTGATATTTTGAGTCATTTCAAGAACAAATCCATCAACAAAATTACTTATAACCTCATCATAACTATTATATTGTTTTTCTAAATCATTTATTTTATTTTGTAATTTTTCAACTTCTGCCTTAGTAAAGCCATTTTTAGACCCTTTAGGTCTACCTCTTTTCTTTAATTTTTCATTTTCCACCATTTCACCACCCTTCTTCTTGTTTTAGATAAATACATATTCTCTATCATCTTCTTCCTCTTCTTCAATAGTATCCAGAAATAAATTTATATAATATAATCCCATTATTAATGCTGAATATCTATCCTTATCTATCTTTTTAACAACTTGTACAACTTTAGTTGTCTTATCTTTAATATCTAATTTTAAATTTGCTACTTCATCTATTAATTTTTCAACTTGTTTTGATTGTTGCTCTAGTAAAACTTTTTTATCTCTACTTAAAGTTTCTTCTACTTCATTTAAAGAATCATTATTTATCTTTTTTATCATTTTCAATTTAGATGATTCTATATAATCTATGAAATTTACAATCATTTCTTTATTACAAGATTGAGCCTTTAAGGCATATACTATTTTAGGTGCATCAGGATTTTGTGATTTTTGTTCTGTATTTATTGTTGCAAAACAGCCTAATTCTTCATTGGTTTCATCATCTGTTTGTTCTTCCAATAAACAATCAACAACTGCTGAACCCACACCATTAGCATCTACTACTATAGCTTTTACCCTACTTTTCTCCTCATCTAAGCTTCCACCATATTTATAGAACATCTTTTTAATTATTACAGATTGTTCCATGAAATTTAATCCATTAGGTGGTGTAGTAATATTAACAACTCTAACTTGTCTAATTCTGCCATTAGATGCCTTTATTAATTTTAACACAAATATTGCTGTCTTATTATTATTTTCACTTTCACTTCTAGCAACATCCATAGCAATAACATACTCATTAAGTAAGAAGTTTCCTTTCTTATCTTTAGGACATTCAAACTCTATATCTGTTGGTGATAATGTTCTAGCTTTGATTAATTTAGAAATATTAACTAATCCACCATTACTTACTCCTATCCAATCACACAAATAGTTTTGTCTAAATCTTACTATATTTCTATCTCTTGCTTTAATAATTGTTGTCATTTTTTGCCTACCAAAGTGAATTGGTATTCTCCAGTCTGAACCAAATACAAACGAACCCTTTAAACTCTTCATATCTTTTAGAACTTTTAATATTTGTACATATTCATCACTATTTTTATAACCCGAAGTTGAGTATCTGTTTATTTGTCCATTTAATTCCTCTGCATCTACTAATCCAGTCATAGTAGACCTTGAAATATTAAAAATTGGTTCAATAGCATCATCATATGTTTCTTTATCTATTAAAGCACTTTCTTCCAATCCACCTCTTCTTCTTCTCAATCCTTTACTTTGTTGAGAATTGGCTAAAGAGTCTACTACAGAACCATTAACAAATTCAACGATTCCATAGTCTTTACTAAAACTTGCTTTTTTTATATTGTCTGCAAAAGAAGGATAGAACCTTAATATTTCATCATGTTTATCCTTCCATATCTTTACAGCTGATTCTTTAGTTGAAGCTGTTATAGAAGTAGTTATATTGGGATAACAACAAGCTGTATGATATTGGTTCATTACATGGATTAATGTTTTAGATATACCTCTAGGAGCACAAAAATAGTTCTCACCAAATCTGGAAAGAACTCTAATCATAACTCTTTGATGCAAGTCAAAAGTTAATCCACCTTTTTCTGGCTTATACATATCCCAAAATATATCGGGCATCCATCTAAGGAATGAACATAATTCTGTAAATTCAACTAAATGTTTATCTAATGTGTTTGTTTTTTCTGCTGATTTTTGTAAAGGACTTTCAAATGAAGGGTTATAAATATCTGTTCTATATATTACATTTTTATCATTATCAGTAAAATTTTCATACCCTGCCATTAACTATCCTCTTCCTCATAAACAGGTTCTTTATAAATTTCAGATAAATCCCTAAAGACAGCATTTCTTTTAACTCTTTCTTGCTGTATCTGTTCATCTGAATATCCCTTTTGTTGATAAAAGTCCTTTAACATTTCATCATAGAAATTCCATATATCCTTATATTCAATTCTTGGTTTACCTTCTAATCTTTGTTCATATTCTAATATAGCCCATATAATTAAATCAGCATCATCATATGGTTGTTCTTTTAATTTAGGTAAAATAGGAATTATTCCTACTTTGCTTTCTACTGCTTCAAATAATTGTGGTAATAAATCAATTCCACCACTTATATCTGATTTACTTAATTGCACAACATTTAATTTACCTGCTGCTTGTGCCTTTTCTGCTAATGCTCCCCATTTAGTTGCTTCTGCTACATCACCTTTAGCAGTTGCTAACTCTTCCTTAACACGAAATCTTATATAAGTGGTTAAAGCTTCTCTATGTAATGAAGTTTTCTGTCCATAATTATCAACTAATTTAGCCCATTTATTTTCAAAACAATAGTATTCTTCCTCAGTATATCCAATGCCCCATTTTTCTTCTAAAGCATCTTGTGACATACCCTTAATCTTAAATCTATTCTTTTTTTCTCTTTTAGTTTTAGTAGGCTTAGAAGAGGTTTTACCATTACCTTTTCCTTTTTCAAATATACTATCTTTATATGTACAGCCGTCAAATTCATTTATTCCACTATTAGCTTGTCTAACATAAACACCAAATGTAGAAATTAAATCTTCATTATTTTGTAGATAAGTTTCTTCCCATTTATCATGAAAGAATGGAATATCTAATGCTTGGAATATTGAATATAGAATATTTTTATCTCCTTCATTCTCTAATAATTTCTTTTTAATACAAGTTTTACATACACCTACTCTACCTGACGGAAATAATGGAGATTTAGATATATAAAAATTCGTTTCAATTAATTCTCTATGGCACTCTTGACATTCTATCTTTTTGCTTTCTGCCTTTGCACCTCTTTGTTTAGCCATATATTTATCACTTCCATTATTTTTCATTTCATTAATATTATACTTTAATAACTTCTTTTACCTTTGGAACTACTACATCAACAGTAAAATCTAAACATTTATCTAATTGATTCTTTAGCAATTCTTTTCTATCATCATCACCATGTATAATAATTACTTTCTTTAAGGTTATAAAATCCATTAAAAATATTAAAAAATCTTCAATATTTTAATAAACTTTATTTATTAATCAGTTTATAAATAAATTATAAACCTACTTTAATTGGAGTTAACCCTAACCCCTCTATCTCATAACCATCAAAGGCATTTGAGAATACTTTTTTCATTATTTGCAGAGAACCATTTATATCAGCATTTATTAACCTTCCTTTATTTGTTTTAAACAATCCTCTAAAAATTCTTCTCTCTTTTTTGTAGTTTTCTTTTATAGGTAACTCATTATCCAAAAAGGATGTTCCACTTGTATAAGATTCTTCGGTTACAATGACATTTAACCCTATATTTTCAGCTTTATATGTTATTTTATTAATTAAATCTTGATGCGGAATACCTACAAAACTTTGATTAACTTTTTTACTCATAGAACTATTCCTTTTCCAATCTTTATTATTTCCTATGATTATTGTATTTGCTCCATAGCTTAAAGTATATTCTATTATACTTTTACTTGCTTTATGAATTAAGTCATTAATCATATTATTTCTTTTGATTGTCAATCTGTTCATTCTATTTGTATAATCTAAATTGTTAACTCTTTTGGCAATTTCTCTATAATGAGATAATTCTTTATTGTAATATTTATTAATTGACTTCATTTTTCTACCATTAATTATAACTGGTTGTATATTACAATTGTTAGTTAATGTTACTAAATTATCCAATCCAATATCTATTGATACATATTTATTATTGTCTTTTATTTTGTCTTTAATATTAATCTTATATACTACTTCTATTACAATATGTTTGTTTCTTGGTAACATTCTAACTTGTTGAATATTGTCGGCTTTGGTCTTTAATGTAAAACCATTAAAAGATTTAGGAAAATTTATTATATTGTTTTTTAATTTGCAATTTTGATTAGTTAATATTAGAATATTTCTTCCATTCTTCTTTAAGTATTTTGGTAATTTAGGTCTGCCACTGTATTTGTCTTTATGTTTAACCCAATCTTTAATACTTTTGAAAAATGATTTCCAATTCTTATCTAATAATTTTAAACACTGTTGAGATGATTGAGCAGTTGGCATATTTCTATAGTCAAAATCCATGTCTTTTTGTTTCAACATTTTATCAAGTTTGTTGTATTTAAGCCATTCTCCTGTATCAATAAAAGTTTTTCTAATATGGTAATTTGCAAAATTATATAGGTTTTTAGATTTAAAACAATATTCATCTAATATTTTATAATATTTATTATTTGATTTTATAATATGTTTTTCTACTCTAGTTGCTTCATTATCCATTACTACAATCACCTCCCTATTCTTTTAGAATTTCTTTTATTTTTTGTCCTTTTCTTTTACTATATAGCCTCATACTATAACAATGTAATAAGCTAATTATTTCTTCAAAAGGTATATTTAATTTTTGATAATTTATTTTGTAAATATCTACTAATTTATGTGTTTGACTTTGGAACATACCTAAATCTAATAATATTTTAAGTCCATCTACTTCTACTAAAACTGAACTGCCAGTAACACTATTATTTACATGAAATGGCGTTATTCTAAAGTCTGTATCCTTCTTTTTATTATTCTTACTCATAAGCAGACCCCAATACTAAATACATTGTTTTTCTACATTAATTAAATTTACTTTTGCAGTTTCCAAATTGCCTTTAGAAGTACTTATATTAAGAGTTAAATTATAAGCATCCCTCATAACCATTCCACAAGAGATTAATGATTGGTAAATACCTGCATAAAAACTTCCCTCTTCTACGCCTTTTTCAAAATTCTTTTCATTTATTGAAATACCATCAACATTACCCGTATTTAACATCTTCTTACTTACTAAATCATCTATAATTGCAATAAGTTGTTCCTTATTTAAACTATCTAATGTATCATTATCTTTTAATTCTAAATCTTCATTAGTCAATTCCTCTTCATTTGCTTTTTGTAATGTATATCCTTCATTTTCTATCATTTCTTTAGTATCTATTCTTTCTTTATTCATAAAATTTCATTCCCCTTTATATAATTTCTGTAGCAATCTTATGTTTTAATGCTTCGTCACTATTTATATACCAATCTTTTTTACATTTAGTAACTTCATCTAATGTTTCTCTTTGAATATTGGTATGTTCTGTTATTATAGATTTTATAAGCTCATCTAATCTAATCACTTCATCTATATTTTCAATCATTTCTTGAACCTTTCCATAAGTTGCAGATGAAACACTATGATACATTAATGTTGAATATCTACTCATATATCTATTAGTACCTACACAAAAAATAACAAATCCCATTGACATACTTTTACTTTCTGAATAGGTATTAATTATATATCCTTTTTTTTGCATATTCTTAATTAATGATATTAAAGCTAATCCTTCATAAACCTCACCACCATAAGAATTAATATAAATATTAATAGGTTGTCTATTTTCTACTGGGATATTATTTTTATCATCTATTGTTTTAATTTTCTTTAGCCAATATATAGCTTTATACATAGTTTCTGTATTTACGTTTTGATTGATAACAATATTTCTATTATTAGCTTCCTTTATTAACATTTCTTCAACTATATTATCTTTATAATTCACATTCTCCATATTTTTTCTCTCCTATCTCTTTAATTTAATTCAACATTTTTAATACTTTCTATTCCATTTTTACTTATAACAATTAGTGTTTGTGTTGCTTTACTCTTATATCCTAATTTACTAGCGTATGGATTAGTTCCAAATAGGCAACCATTAGTTATTAAATAATTATTATTATAATAATCTATGCCAAAATTATGAAAATGTCCTCTAATAACAATATTCGCATTATCTATTAATATTTTCGCAGATTCTTTAGGTCTTTCATCACCATGAAAAATCTTTATTCTTTTATCATAGATAACAAACTCATCACTATCATCTTTATAATTAGGTTCACAAATCTTTATTCTCTTATTATTCGCCATACCTATAAAAGATTTAAGCATTTCTACCACAACAACATTAACATTATCAGATTCTAAATTATCTTTCTTATTTCCGGTTATTCTATTATGATTTCCACCCACACTATGCAATTCAACATTTGCAAATTCACTTATTCTAGTAATAAAGCTATATAATAATTGAGTTGCCTTAACTATTTGTTCTGAAAATGTAAATTGACAATTATATGATTGATTATTTCTTAGATATGTATTCTCTATAATGTCACCTAAATTACACACAACAACTTCTTTAATATTATATAGATTGCAAGTTTGTTTAATTTGTTGTAAATATTTATTTAGTCTTTGTTTTGCTATTTTGTAATTATAACTATTACCTTCATAATTTTTTAAAATATAACCAATGTGCCAATCACCAATACAAACAATTAGTTTATTATCTGATTTATTAATTATTGGTTCATAATTTAATTGTGGAAAATCATATATTTCATCATTTAGAAATTCCTTTATATCATTAGCAATTTCTATTGTTTTAGAAAAATCTTTTTTAATCCTATTTAATTTATTTGTTTTATTTCTGACTTCTATTTTCTTTAAATCTAATTCACCTATTATGTCTTTAACTTGTTGTATTTTATTTTTAGGATTAATACTGTTTATTTGCTCCTCTTCCAAAATATCTAATAAAGGTTTTACGATATAATATCCTTTTCTAGCATTATCTGATGAATACTCTTTATTTATAATTAATCTGACCCATTCATTATAATCTAGGTCTAATTCATTTTTATAATCTGTTATTCTTTTAATATAATTAAATTTGCTTTCATTATCTCTTTTCTCTAATCCTTCTTTCATTCATTCTTCTCCCTAAATTATTTATTTTGTGGTGAATAAAGTGAGATTTGAACTCACCACCCCTTGATTAAAAGTCAAGTGCTCTACCAACTGAGCTATTTATTCATAATATTATTGAGTATGTAATGGAAATCGAACCCATGTCATCTAGTTGAAAACAAGATACGATAGCCACTACACTATACACATTAAAGTTTTTATAAAATTTAACACAACAAACAAAAAAGATGCTCCATCTAAATAGCATCTAGTTTGTTGAAAATATCTTTTTTTTAATTCAATAATCCAAAAACAAAAAATGTTCTTAGACAAGTCTAGTGTGTCCAGCACTAGGCTTTTTTAATATAATAAAGGAATCATTAAATACTAATTCCTCTAAAAAATATGCCCTTGAATTACGTAGATTATCAAGGTACTTTTAGCTTATTTATTCATTTGTTTATATCTAGTAAAATTATACACATAATCATAATCCAAATTAATTATATTACCATTAAGCATTTTGGCACAAAATGATTAATAACGAGGAAGAATATGAACGTATGTGAATATTCGGGCTGTTAAGCCTATAAAATCATATCAATTAATAATTTTCTAATAATTAATAAATAAGTCATATATATTACAATTTTAGTAGTGAATAATTATACATTAATATTGCATAAATATATATTATTATTTTTATATATTTTTTCTTTTGACCCCCTTTTTTGGGTGTGAACCTATATATATAGCTTGTCACCCATTTAGGGGGGTCAAAATTATTATTTTATAAATTATTACATTTATTTATTTGCATAACCTTCCATGCGTTTTTATATTTATTTTTCTTACCATTGACTCTTCTAGTTGTTTCAAATTCAATAATTATATAATTATTTATTCCTCTTTCTTTTAATGCACCATTTAAAATGTTTATACCTTTTAATAATTTACCATTGGACTTAACATTAATTTTTTCAATTAATTCTTTCCTATCATCTCTAGTAAGCATAACTATATCATTATCAACATAATAATTTAAAAAGTCTATTAATTCTTCATCATTACTATTATTATCTTTAGCATCAATAAACTTATAAGATTTTAATTTTAGTAATTCTTTAATAAATTCACAATATCCTAATTTACCCTTATTAAGCATTACTTCAAATTGAAATATATCCATTAAATTTTTTATATACATTAATTCATTAACTTTTAAAGTGCAATTATTATCCTCTAATATATCATTATAAACTATATTATTTATATCACTTTGTCTTGTGTATTCTTGCAAATATTCCTTTATAGTATGATTTTTTAAATACCTAGCTTGTTCTACTTTTTTCTTATTCCTAGTAATTAACCCACCTATTTGTTGATTACTAATATTTTTTATGTATACATTTAAATAATCCTCATTATCTTGGATTCTTTTTCTACCAATACATTGTATTAATGTATCATAATCTTTTATATCACAAACTATATAATGTAAATCAGTATCTATTATATTAACACCAGCATCCAAACAAGTTGTGGTTATTAATATGTTCTCTTTAATTCCATTTTCTTGTTTAAATCCCTCATTATTTAGAATAGTTTCTATTTTCTTTTCATCAACATATTGATAATATTCATTATTATTCTTGCTGCAATTAAATATACAATTTTCCTTATATTGTTTATATAAATTATATCCTTTTTCAGCACTTTGGATAAAAAATATTGCTTTTTGTTTATTTCTTATAAATGTTTGAATAAGTCTCGCAATAGTTTTGTCATTATGAAAGAAGGAAATATCATTAAAATTGTATTCAATGCCTAATTCATAATCTATTGTATCAACTTTTTTATATCCATGAATAAATCTTGACATATTATTACTTGTTGCACTCATAAATATTCTTTTAGCATGATTTGCATTTAGTATAGCATTAAAAGAAATTTCAGTTTTAGGGTTAAAAGCCGCATCTGAAATCCAATAATGAAATTCATCTGATACTATATAATTAAATTGCTTTAAGTAATTGTCTATATCATTTATTTGTTCTAAATATTGATAAGTTCTTATTATTATAGTGTCAGCTTTTTTATCTTTATTTATTTCATCTAAAAATTGATTTCTACAATTAACCCTATGTACTAAAAATAATATTTTTTCAAATTTTTCTTCTGCAACTAGATAAACAATATTTTTTATAAAGTAGCTTTTGCCTGTTCCAGTTCCAGCGGTAATTGTATAGATATTATTATTCCATGCTCTAACCATATCTATTGTTATTAAATCTGTTACTCTCTTTTTAATCATACTCAACCACGTTCCTTCTTTTTATTTTCTATTCATTTTCTTTTCTGAACTTATTTCTAGCCTGATATAACATATCTAATGCACCTTTAAAATCATCATTATATAAAAAACTATATATGATTTTAGTTTCATCATCTCTATCTTTAAAAACGTAAGGTCTTTGACCTGTAATCCATTCTAATGTACCTGCTAATGCCTTTGTTTTTATAACATAGTATTTTCCATGTTTTTTTGTTTCATTATTGATATTATTATTCATTCTTTATAATCTCCTCATTTAAAATTTATTATATAGTTTTTCAGTTTTGTCACTATTACTCACAAAATAGAACTATAAAACTAAAAAAGAGGGTTTTATTATGGCGGAGTGTAAAGGACTCGAACCTTTATCGCTTTTAAAGGCTACATTTGTTTTCAAGACAAACCTCTTACCAATTAGAGTAACACTCCATATACTATAACTATTTGTAATGTATAATAGTTACAGTAAGACGGGCATTTACATCCCACAATATTATTTCTATTATTTGGCGTTGGATATTGGACTCGAACCAATACACCGTAACAAATTACGATTACTAATAGTTTAGCAAACTATTTCCTTACCATTAGGATTAATCCAACATATTTAATGGTGGGAGCTATCGGAGTTGCACCAATCGAGTTAATCAAACAACAGATTTACAGTCTGCCCCGCTCCTACTTACGGTATAAACTCCCATATTTTTTATATATTTTGTAGCATCTAAGGTTGTACTCAACTAGACCAATACTACAATCCTTGTACTTTGGATTTACTTTACTTTGATTTTAGGATAACTTTATAAGTCATAGCCTTAAAGGGTTCTATTTGGTAGATATGATAGGATTTGAACCTATGACTTCTGCCATATCAGAGCAGCGTTCTGACCCACTGAACTACATATCTATATTAATTATTTTAATGGATGCAGAGGAAGGATTTGAACCTTCGACCTTCAGATAATGAGTCTGATAAGCTACCACTGCTACACTCTGCATTATAATTTTGAATACCCAAAAACTTTCTTGTTCAAAACAAATGATATTCTGTAATAGAGTATTACTTTAAAGAAAATATCTATAATACTTTTCACTTTTTCAGTCAACTATTACTTTGTTTTGTCTTAATTTAATTTCCATATTAAGACCATTCTAAAAGAAGATTTTGGCTCATATTTATCCTCTCCACCACAGAGAGCATACAAATATTTAGAAACTTCTAAAAAGGAGTAATTATGCTGTAATCCTTAACTTTATAGAGCTTCTAATATTTGAAGTATATCTGTTTGAAATATTTATATTTGTGTCATAGAGGGAATTAAACATCCCCACTACCAAGTAATAGTCCGCAAACTATTACCCCAATTCAACAATTTCTTCGGTTTTTATTAAGCCGGGCACTTCCAACAAACGCCTGCACAAATAATGTCTAATTATTTATACTTTGTTAATGAATAATATTCTAACCGTTATTCTCGGACTTATTCTATAGATTCTATATCATTAGTATTTTTTAAACTTAAACTTACTTCTTGACCTATTAATGAATCTAAAAAGGTACTTAAAGAGTAACTCTTAGTATCATCTTTTGATGTTTCAGTTAATATGTATTTACCATCTTCAATGGATAATTCTGCATTGGTAAATTGTAATGAAATACTTTTCTTTGCCATTTTTTAAATTCCTCCTCATTTATTTATAATTTCTTACCCATGTAATGCGTGTGATAGTTTAATATAGAGCAGTCTTGATTATGGTGGTATTTTATTTGGCTAAATATTGATTAAAATAGGGGGTAATTTAATAATTTTATATAATAAAGGAGTTGTGAAGCCATATTCTTTATACCACCATAATCAAGACTGCTCTATGTGGAGAAGAAATTATAAAAAATAGATAATGTGTAAGGAACTAAACCAATCATTCATTTGGGCGGTACTTAAAGAAGTATCAAGCCGCTTTTTTGGTGTCCCCTACCTAAAGCACTAACATTTTTGAGTTTGAAAGTTAGTGTTCATGCGACCTTGAAGGGTGTTGATAAACTTTTCGTGGCACTTTTTTGTTAAATTTTACTTATTTTATTGAATTTTAAGCCATATAAATCTATTTTGCCATCATTATCTTCTATTAAGCTATCATTTTCTTTGTTTTCTAATATGTAACTTAAAAATACTTTCTTATTTGCTTCATACAACATATTTAAGAAGCTTTTCCCTATTTTTTTATATTCTTTAAACATCTCAATCTCATTAGCCTTTGAAATTCTATATAATACAGCATAAATTATATCTGGTGTTATATTGGTAGATTTTATATATTCAAGATATTTGTTATGAATAATTTCATATAATTCCCATTTATTTTTAATGTTACTATTATGAATATATGATATTTCCTTATTGAATTCTATTATTGTATTTTTTAATCTTAATAATTTTTTTCTATCAGTAAGTCTATGACTATGTTTTGTTATAATGTCTGTAAAATTAATATACTTTTTAATATATTTTTTATATTTAACTTTTTCATCTAGTATAATTTCTAAATTGTCCATTCCACAATTAAACTTTTTGAATTTATAATCCTTACCACCTTCTAAGAATTTAAAGAAATAAGGTCTAATTCCTACTTCTTTAGGTTGCTTATTTCTAATTATGTATCCTTTGTCTAAATAATTTTTCTTTCTTATCTTGTCTAATTCTTTATTTGCATTTACAGGACTTAGTTTTTTACATCTATCTATTTCTATACATGATAAAACATCTAACTGGCATATATCTTTATATAATTCAAATAATTCCTCTTCTGGAGCATTATTAGATTTTTTATCCCAATAAGCACTATTTAACATTTGTGCTAAATTAATTATTTCACCTATTTTATTAGAACTACATTTAATATCTACATCTGCAAGGTCTTTCCAATTATATTTTCTTTTAATTGTTGCTTTAGGTGTAAAATCTGTTGGTATTAAAAATCTAGGTATTTTTTTATCATAAACAGTTACTTCTTCATTTAATCTCTTTAGTGCATTTACTAAATATTTATTATCAGTAAGCAATATTGAATCACCCACTTATACCGTCTCTTTCGAGATACTTTAACACTCATATAAGAGTCGGGTTAGACTATCTCTTCACCCTTTATATAGGGTGTGTGGCACTTCCAAATAAGGACTTTCACCTTAAATGTACTTCCTTTCGGAATAGTCGTTACACTTTATTTAATGGTTATTTATTATTATATGTTTGTATATGTTTTTCTAGTTACTATTTCTTTTATTCTAGTCCATTTATTTTTTCTTTCACTATAGTTTAAATTTGGAAACAATATTTTTATAATATCCATTACTGTTTTACCATTATCATATAATTTTCTTATATATTTGATTTCCTCTTCTGAATAATTAGCTCTGCCATTTTTGCAACCTCTAACATTATCTTTATACCTTCCTTTTTGAGAAGAATGATGAACATTATCTACATGAGAAACCCATTCTAAATTATTGATATTATTATTGGTTCTATTATAATCTATATGATTTACCTCTAAATTTATATAATCTTCCTTAAATATAAATGTTTGAGCTATTAATCTATGTAATTTTCTAGTTTTTATTTCCCCATTTTTAGATAATTTTACATCTATATATCCATCTCTACCTATAGTTCCATTTATATTTTTTCCTTTATAAAATACTTTTCTTCCATCTTTAAAAATAATAATTCTATCCATACTTCTAAATCTTCCCAAATTACTAACTTCATAATAACCTTCATAACCTTTAATTTCTTTCCATATTTCTTGTTCCATTTTATCACCTCTTTTTTTTATTTTTGTATTATTTAATTATTAAACCATTAAATCTTAGCACGGTATTGTCCTCGCCTTTACGTTAGGAGTTTCACCGTTAGCATAGCCTTAACTATACACCCTGCATTTACAGGTTCACCACATTTTCAATAATATATTACTATATTATGCGACAAATCTATCGAAATCACAACTGCTTAATAGCTCCATTACATTATTATCAATCCCACTAATAAATATAACCTCTTTACTATTGGTATTAAAATATTTATCTAATATTTCAGATTTTCTATTAATAAAGCTACACATATTACTCATTGTTGGTTGGGGACTTCTTGTCCCTAATATTTCTTTATTTTCTTCAAACTTAGAACAAACACATTCAAATGGTTTTAATACACTACTTTTACCATTCCATTTACCTATAGATGCTAATAAAAATTCATATGGACAAGAAATTATTATACTATAATTTCCATTAACTAATATATGACCTCTTCTAGCATTTTTTATATAACTTTTAATAATTTCATTTTTGAAATTTGAACATATTTTTGTATGTATAAAATCATCATTTCTTTTTAACATTTCTAGTATAAATTCTGCATTATTATTTATATTATCTATTTCTCTTATCTCTTCATTTACATTAGCTAATAATCCTAAATGATATTTAAATACTGTTGTATCATTCTTTAAATAATCTATATATCTTATAGTATCTTCTAAAAATAATTCCATTTCTTCTTTGTTCATACCTAATGTATTTATTAATTGGTAATGGGTTTGTACCATGCCGTTGAAATGATGCTGAGGTTTTTCATACTTGCAAATGCCCCAATCTTCTACTATTTGAGTTAACCATTTCTCAAATGTTCCATATTTTAAATATTTTACACTGCTTGGAGTAGTTATTAATTTGATTTGTGAAATATCTTTTGCAATAGTCTTCCCATTTAATTGACTAATTTCAGTTATATTATTATCTTTAAAAAATTGTTGAATATCAGTATTAATACCTATTCCTTTAAAAAATCTATTTCTTATTTGCAATATAGCTTTATTTCCATACCCATATTCTTCAAATATACTTTTATCTAATAAATTCTCGCCATCTGTTATTTTATTAGTTATTTGAGTGGTTTCTACATCGGTATATAAATCACCATCTACTATATTATCATTTTTATCTCTCACTTCATTGATTAATTTAATAGCCATTATGGTATCAGTAAATGTTGATGTTATATCGTCTATAAGTAATATATTTTCGGGTTTTAATTTGAATCTATCTATGCAAGTTGAAGTTGATAATGATATATATGCTTCCATAGAGCTACAATCCATTTCTGTATTTGGTTTATGCTTTATTCCTGCAAAAGACCAATCCATCATTTTTTTATAATAATTCTCATTTATAAATAAACATTTGCCAACTCTTGCACTACCACTCGACCTTTTATATCTAATAAAGTGTTTTAGTTTTCCATTTATTATAATATTGAATCCATAATGATATAATTGCTCCCTAATCTCTTTTTGATTAAAATTCTTTTTAGCTATTTTAAATGATTCCTTTATATCTTTAAGAGTATCTTTATTATCATTATTTTCTTCTTCCATAACAACATCATAGGCTAATTTTAAACTTTCTATTCTTTCAAATTCTTCATCAGAATAATCATTATCTGTTTCTTTGGCTGAATATTTGAAAGTTACAGTAATTATATCCTCTGAATAAAATCTCTTTTTCTTTTTATTAAATTTAATAATTTTTTTATTTAATCTTTTAAATTCATCTACTTCTATTGAATCATCTAAACTCGCTTTATATAAAGAATTTTTAGTAACTTTATATTTTTTAGTTAATAAATCCTTACCTTCTATACTTAATATTTGTACATTCTTATTCATTGCCAATAGGCTTCACTCTCCTTTATTATTTTAACTACATTTAAAGGCTCATTTAAGGCTTTATAATACTTAGATAAGAAATATATTTAATAAATATTAAAACCGTTTTTAGAGCCTTTTAAGTGCAATATTTCCCTATTTTTTAATCTTATTATTTTTCATTCTTATAAATCTTTCTCTAAAAACTATTTTTTCTTCTTCACTTAATTCTTTTTTAGGTTTATATAAACCTTTATCTATATATTCTTGTATATTGTTCTTGAACCATTTTTGTTTCCTTAGATTTAAAATTGATGTTGGTGGTATATTTGCACCAGATGTAAATGCTCCTACTTCATTAGCTAAATTATCTATCTCTTTTTCTTTGAAATAAATCAATATATCTTCGTCTGAAGAATGATTTTCTATTAAACTTATTCCACTATTTTTCAATTTATCTATAAAACTTTGAACTTTCCCCTTATTAGGTCTATAATAAGCCAATAAATAATCATTAATTCTATATATTTGTCCATCTTTATGACATAATATATAAGTATCATTTTTAATGGGTTTTAATGTATTTCTATCAAATTCACATACCACCCTATATCTACCTATGTATTTTTTCATATTCTTCTCCTTAAAATAATTCTTCATTCTTTAATATATAAAGCTATAATAATCAGTTCCATAATAAAATTCATCATAATAATCATTATGATATAATTCTTTATATATATTATCCATTTCTATTCTTTTTTTACTCCTTCTAATTTCTTCTATTTGTATTAGTTCATTTTCTTCCATTAATTCATCATCCACTATTTTTGCTCCTTTCAATATTGAATTCGTTAAACACTATTAAATTACTATTCATTTATAATCACCTGCTTTTATAAAAATAAATTATTGCAATCATTTATATGTTCATTATTTACCAATTCATTATATTCATCTATTAAAAATAATCTGTCTTCCTCATTTTCTGAATTATTTTTAGCATATTGTTTAGCTGCTTTATCATATAATAAATTAGTTAAATAACCTAAATATATTAAATCATTATTTTCTTCCTTTTCCATACTGTGGTTATAAACTAAATTTTCTATTATTTGTATCATTTTTCTACAAATTCCCCTTTCTTTTACATATAATTTGATTTATAATGTTGTTGAAAGGATTGGTTTTAGAGGGGATTTTTTCAAACACTATACTTCTCCCTCTAAATTAAATATGTATACATAGCCAATTCTTTTTTTAGAACAAATTACAACCTTGCTCTCTAAACTCTCTTACTTTTTCAGAATACTTTTCACTTGATATATTCATTTGTTTACATAGACAACTTTATTAACAATATTCATTGGATGAGTTTTGTTAACTGTTTCTTCAATTTGTTTAAGATTTGATATAAACATAACTTCACCTCCTTGTTATTTTCGTAATAATTAGTAATTGTTTATTGATATGGGCATATTATGTCCATCAATACTTATTATATCATCTTGATATTTAATAGTCAATATTATGTGATATTTAATACCATTTATCATCTGTAAGCATAACTATATCATTATCAACATAATAATTTAAAAAGTCTATTAATTCTTCATCATTGTAATTATATTTCTTTTTCATATTTTTTCACTCCTTAATTATAGTAGCCCCCCTTTTTTAGGTATATATATAGGCATAAAAAGGGGGCTACTTATTTATTTTTTACTTAAATAATATTTTCTATTATCTCTTATTATTTGTATATTATTAAAATATTCTTTAATATCTTTATGCTTTTTTAACTTTTCCCATTGCTTAGTATTAATATTGCATATTTCTTTAATATCAGATATTAATACTTTTTCACCATTCCAATTATTAAACCAACTAATAAACTCATTATATCCTTTTATTAAATTCTTACGTTCACTAGGTGCTTTATGCTCTTCTATAAATATTGATGGTCTAGGATATTCATTGATTAAGTCTTGTTCTTTGGCTTTAATAGCCTTTCTAAGCCTTTAAACTTTTTAGATGATAAATTATATTATTAAATATATAAAACCTCTTAGGAAAACTATTAGTAGCATTACATTTGATTCCATTTTTCTACTTCATCATCATCTGCCCAACCTAATGCCATTTTTTCTATTGTATCATACTCTTCTTTGGTGTACCCTCTTCCTTCAAAATTATTAAACCCATTTAAATCTTTGTTGTGTAATATAATATTGGGTTTCCAATTTTCTTGTATAGCTTTTATTAAACAAGCTACATAGTTTCTTATAGGTTTTATTTTGCTATATTCATTAATTATATCTATTTTTTCTTGAAGATAATCATAGAAACCCATATCCTCAATGTTATAATACTTGATGGCTTCTAGTATTTTTTCAGTAATTACAGTTATATTTCTTCCAGTAAGCCTAACCTTTGTCATGCTTATCATTTTGTCTATTTGTTCCTGGGTAATAACATCAGAAACCTGGTTTTCTTTTATTGTTGTTTTATTTTCTTTATTTTCGCTTATATGAAATACAATAATACCTACACTTCTTCCTATCCTTTTAGTTTCATATGTGGCATATATTTCTGATAATCTATTGATTTCTTCTAAACAACTATCTAATACTTTTACTCTAAAACTTGAAAATTTAGGATAACTATTTTTATCTATAGCTAATTTAAATTTTAATTCTTCTAATGTCATTTCTCTCACACCATCATATAGATAACATTTTAAAAGTTCATATAATCTATAAGAATGTGTTTTTGTAAAATCTTGAAATGAGTTATAAGACACTCTAGTAAATCTTTCTCTAAATATTAATAAATCAAATATTAAATCTGTATGGAATGTTATATATACACAAGCATTATTTCTGTCATATTTGCTAGTAATAACCCAGTTTTTTGTTACATAAACTCCGTTACCTTCATAATATTCAAGTTGTTTCTTTTGCAATTTTGCAGTAGCTTTTTCTAAAATATCATATATATTATTTGATGTAAGTGAAAATGCTTTTTTGAATTCATTTACTGAAATTTTTATATCTTTAAATGTTTCATGTCCAAAGACTGTTTTCATTTGAGATTTTGTAATATTAGTTTTAATGTAAATTGGTGTTAACTTCTTTATAGCTAAATAAGTTAATCTGAATTCGTTTAAATCAAATGTATAACTACTCTCAATTAAATTATTTGATTTATAAAGATATTTACTTGTATCCATTTGTTCTATTTCTAAATTCATTTGTAATTGCTCTTGTTTCTCTATTAATGATTTTTCTTTTTTCATAATATCACCTTTCCCAAATAGGTTTACCTTTTATCCTAATCAAGTATACCTTTTTTACCAAATAAGTATACTTTAATATTGTAACATACTTTCCCAAATAGGTATACCTTTTTTACCAATTAGGTATGCTTTTTTTACCAAGCGAGTATACCTTTTTTACCAATTAGGTATACCTTTAGAAGAACAAAATCTAGTGTTTATGCGACTTTCAGCTATCTCTAATAAATAAATAAAATTAGTTGTTGTAATATAAATATATATATAATATAATAAAACAACAACTCTAAAAGGTAAACTTATTTGGGAAAAGTTATAAATAATCAATGAAATTTAGCTTAAAAGTATACTTATTTAGGACATTTTAATAAAAAATACAGGCTATCTTAGTTAAATAACCTGTATTTTCAATCATTTTTATATAGAATTATAATAAATTTACTAAATTTTAGGTGATTTCTTCCCAAATTAGTATACCTTTTATCCTAATTGGGTATGCTTTTAATATAAATAGGTCTATTTTTTAAAGAATCCAAAGAATCCTTTTTTCTTAGATTCCTGCTCTTTAATCAATTCTTCTTGTTTTTGTCTTTGTTCTTCAAGCATATTTCTTAAATCAGTAGTAATCTTGGCTTCATGTCTAGCTAATATAGTTTCTATTTCTTCTTCTTTTGCTTTTTTATCAGAGTTTATAGATGATATTATATCTTCTTTAATTGAATCTATAGAATTGATTTTATCATCAATAGTTTGTGATATTAATTCTGGAATAACTTTCTCAATCTTTTCATCAATATCATTGTTTAACTCTTGTAATATATTAATTTTTTCATCTAATAAGCTTAATTTGTAATCAATATTTTCATTTAGCTTTTCCATAGCTATACTGAATTGTTGTAAAAATGCCTTATTACCTATTGGATTCTTAGGGTCTTGTAAACTTAACTCTTCTGGTGGCATTAAATTTTCCGTACAATACTCTTCTATTTGTTTAATAGTATATCCAGTTGCCTTTAATTTCTTAACCAACAATAAGTTTTCTATATCTGTTTTAGTGAATTTGCTATTTTCTATTTTTAATACAGAGTTTAATGCAAAAACCCAATACCTTATTGTGCTAAGTTTTTCATTTAATAATTTAGAAACTTGAGTGGCATTATAATAAAAAGGTTCACCATTAATATTCTTTTCTTCAAGTGTTTTTTCTAACCTTTCTTTATATTCTTTATATTCCACATCAATAATGTCTTGATTTTCTTGTTCATTATCCATAAAAACCACACCTTTCAACTATATTTTTAAACTAATTTTATTATATTTTATAACTAAAGTAAATGTAAATTAACAAAAATATAATAAAATTAGTTTAGATTTACTTTAGTTAATTTTGTGAATACTTTATATTTACTTTACAATAGAAATATACTACTTTACATTTACTTTAGTTTATAAAATTTTTACTTTATATTTACTTTACTTTATATATGTCATTTTAGTATTTTATAATGTAAATATAATATTTTTGGATACTATTTTGATGATAGTATAGTATTAATATAGTGATATTATGATGTAAGTATAATGATGATATAATGTGAATATAATAATATAAAGAACTAATATAATATTTTTTAAAAGTATTATACTAGTTTATAAAGGTTATAAATAAATAGAAAGATTTTTTAGAAATATTGACTATTATTTAAGATATAGTATAATGAAATTAACAAATATAATAAGGAGGAAGGAATATGTCTTTTAGTAAGATGGATTATAGTATTCTTGGTGCTATTGTTGATGAAGATTCACCTAATAAAAAAGGATTATCTAGGTTAAATGGAACAAGCTATAAAGAGTTGCAAATTAAAACTGGTGCTTCACAATCTAAAATTCAAAAAACTATAACAGAATTTATAAAATTAGGATTTGTAAAACAAGGGATAAATAATGGTAGAAATAAAACCTTTATATTAACACCAGAAGGATATAATGAAATAAAAGATATTCATAAAAGTATAATAGATTTTGAGGAGGATGATGAATAATGGATAGACAAAATTGCTTAATAATTGGTTGTGGTGGTTGTGGTTGTAAACAGTTAGATGAACTTTTAAATATTGACAATAGATATGCTTCATTATTTGTTAATACTAATTTGGCTGAGATGGATATATTAGATAACTATACTGAAAGAAATAGTTTTTATATTCCAAATGCAGATGGAACAGGTAAAGACAGAAATTTAGCTAAAAAATATTTTACAGAAGAACAAGCAAACTTAATTGGTTTACTAAGAAAATTCGCCAATCAACCATATATATATTTATTAGCCTCCGCTGATGGTGGAACTGGAAGTGCTGCTATAATAGCTCTTAGTAAAATAATCAATGTTTTTCTTCCTGAGAAACAAGTTAATATTATATTAACTATACCATCTTTAAATGTTAATAGAAAATCATTAGAAAATACAATAGATACATGGAATGAATTAATATCGTTAAGAACTAAAAAAATAATAAAATCCATTCAATTTATTGATAATAATAAAGAATTTGCTAATAATACAACTAATAAAGAAGCATTGATTAATAAAAAAGCTATGACAATATTTGATAAAAGTTTTGATATGGTAGATGGTGGTATAGATAATTCAGACTTGGAAAAAGCACATAATTATCCAGGATATAAAATAATATTGCCATTAAAAAATATATTTAATAATATAAGTGAAGCTATAATTGATGCTGGAAATGAATCTGTATTTTATTTGCCAGAGATTAATACAAGTAATAGCACCATTTATCAATGTAAACAAATGTTAGGTAGTATTAATGAAGTGTATAATGAAAAAGAATTAAATAAAGTTATAGAATCTTTTGAGTTTTCAAAGATTAATGTAACTGATGATGAATCTATTCTTATGTTATCAGGCTGTAAAATACCTAGGGATATAATAGAGCTGATTAATGAAGCCTTAAAAGAAACTATTGAAAGAGAAAAGAGATTTGATGATAATAATAACGATGATGATTTATTCATTAAAAGAGATAATGTTATTTCAAAAGAAACAATAAATGAAATTTCTTCTGATAATGAAAAATCTAAGAAAAAGAAATCTAAATCAAGAGTATCTAAGGAAGAATTTAAAAGATTATTAAAAGATTTATAAAAATATTATATTTTAAGCTAAAAATGACCTAAAAATTGAATAAATTTAAGCATTTTATCCAAAGAGCTTACGACAATTGATTTATCGTAAGCTCTTTTATTTTTTGTTTTAAAATATGTGTAAAATGGCTTAGTTGTGCGATTTGTTTAGATTTATTAATAGATGAATTATTTTCTTAAAATAGAACAAGGGTTGTTAAGTCGGTTTAATTGGCTTAGTTATGCGATTTATAAGGGTTTAAAGTGCTATTTTAATAATTTTTTTAGGATATATCAATCGAAAGAAATGGCATGGTTGTGCGATTCTTACGAAACGTTCTACGAGTGCGTTTAAAGGTAATTTTAGGATTATGATAGGAAATTATGATTTTTGGAATAATAGTAGGAAAATTGGAATTAAGATGAGATTGATATGATAGTAGGAATAGGTGTTGATATATATATATATATATATTGTAGCACATATTGGCGTGGAGCGTGGAGATTGATGTGTTTGTGCCTTCCAATTTATTCCAAAAATAACACAAAATGTAAACATAGCCCCCTTCCTGAAATGGCTTAACTATGCGACTTATAGCGTTTTACATTAATAAAAATACAGTAGAATACTATATTCTAAGGTATTTTTTGATAATTTGAATATATTTGGATAGAATCCAGGAGCATTAAAAAATAAAAGCTGTAGTTATTTATACATTAATAATTCATAGAAATTATGATTAATTGTTTCACGTGAAACAATTTTATTTTTTTCTCGTATTTTCTCGCCCTAAGAAGCAACCCATCTTTCAACACTTATTATCACTTTGATATTATCTAATTTAATATAACTACCACATAATACTACACAACAATACAGCCATACAACAATAACTAATATCAAATCATATAAATATAAATACTATATCACATAGTTTTAAAAACTATATATAATCATACATAACCACTAAAACAACAAATCCTGGCACTTTCTATCATAAATAGTAGTCCTAAATAGGAACACTAAACCTCACTTTTTGCCTTTTAACACATCACTAAATTATCAAATTGTTTCAACCTTCCAGGATAACGCGTTAATATTAAGGTCGAGCCTTTGCATTTTCAATTTTGTTATACGTCCATCACTAAATCTGTCTATAATACAAATACAAATCATATAAAAATCCATCATATAAATACAAATATAATTTAATAATCAATAACCATTATCAATTAACAAATTAATACTAAAAAGTTTAAATAATTAACAATTTACTATCAAAAGCACTTAAACACTTACTAAATTATCAATAAAACTATTAAAATAATATCAATTTTTATAAAGATTTTTAATAAAAAATTAGTCATTATTATTGACGAAAACAACGAAAAGAGGTATAATATAATCAAAGGAAGGGGGAAATACCTTCAAATGATATAGTAACGGAAACCTTGCAAGCTGGAGGAGCAGCAAAGCTGTAAAACTTGCAATATTGTAAATAATAGCATAAATAAAGGGTTGCAACCTTAAATTATCAAAAGGAGGATTTAAACATGAAATTTCAAAAAATAACAGTAAATAGCAAAAATAAAACAACAATAATTAATCAATTAAGTAGCTTAAAAAGTGCTTATTACATAGGAAAATTAAACACAATAACAAAAGAATGGGAGCAAGACTGTCACAACAATAAAATAATAGTTGATGACTTAGAAAATGGCACAATAGTGAAAAGCATAAATAAAGAATTAATAATTATTCAAAAAGATAACAGACAAATAATGCTTATTATAGCACCAGGAGCTATAATAGATAGCAAAGCATCAATTTATAAGAATACAATATTAATAGACAGAAATGGCTATGACTTTTCAATAAATGATATATTAGACAATATAAGACTTTTATAACCCAATAAAAAAGCTGCATGAATTTAAAACAAAGAAAGGAGGATTTAAACATGAAAAAAGTCAAAATTAATCCTAGACCAAATAAAAAGAAGCCATTAGAAGAAAAGATAAGGGCAATTAAAGTAAGCAAAGGAATAATAAAACTAAATGATAGAATTATAATACCAGTAAAAGATGACTTTCAATAAACTAAACAATTAGTCATTATCAGAAATTTAAAAATTTATATCAGCAAACAACAAAAACAGTAAAGGAGGTTCAAGGGTTGCGAACCTCCAGAAAACAAATAAAGGAGTGTAATTAAAATGAGTAGTAAAACAATTAAATCTGTAATAATTGAAAATGCAGATAAAAAAACAATATTTAAAGGTCAATACCTTGCAGCATTAGAAAAATTATTCAAAGGAGAAACTGTAGATATTTCAGATTTTGACAACGGTTCATGGGAACCAACTTCAAATATTAGCCATTTTATAGGACTTTTAAAAATTTCTGGACTATGGGAAAAATTCAGAATTGCAAAAAGTGGTAACAGCCTAAGAAATACAGATATACAAATATGTGAAAATTATTATATGTTTATCAATAACATCTATGATTTAGATTATCGTAGCACAACTGAAACAATAGTAAAATATTATTTCAGTAAAGAAAAATTTTATGTTTTTGAATTTGAAGAGGGCTTTAATCCAGAAAAATATAATAAATTACAAGTTACTATTGATTACAAGAATAATCAATATTCAATCTGGGGAATTAAAGGCACTATAGCTGATTTGTTAGAAGAAAATTACTTAAATTATTTTGATGCATCAATTTTATGTTATGCAGAAAAAACTGAAACTGATGAAATAGCATAAAAGAAAAAAAAGAAGGCTACTAAGAAAAAAAAATCAGCTTTTAAAAGTAGCCTTCACATAAAATTTACTTTTTATAGGAGGTAAAAAATGAGTAAAACAATAGTAAAACATGAAATATTGGAAGTTTATAAATATAAAGAGCTTTCAGAAAAGGCAAAAGAAAAGGCAAAAGAAAATTATTTAACTAATTATAGAAATGCTTACGAATTTAAAGAATTATGTAAAGAAAATTTAAAAGAATTATTTAGAGATGCACAATTAAATGTACAATTTGATTTAAGTTATTGTCAAGGAAGTGGATTTAATATTTACGGCAAAATAGACTTATCATGTTTATTAGAAATTGAAGAGATTTTTAATAAATTTTCTGATAAAGAATATAGAACAATAAATTTTTATTTAGATAACGTATATTATTACAAATTAAAAGAAAATATAAGATATTCATATTGCATTATACAAAATGCAGATATAGAAGAATTTATAATTGATAATCTGCAAGGAAATTATTTTAAAAATATTAATTATAAAGTTATAGAAAAATTTTCAAAATTAACAAAAGAATATTTAATCAATTTATGTTCGGATTTTGAAAAATCCGGATATGACTATTTTTACAAAGTCGATGAGTCAGAAATGGAAGAATTGGAAGAAGATTATTTAATAGACGGTAGCACATTATAATATTATAGGAGGAAAAATAAAATGAAAAATTTAAACGAGCTGTTACAAGAAAAGCAAAAGTTTGCAATTGAAAAAGACAAAGCAAATGAAAAATATTACAACTTTAATAAGCCTACTCACCCTGATATGGAACAAATGAAGCAATACAAGAATTTGTTGCATGAGGACGAGCAACGAGCAAAAGAATATTATTGTAAAATCAAAGAAGTTACAGAAAAAAACAGACTAGAAAAGAAAAAAAATATCTATCAATTAGCCTATGAAATGGTAGATATAAATATAATTACAGCGTTTGAAAACTTACATAAGAAAAAAATTCTTGATATACTAAATAAATATGTTAAAAAAAGAATAGGACAAAAGACAAAAGAAAAAATAGAAAATGAAATAAAAAAAATAGATGAAAATATAAAAAGCTGTTATTTGTATATCAATGAAGGTTTAGGTGAAAATAAGATAACAATTTTCTATGGTAATGAAAATAATAAAATTAAAATAGAATTAAATAAAGATATTCCAGGAAATTGGCTAAATGAAGATGGAGAAACCATAAAAAATTTTTACAATTTTTATAGCTATAATTACAAATACATTGCCGATATTTTACAATTTGCAACTCAAAAAGTAGAAGAAAAAGAAAAATTAGAAAAGGAAACAGAAGAAGAAATAAAAGCAATAAGAGAAAAAATAAGAAGTTTTAATAACTTCTATTGCAATGATGAAAATAAGTTTAAAATTGATGAATATTCTATTTTCAGATAATCATTATTTAGATAAATCAAATTTAAACAATTAGTCATTATTAAGAAGCAAGAAAGGGGCGGACTATTTGCAACGCCCCAGGAATTTTAAAAAATAAGGAGTGTAAAAAATTATGGGTAAAATAATAATAAAAAATAACTTTGCCGTTTCAGCAAAAAGAATAAAAAATGACATTAACGGCTGTCCCAGATATGAAATAAATATATATGCAAAATATGGAAATATGGAAGAAGAATACAATAATATTAATTTCTTTTGCTACAACAAAGGTAAAAAAATAGGTAAATACAGCAAAGCAAAAGATGTATTTACTTTAATTTCATATGATATTAACAAAAAAATTTCTGAGATTTTTTCAGAAATAGAAAATATTTTTGCGGAGGTTTAAAAAAATGAATAATAAAGAAATTGATGCAGCCGCTAGAGGTTGTAAGAAATATTTAAATAAAGTAAGAATAAAAAGTTTTGCTTCTTTAAAAGAATTAAAGATTATTGTTAATTGTTTTATTAATAATAATTTTGAACAAGCCAAAGAAACAAAACTATACAAAGCCCACGGTGGGGAATATTGTGAAAGTTTAAGTTATTTCTTTTGTTATTTTGAAGAATAATTAAGGGGGATTAAAAAATGCAGGAAAATAAAGAAATAATTGAATATATAGAAAAAAAAATTAATTCTGTTAAACATGGGTCAATAACCTTGACACTATACGATGGAAAAATTGCCAAAATAGAAACACAAGAGAAAATTAGTTTTATAGAAAAGCAAAAATAAAAAGCAACTGGAGGCGGTGCAGATGTTAGAAGATTAAACGCCTCTAGAAAAAAAATACCAAAGAAAAAATGTATTTATCACTTGACTTAGTTTATCAAGATTAAATACAATTTATAAAAAAAATTAATATTGAAATATCATCGCTTGACTTAGCTTTTCAAGATTGATATATTTATAGTTTTTATACTATTTATATATCAATCTTTTTTTATTGCAAAAAATAAAAAAGCTGTTACTCCAGAAAACAAAAAAATAAATTATTTAATTTTGGAGCTTTAATAATTCATCAAACAAAAATATAAATAGATGTAACAATAAGAAAAATACCAAAAAAAAAGAATGAACATCAATTTATATAAATCAATCAAATTAATTAATAGCTTTCAGCCTAATTATTAAGCTTATACAACGTTTTAAATTATTCAAACTTAAAAATCATTATTAAATAATTTAAAGCACTTTAAAAAGCCTAATAGAACAGTTATACCAGTAAGGAAAAAATATAAAATCATTCTATTAAAATAAATAATCATACATCATATAATAAACAATTACACAAGATTTAAATTTTAAATAGAATGACAAACTAAGATTTATACATTTAAGCTTTATTTAAAATCAAAAATTTGTATAAATCGATATATAAAATTATTCATTAAAAGTGTTTTAAGGCGTTTAAAGATAAAAGGTCAATTTTAACTATTAAGTATATTAAAAAGCCTTTATAAAGCCTATAAACGTTACTAAAACGATAATAAATAGATAAAAATAATTAAAATTAAAGGAGATAAAAAATGAAAACAGAAATAATATTATTAATAAAATATCTTATATCAATATACTTATTATCATTTATATTTTTTACAGTTGTTCAAAAAATGCACAATTTATATTATCCAAAAAATAAAAATATAAATAGATGGAGCAATAAGAAATGTAAAAATAAAAATGATAAGCTAAATAAATATAATAAGTGTTCATCAAAAAATAAAAGACTTACTAAAGAAGAAAGGAAAAGAATAGAAAGAAAATATAAGTTAAGAACATCTTAAAAAATAAAAAGCTCCAGGAGCTGCAATAGTTATAGTTATTATATATATTAGTTATATTTATATTGTTGTTCATGGATTCAGATAGTTATGCCTCTTCTTTCTTTGTTGTCTTTCTATTGTCTACTTTCAAACCTTTTGTTATTACATCTTTGTTTTTAGAGATAGTAGAAAGAAGGAACAAAGAAAAAAGGAACAAAGAAAATAAGATAAAACAATTAAGCTTTGTATTATTTTATGCAAGGCTTTTTTATTTTGTTAATAAACTTTATCTTTATCATTAGTTTATGTTTAACCTTTATTGATTTAATCAAAGCCGACTATCCTTTGTATTCTTATTATTGAATCAACAAACATTAATCAAGAGTTGATTTAAACATTAATCAAACTATTCAATAAGTCATTCAATCAACTCTTAACAGCTTATCAATCACTTAACTAATCAATGAACCCACATCATAGTTAATCTTAATGCAATTAATCTATATCAACTTACACAATACTTGTAGATGGCTCTCTATATACAATACATGATGAATTCATAAGGTTATATAATATATTATCTTATCTTTAGTTAACCAATAATTATATATATATTAATTAACCATTTTCAAGATATATCTATATATAGATATTGTTATTAAATCTTATTATAAGCCTATATAAAGCAGTTATATTCATTATGTACAAATTATACTATTAAATCAATAAGCCCTCTTAGAAGAGCTATTAGAGGTATTAAATCATATATTAATTATATAACAACATATTCATTCTTCAGTAATCTATTTTTCTATTCATTTATATATATATTAGTATCATTATTACAGCCTCTTATATGGATATTTAGCTTATTAATAATAAATTATACTATAAAATTATTAAATCTTTTCTATGAGCCTATTAAACGCATTTAAAACTATTATGGTATAATATATTATATTAATATATGATTTATCTATATACATATATATATGATTTACAATGTGATACGTATTTTTTACATTGACAAGTTATCTATAGTAACAATAGAAATTTATACTTATTTTTTTATGCTTAAATTCAATAAAAATGAAATTAATTTTAAAAGTGTTCTATAGGGAAAAATTTTGCTTTTTAGTTACCTTTTCTTGCCTATAAGGAAAAAAATCTATTTTTAGTTACCTTTTAATTTTTGGATAACTCCTATAAGGAAAAAAATTAGAAAATAGTTACCTTTTTAGATTAAGATAGATAAATGCTCCATAGGGAAAAATTTTGCTTTTTAGTTACCTTTTATAAAATACCAAATAAAAAAATTAAAATAACTATTGACGCAAACAACGAAATAATATATTATTAAATCATAAACTTAATAAACAATTAGTCATAGTTAATATGTATTAATAAAACTGTCTAGTTGGAATGGTACAATAAAAACATAAAATAAATAAAAGGAGAGAATGAATATGATAATTAATGTTGGACTTAATGAAGCAGCAAAAATGGTGATTGATACCAAAAGCATTAGAAAAGGATGTTTTGCAGATAGGGGAATTCAAGGTCATATTGCTATTGAATATGACCACAACTATTGGGGAAGCGACATTGAAAGGTTTGATTTTATAGCAATAGGTATTGGCGAGGATGAACACTATTATTACTGTGCTTGTATTGTTGATGATTCTGTTGAAGTAAAATGCTTTTCAGAAGATGATTATAACCTTATTTGTGAGGAATATAATGTTGAACCTCACACAATCACATTTAATTAGCCGAAACTAGAGAAAATCTCTCTAGTCTGCATAAGATGGCAACTTGTGCACTGATGAAGGTAAGCTAAAAAACAAATAATAAAAATAAGGAGAGGTTTTATTATGAAATTTAATAATATTTTTGATTTAGAAGAAATGAAAGGAAAAACAATTAAATCTGTATACATAGTATTTACAGATGATAAAGAGATTGTATGTTTTAATCCAGTTTCTTCATGTGGGATATTAAATGATGGGGTTACTTATACTATTAGATTTAAAAATGGAGTAATAGTTGATGATAAGTTTATAGAACTTATTGAAAGAAGCAATGCTTGTTTTAGAGAAGGAATAGAGCAATTTTTCGCATATGGAAAAATTAAATATCTTCGCACTAAAGGATTTTATGATACAGAGGAAGAAATAGAACAAAAGAATAATAATATTATAAAAGGTTTTGAACTTGCAAAACAAATTTATGTATAAAAAAGGAGTTAAAGTATGGAGAAATTAACAATTGAAGAGTTGCAAAAGAAGTTAGTAGGCTCTGAATTTAGTTTTATAGAATTGAATAACTTCATGGTACAAAACGGCTATTTAGTTGTGTTTATTGAAGGTTCAATAGATTATATAAAAACAGATGAGAAAGTTATTTTTATAGGGAAAGATTCTGAAAAATGTGAGGTACTTATAAAATTAAAAATTATTTCTGACTCTTTAGATGAAGAAGCTGAAGAAAAATTTAATTTAAAAGTTACTTCAGTAGAAAAGTTCTAAGAGAATTAAACAGTTACCGCTCTGTATAAAAGCGGACTTCAATACAAATATATAACAATTCATTAAGAGAAAAAATTATATATTTATATTGAAGCAATCAAAAAATAAATAATAATAAAGGAGTGTTTAATTATGAAGAATAATAATATTAAGTATGCTATAATACAAGAAAGTGAAAACAACATATCATATATTAATGGAGCAAGATGTCAAGTTACTATTGTTACAGAAAGACCAGCGGCTTATGAAGATACAATAGATTTAGAAGGTTTAAATGTACTTCAATATGGGCTGACTAGAGAGAAAGTATTAAGCAGAAGTTATTCCATTGAGGAATATTATTGCGATTGTTGTATTTCTCACTCTGATGTAGAAGCCAGAGAGTACATAATATAAAAAGGAGTGTTAAAACCATGAAAAATATAGAAAATAAGTTAATTAAAATTATAAGTGCAAGAAACGTTAATGAGTTACCTTTATTAAAGGACTTAAAAGAAAAATTAGCATATAAAGATAATTCAGATTTCTGTGAAGATTTTACTGTAGCATTTATGGAAATAGCTTATAAAGAAATAACAATAAAAGACGGTACAGTAATAACTTTAGTAGAAAATAATTGTTTTAATGACTATTATCATAAGTATTTCTATTATATTAAAGATATAAATACTTATATTTGTATGGATTGTGGATTAAGACAAAAATCATATCAATATAATTCAAATGAGGAAAAAATTTTATTACCTGCTGATTGGAATGGTGAAGGCGTAAAGGCATATTTACAAAAGAGAGAAGAAAAAATAGAGAATAAAAGGAAAGACTCTATTTTGATGCAAGAAGAACAGATAAAGTTAAATGCTTCTTGCTATAACTGTATGTATAAACAAGATGGAGAATGTTGTTTATTGAATAATGAATTATTTAGTTCAAATGAGTGCGAAGATTGGTCAAGTTGCGATTAAGGAGAAAAATTTATGAAAATAACTAGAATGTTCCATTAAAATTAAATAAATCATTAAAATATAGTCATGTTTACGTATACAATATTGTCATATTTTATTGAATTGTCAAATAATAGGATAATAAGTGTTAAATTTTAAAGAGCTGCTATGTAAGTAGCTCTTTTTAGCATATTGTATATATAAATATACTTATGCTTATTAAAAATAATAAAATTAACAAATCTATTCTTATATATTCTCTTTTCATATTTTCACCTCTTCAAGAATTCTGTACAATTCAATAAAAAAATATTCAAAAAAGTATTTACAAATATATGTAAGAAGCATATAATACCAAGTATAGAAATAACTGCAAGTAATTGAAACTTAACATCTATTTAAATGATAGAATAACATTTAAGAAATACCTATAAGGATTGAGACCAATTTTAAGTTGGTCTTTTTTATTTATAAAAAAGTATTGACAACGGAAACACCGAATGTTAAAATATAATCAACGCAAACAACGAATTTAAGGAGGAATAAATTATGAAATCAATAGAGCAGTTAAGAAAAAATATTGAAGAATACCATAATAAACCTTGGTATGTAATGGGCTTACTTGTAGGCAATTTTGAAACAGATGAAATTAAAAGAAAGTATCCAAAAGTTTATAAAGCTATTTTTAAAGATGTTTCCTTTGATGATAATACTTTAGAAAATATGTTTAACTTTTTAAATAGTAAAGGCATGGAAACCTCAGAACAAGAAGACTTTAGAAATTGGTTTAATGAATGGAAACCAATTGATGAAGGTGATGAAGATTTAAAATATTGGTTTATATCTGGTTTTATAAACGGGCAAGTAGAATTACATCAAGAAGATTTAATAACATTTTCAGAAGCATCAGAGCTTTATGGAATAGCAGAAAGTACACTTAGGTCAGCAGCTAGTAGTGGTAGATTTAAAGATAATGAGATTAGAAAGAGTGGTAAAGTATGGCTCGTCACTAAAAAAGGAATAGAAAGATTATATGGAAATTTTATTAAAAAATAAAAAAATTATTTACGTTTCCGTAAATATATGCTATAATTTATTTACGGAAACGTAAATAATTAAAAAGGAATGATGATTTATGGAAACAAAGAAAATGAATGAAATTAACAAGAGTAATGCTTGGTACAAATTAGGAGTATTATTTGGTGAAAATATATCAATAGAAGAGCTAGATATATTTTTAAAGAAAAATAACTTATATTCTACCGTTAATAAAACTTCTGATAGCAATTTTAAAAAAGATACATTTCAAAAAATGTGTTTATTCTTAGATGAAAGAAATATTAATACAGCAGAAGTAAAAACATTATATGTAAAGTGGGATGAAGTTAAAGACCACAACTTAAATGGTTTTGATAAGTATAGTTTTTACTGGGGTTATGATATAGCTTCAATGGAATGGATAACACTTTCAGAAGCAGGTGAAATAATGAATACCACATCAGATAATCTAAGAATGGCTATTAAGAATGGCAGAATAAAATCTAATGATTATAAAAAGAGTGGTAAAGTATGGTTAGTAAGAAAATCTGCTATAAATAAATTAAAAAATAAATAGGTTTTCCACTTCCCTTTAAAAGTGGATTTAAAAAAACTGTCCAGTTAAAATGATATAATAAGTATATAATAATTAATAAAATGATTAAATAAGGAGTATATTAATATGAGTCAACTAGCAGATAAGGAGATTGATTTTATAGTAGAAACATATAAAAGACTTTATAGCATTGAAAAGACAGCTAAAGAAACTGGATACTCTGTTGTTACAGTTGGAAAATATGTAAAACACTTATCTAGCAAAGATAAAAGAAGTAAGGACTGCAAAAACGCAGTTCTTCAAATAGATATGAATACAGGAGAAGTAATCAAGGAATGGGACAGACCTGCAATAGCTTCAAAAAAGCTTGGAATTAATGCAGGAAGTATCACAAGGGCATTGAAGGGAGAATTGAAACAAGCAGGAGGATATAGGTGGAAATATAAGGAAGGGAAAAGCTTATTTCCAAGAGTAGTATTAGAAAAGTTCACTTTGTATAGGTGGACTTGTGTAGAGTGTAGCAATACTAATATAGTAGAAAAACAACAAGAGGAAGTAAAATGTTCTAAGTGTGGCAAGTGGTTTACCACACAATAAACCATATAAGATAGATATTATACAATATTATAAAGATTTAGTCATAATAAAATAATAAGTTAAACTACTTTAAAAGGCAAAATGAGAAATATATTAGTAACAATCAATGGCTATCAATTTTTACAACAATCAGAAATTATTAGAAATGAATTTGCTTAAATTTTAGGAGCTTCCTACTTTTGGGAGCTCTTTTTTTTCTTATTTTAGGAATAGTTAATTCTAGTCCTTTATTTTTTTTAAAAGTTTCTAAAAAATTATTTACTTTTACGATTAATCGTAATACAATAAGAGTATAAAATAAATTTGAAAGGAATGATTAAATATGAAAATAATAGGAATGAAATGGAAAGACTTAAAAGAAGAAACAAAACAATTTTTATTAGAAGATGCAGTAACTTCTGATGGAGATTGTAATGTAGTTTTAAATGGTGAATGTATAGTTGATTTAACAGACAATTTATCAGTTGAGGGTAAAGTAATAGATGGAAATATAATCATAGATAATGATGCCGTTATTTACAATCCAAAGGAAGGAATTGAGCCACTTTCTTATTCTGATAGAATGAAATTTATAAAAGAAAATGAGCTTATAAATAATGTGATGACAGTTAATGAAGCAGCTAAAAAATGGAAAGTTGTAGAAGGAACTATAAGAGCAGCAATTAAAAGAAAAGATTTTGTTTTAGGTGTTGATTTCAGAAAAGCAGGAAGAATAACACTTATTACAACAGAAGCGATGATAAGATTATATGGAGAATTGGAGGAATAATATGATAGGAGAAAACATAAAAAAATATAGAGAAATGACTAATTTAAGTGTTAAAGAATTAGCAGAAATGATAAAATGTACAGAAGGAACTATTAGAAGATATGAAAAAGGAGAAAGAATTCCTACTATTGAATATTTGCAATTACTTGCTAAATTATTAAATGTAGATGTGGAAGATTTAGCAAGTAAGGAAGAGTTGGAGAAAGTGAAAAAAAGAACTGGTTTTAACTATGAATTAAAAGAAACTTTATCTAAAAATATGATACAATTTAGGGAGGAAAGAGGAATTAATCAAAAACAATTTTCAAAAGAAACTGGTCTTGCTATAGCGGCATTAAATAAATATGAAAAGGGAATGGTTCTTCCAAACCTTGAAGCTATTATAAAGATAGCAAATATTTTGAATGTAAGTATTGATGAACTTGTAGGAAGAAAAAACATAGAAAAAGAAAACAATGATTATAAAATTCATTGTAAAATACCTCAAAGAATAAAAGCTTTGAGAATAGAAAAAGGATTAAGTCGAAAAGAATTTGCTGAATTATTAAACACAAATTATTCTAATGTGAGAAGTTGGGAAGTATCTTTCATAAATGTAACTGATAGCTTAATAGATGTTGCAGAATTTTTTAATGTTAGTTTTGATTATTTATTTGGAAAAACAGACAAAAAGGGTATATTTAGAAGACCTACAGAGAATATAAATTCAAGATTAAAAATTTTATGTACACAAATTTCATATTCAGGGTTAGGTAGAAAATTAGCCAAATATAATATATCTGTTTCACATACAGGTATAAGTAAATGGTTTAAAGATAATATTCCTTCTACTAATATTATTATGGTACTATCAGATATTTTTGATGTATCAATAGATTATTTAATGGGTGTATAAAATAAGAAAATGTAAGGATAGATAACACAATAACACTTAAAGAAATTGGAAATACAATACAAGTAAAATTCAAAGAAGACGAAGAACACATATTAGATTTTTAGATAGATAAAAACAGAAAAACAGTTATAGATGGTGTTTAAATAACACCAAAAGGAAGAGGAAATATAAGACCTCTTCTTTTTTTACTACTGAATAGGCGTAAAGCTAATGTATATAAATAATAACATATGTTATGTATACAATACATTACAATGTAATTAGATGTCATACAAAATTAATTATCTTATTGAATTAAACTTATTAGATACTCATTTTCTATTTTTAGAATTATATATTAGTCTAGTCTATATATTAGTTATATATCTAATTAAATCTTAAATATTAGTTATATACTTAGCTTAGTATAGATTTCTATTTTTAGAAATCTTACAAAAATAAAAATAAACCAAGATTAAATTTAATCTTGGTTTATTTATTCTCATATTCTTTTAAAAGTAGTTGAATTGATGTATCTAATAATTTAGATACGGGAATCATTGTTTTTTTAGATAATTTTTTTAATTTATCTAGTAATTCTCTATCATATGATGCCGTATATCTTTGTCTAGTTTTTAAATCTGAATTATATTTAGTCTCCATATAGTTTACTCCTTATTTAATTTATTCTAACTATTTCTATATTGATTATACCATAAATAAAGGCTTTTGTAAAAAATAACTTGACTAAATTTAGTTATAAGGTATATGATAATATTAATAGTTAAACTTGAATAACATTAACTAACTTTGAGAATTAATTATAAGGAGGTAATTTATTATGAAAAAAGATTATTTAGCATTTAACAATTATATATTTAAAGCTGAAAATCTAAGCTTAGAAGAAGGATACATGATGCAAGTATTATTTCAATTCTATAATGAAGCTTTAGGATATGCTTATCCAACCTATAAGGCACTTATGAAGGCTTGTAAGACTAATAGGCAAGCTAAAATAAGTAAGATTTTGAAAAGCCTTGTAGCAAAGGGCTACATCACAGTAGAAAAGCACGGAAACAATAGATACTACATTGCAGGGGTAGAAAAATTCATAGAAGGTAATGCTCCAGTACAAGAAGAGGAAGCTTCTACAGTAGAGGGACTTTCTGCAAGTCAAGAGAAAACTCTTATGAAGTTGGCAGGTACAAAAGAAAGGTTCTTGCAGATGGTGAATTATGCAAGGAGCAAGGCTAAAAATCTATTTGCATATGTGTATAGGCTTCTAAAGGACAATGTTGTCCTAGGGGCAGAGGATACCTCTATAAATCCCCATTACAATTCTGCAACTCCAAAGGGATATAGTGATTTCAACAACTTCAAGGCTCGTGAGTATGATTATGAAGCATTGGAAAGGCAATTATTAGGTTGGGATTGATAAAACAATTTCAATAATTTAAAATCAGGAGATGAAAAACATGATTAAAATAAGATTAGAATATGCAGACAATGAAAGAGGATAAAAAAGAGCTACAAAAGGCTTCAGACATTTTAGAGCAGGACTTTAATATATTAAATAATATTTATAAGAGAATATATTTAGACATAGAAGAAAAATAATTAAGGGAGGAATTATATGCAAAATAATATAATAGATAATATTAGAAAAAATAAAGATAAATTAAAGATAGGTGAATTATATTCTTATAAACAATTAGCCGAAATATTAGATATAGAATATTTAAAATCTACTAATTCTAAAAAAGCACAATTAAAATTAGTTAATACAATTGTTGAATTAGATAAAATCAAAACAAAATATAAGATAATTCAGATTAGAGAGAAAGAACAACCAATAATTAAAAATAACACACATAACAAGAAGGCAACATATTCAGATGATATATTATTAACTACATTATACTTTTTATTAAAAGATAGAAATAAAGATAACAATGATATTGTAATTCAAATTAATAGAAATGAATTAGCAAATAATATTGGATTAAAACATCAACATAATAGTCTAGTAGCAAAATATCAACCAGACAATTTCTGTGAACAAATACAAGTAGATATGACAACATTCCACTACACATACCCTAGACTATTAAGTAATATTAATTATGCTATTTCATATTTATTAAAGAAATTAAAAAGAGAAGGTTTAGCAACTGTTTTGGATAAGATGAAAGTCATAACTATGAATGGTATTAGCAGAATAGCAACAGAAGAAGAATACATAAAGATAGAAAAAATCAAAAGAGAAGTATTAACTGAAATGAATATTAAGAATGAAGCATTATTATATAATAAATACTCTAATTGTATTCAAGAATTTTATATAAAAGTTAATCATAAAAGTATTGAAGAATTAGGAATAATGAGTAGTTATAAGATACTTGAATTACATTTAGATAGAAAGAATATTGATGATTATTTAAAAACATTTAAAAATACAACTCTTGAAGAATTATTATTAATTGGGAATAAAAAGTTTGTAAATAAGCAGATTGTAAACTGTAAAAATGATAAAGACAGAAAATTAAAAAAAGAGAGCATGCCAGCAGCTCTAATTTTAGATGACTTTGATATGGACAATATTAAGATAATATATAACTTAATTGATGTAACATCAGATAATTTAATGCTAGAGCAAATAGAAAATCAATAATAATCAATAAGTCAATTTTTTGACCATTCTATTTCTTTAATATATATATTATTACTTATTATAGAAATAGAATGGTCAAAAAATATTATATAATTATTAGTCTATGTAATTTAAATATAAGCGTTAACACGCCGAATATTACGCTACGCTTATATTCTTCCCAGTTATTAATCCTTTGTACCAAAGGCTTAATGTAATAGAATTAATATTTTTTTGATTGTTTATAAGAGGTATATATAATGTATCTTATTTAAGTTAACATCTTAAGCCTTTAAAATCATAGATTTAAATTATAAAAAATAATCATAACTTATTGACTATATAATATTAATATTTTATAATATAAATATCAACAAACAATTAGTCATAATTTAAGGAGTGATAACTATGACATATAAAGTATTGAACAGTTATTTAGATAATAAATCTAAAAAGGATAGATATAATACTATTATTACTTATAAAAGTGAAGTAATGCAATTGTATAATTTTATAATTGATGAAACTAAGGAATATAAAACTATAAATACTGAAAAAGAATTAATTAAAACAATAGATTATATTGCTTTATGTGAATATCTTAATCATAAAAATTATAAACCATCTGCTTATAATAAAAAATTAAGCGTGATTAAAGATTATTTTTCATTTTTATATTCTATAGGTATATTAGATAAAGACATCAGTAAACCAATTAATTTTATATCTGATGAAAAGGTAGAAGAGACTAGAGCAGAAAAGGAAGTAATAAGTATCTCAGAAATGAGAGAAATAATAGCAGGATGCAAAACTAATAAAGACAAATTAATTTTATCTATTATGTTTGCATCAGGTTGCAGAGTAAGTGAAGTTTTACAAATAGAGCTTGATTGGATTTCTAAAATAGAAATAAACAATGAAGAAATAATTAAAATATCTATTCCAAAGAAAATTATAAAAAATAAAGTAAATAGAGATATTTATTTAACTAATAACCAGCTTAATTATTTTAATGATTATATTTCTATAGAAAGAAATAAGAAAAAAATAATTCAAGGACACGAAAAATATTTATTTCTAACAAATGGTGGTAGAAGTTACTTAACCATTAAAGAAACTGGTGTAAGAGTAAGAAGTGAAGAAATAAATAAGAAACTAAAAACAATAATGAATAAGTTAGGAATAGATAAAAAAATAACCAATCATTGCCTTAGACATAGTCACGTAGTTGATTTACAGGGTCAGGGCGTGGATTTAGTAACCATTAACGATAATATTGGTTGGAAAGTTAATAATCCTTTATTTAATACTTATTCTAATCATACTACAGAGGAAAAGACTAAAAATATAATAAACATAACTAAATCATTAGTGGTATAAGGGGATGGAGGAATAATCCTCCATTTCTATTCTGTTTTACAAGATGGACAATCACAAGAAATTAAGTCTTTAATACAGCAATTTAATGCTTTGCTTATTTTGTATAATATATCTATTGTTGGATTAGCATTATTTCTTTCTAATTTACTTATGTAGTATTGTGAACAACCTACTCTTAATGCCAATTCCTCTTGTGATATATTCCTTGATAAACGAATAGATTTGATATTGAATGTAATCATTCAAATCACCCCTAGGCGATTATAAAATATATTAAATAAGTATTTCATTATGATTCTATTGGATGATTTTCTTAATATTAGAAAAGATAGAAAAAAATATTTAAAAATAAAACTGTGAGTTTTAGGTGGTCTACAAAATTTATGATAAAATGATTGTAGACTATTAATAATAAATGAAAGGAATGGGATAACATGGGAGATAATGAATTAGAATTTATATGTTGGATGGAACTTTATAAAGATAAGAGATGGAAAGTATATGACTGGAATAGAAATGAAAAAAATATATTAAATCGTAAAGAATTTTTTAAAAAATATAATTTAGATATAAATAACATAGATGTAACAGCATTATACATATTTGATTCAGAAAAATTAGTAATGGTTGACATAGGATATAATACATATTTAATATCAATAATAGATTAATAAATCACCTCTTAAAATAATACATATATATAAAAATAATTAAGCATAACTTTGTTGACTTCAAGGATTTCTATATATATAATTATTTTAAGAGGTGATTTTATGTTTAATGAAGCACAGAAAGAAGAAATTATAAATGAAATTATTAATAATCCTAAATTACTTGATGATAAATTATTAAGCAACTTAAAGAAGGAATTTATAAGTAAAAATTTAAATATGATTAATATTAATAACATAGTTAATAAAAATATAACATTTAATTCTTTATTGATAAATGAACAAATAGCTTTTATTAAGGCTTGTTTAGAAACTTTAAAATGGGATACTAAATTAAATTTAAATTCTTGGTTTAGTAATCAAGAATTAAATGATTATGATGGCATGATGGAAATATCTGAATTTTTATTATCTAATGTTGTTAAATTCAAAGGATTTAAGCAGATTAATAATAACCAATATATTGGTAGTATAACTGTTAAGGATTTAGCGTTAGGCTTAAAAAATGGGTTTTGGAGCTATAATTTTGATACCCAAAGAAGACCGAATATAATAAAAGTTGGTTCTAAAGATAGTGATAATTATATTAAATTACCAACTGTTAATAAGGAAAGCGTAAAGGAAATAAAGGAATTACTAAAGAATAATAAATATAATTTCGATGAACTAAAATTTAATATAAGATTAATTAGAGGAAAACAACCTCAAGTTGATATAAAATATTATATTGATAATATAAATGGAAATATCCCAGAAGAACTGCAAGAAGAATTCTCAAAATTTTGTGATATTGTTGTTAAATTAAATCCTGAAAACAGTAGTTCAAACCTAACGTTAATTGACAATATAGACGGTTGGCATAGAAGCTTAGCAACAGCAGAAGCTGTCTTTGAATATTATAGTGAATATGGTGAATGGTTAGAAGGAGAATTCCCTATGTCTTTATATATGGTAGATGTTCCAACAGCAAGGGATATTGTATTACAAGGATTTAAAAGGAATGATAATGTTTCTAATTCATGTACTAATAAAAACAGAAAAATAAATAATTCGCAGATATTTTTTGATGAATTAATAAAGAAAGTTAAAAAAATAAAAAATAAGACAACGGATGATTGGGGAAGAGCATCAAAAGAAAATCTTATTTATAGGGCAAATATGGAGAAGGTGATTAGGGTATTAGGTATTCCTATATCTACAATTAGTGATAGAAATTTCTTATCTGAAGATTTATCAGAAATTTTAAATAGAATATTAAATTATCTTTATGCAGATATTTTTAATAGAAATGAAGCTGATTTTACTAAAAATATCTATTCTAAAAATAATTTTTCTATATATCTAACTGCTGCATGGTTACTAAGAAATGAAGAAAATATAGAAGAATATATAAGGTATATTTATAATCTACAAGAAACAATAATTAAAGATAATGTATTAAACTCAATTACTCCTCCTTGCAATAAACTTATAAATTATATGAAAAAGATAATAAAAGAAATAGGTGAGAAAAATGATTAGTACTAATGATAGTGAAATAATGAAATTAAAATTTATAGGAAAATCCTATAGAAATTTAAGAGAAAAAGAATTAATTATTAAAAATTTAGATGAGTTTTCAAGAAGAAAACTCATTTGGCTAAATGAATTATATATAAATTCTGATTTAACAATTGTTTCATACTGGAGAATATATAATAAGTATGTCCACGAATATGAAGTGGCAAAAAATCAAGACGTAATGAATTTCACATCTGATGAAATAAAGGGGATTATATTAGCTAATTTTACAATAAGAAGTACGACACAAAAAACAATAAAAACAGTTATTTCATCTTATTTAAATTGGTGTATAAATAAAAAATACATCAATATAAACTTAGCTAACATGATAAATGTATCACAATTAGCCACAACCAATAAAAATATTTTAACTAAAATGACATTAACAATAAAAGAGTTGGATAAAATGTTATATTTATTAGATAAAAACCCACTTCAACAAGTTCCATTACAAGAGAGCATAGTTTTGCTATTAGGAAGATATGGATTTGAAGGAAGAGGCTTGACAGCAATAGATTTAAAATTTTCTGATATAGATTATGATAATAAATGTGTAAATATTATTCATAATAATACCATCATCTCCAGAATACCTATTGATGATATATTTGTTAAATGGATTAAAGAGCTAGAAAGAAGAAGACCATATCAATCTTATGTGTTAATGTGTAAAGACAAAAAGGGAAATTTAAAGCAGGTTACAAGTATGTGGATTGCAACTAGAACACATCTTTGTTGTGAGGTTTTGCAACAAGTTAATATGAAGGGAAGACTTAATTCTTTTGCAAATACTGACCTACAAAAAACAAGAATAATTGATTATTTGTTAAGAATACGTATGGAGAAATTTTTGCGTGTAAAGGATATTGCCAATGTTTGCTCTGTTTTTTATGGAACTAAATTAAAAGTTAACCATACAAAAGTAGCAACAATAAAAAAGCTATATAATGAGTTAACTAGAAATAAAGATTTAATTATTTCTATAAAAAATCAAACACAAGCACCTAAAAAATTTAATACTAATTGTTTAGAAAAATTAGCAATTGAATATAAAATAGATTTAGATTATATATATAAAAATGTGCCATTAATTACAGATGAAAATTTATATAAATATTTACTATATGAAGGAAAAGAGTAGGTTTATTACTACTCTTTTTTTAGTATTTTTATTAAAAAAATAAACAGAATCCGTTGACAATAAAATATTAATATCTTATAATTTAATTATAATAATAAACAATTAATCATTATATTATTAAGGAGTGGATTTTATGTTAAACAATGATTATATGAGGGGTGATATATTTTTTGCAAACTTAGAGGGTTCTGGGTCTATTCAAAGGGGAATTAGACCTGTAATTATAATACAAAATGATATTGGAAATAAATATAGTTCAACGGTTATTGTTGCTACAGTTACTTCACAAATGAAAAAATGTAACCAACCAACACACGTCTTAATTAAAAAAGATAATTTAAATAATTTAAGATGTGATAGTGTAATACAATTGGAACAAATAAGAACTATCAATAAGAGCAGCTTAATTAAAAAATCTGGTAAACTAAAAGACGATGACATAAAAAGGCTGGATGAAGCTTTAGCAGTAAGTGTGGCATTAAAAACAGAAGAAAAAAAATACCAAATAATAAATAGAAAAATAATTGAAATAAGGGATATAGAGGTTAGTTTAGTTTTATATTCTAAAAATATTGAATTGAGGAATAGATTATTAAACGAAAGAAATATCGCAATTAAGGATGCGGAATATTTCTGCAAGGAACATGATTTAGATTTTAATGATTATTATATTCCTTTTAATTTGAATGAGATAGAAAAAGTAGTAGTATAAAAGTGGGTGGTAAAATTGGACATAAAAAATAAATTCAGTAAAGAAATTATGCCATTGATGGATGTAGGAAAATATGAATTAGTTGAAAAAAAACTCAAATTAATATATATGAAAAGATATATTAATTTAAACAAAATAGAGGAAAAAAGACTGATAGCCTATAATTTAGGCTGGATATTAGCAAAGCAAAAAAAGTATGATGAAGCAAAATTTTATCTTTTAGAATTAAAAAATGAAATGGAGAGAGATAAAATTTATATTGAGGAATATAAAAATAAATATTACAATTTACTAATGTTATATCTTGAAGTTGACCAAGATATAACGAGAGAGGAATATTATAATACTTGTAAAATGTTAAATGAATATTATAAAAAAATTGGTGCTAAAGAGCAAGAATTAATAACAGCATATAATATTGCAGTAATAGAAAAAAATATTTTTAAAATTAATAAAATATTAAAATATATAATAGAACATAAAAATCTACATTTTGCAAGAAAAGAAATTTTATCAAAAATAAAAATAAAGGAGTATAAAAATAATGAGATATAAAGTTATATTTTTAAAGAAAGATGAAAAAGATGACGATAAACCAAAAAAAGGTGGTGCTTTACCACCATATGGCTACCAAAAAGATATTGCAGCCTAACAAAAATAAAAAATTAGGCATGATTTAAATAAAGGAGGAAAGATTAATGAACAAAATAATAACTTTAACAGGTTGTAGTGCTTGTGGTAAAGATACAATTCTTAATGCTTTACTAAGGATACATCATCCAAATTTAAAAAAGATTGTTAGTTATACTAACAGACCAATAAGAGATGGAGAAATACAAGATATTTCTTACCATTTCACTTCATATGAAGATATAAAAAATAAAATAAGAAATAACGATTTTGTAGACCATAGAGCATATGATGTGATAAGTAAAGATGGTTTAGGTATAGAAGAATGGATATATGGAATTCCAATAGGAGAAGTAATTCAAAATGGGATAAAGATTGTCATTTTGGATTTAAATGGAGCAATTAATATTCAAAGATATTGCTATCAACAAGATATAGAATGTATTTCTTATTATATAGATTGTGAGCCTAGAATAAGGCTTATTAGGTCACTAAAAAGACAACCTAATGCAAGTAAAGCACAAGTAGAAGAAATGTGTAGAAGATTATTAGATGATGAAATGAAAATAGCACCTAATAAAGAAAGAAGTATCTTTGATGTATTGCTAAAGAATAATACTGAAAAAGATTTTATTAATTGTATAATGACTATAGGTAAAGAAATAGAGAAGGAGAATTAATGACTAAATTTACATTATTTCAAATGTTAGAGTTACTAGCACAACATCCTAAATTAGTTTTTAGTAGGGTTAATGACCCAAACTTTAAAGTAAAAAGAGGATATTTAGGTGATGTCTTAATAGATATTAAGGGAAATATTACAGTTATGAAAATTTTTAATTATGTTCAAGATTTATTCATAATAGATGAAAATAACAATTAAGTGAGGTGAGATTATGGAAGAATGTATAGAGATAATAATTTACAATAAACAGAAAGGTATTTATGATAAGAAGAAATTTCTTAAAACTGATATTTGGAAATTAATGAAACAAGACTATTTATGGAGAGAGTATAATCCATTAATACTTTATAAAGGTTCAGTTCTTACTACTAAATTAGTAAGAGTTAACACTATAATTGGTTGGAATGAAGAGTGCGATTTTTATGAAATTGCTAAATATATAGAAAACAAAATAAAAGAAATAGATAGTAAATCAAATAAGGGAGATGAAAATAATGTTTAATAGATACATAGGAAAACATAATAAAAGAAAAATGACTAATAAAGAATTGCTAAATAATTTAGACCAACTATCACAAGATTTTGGAAGACTAGATAGTATGTTAGTTTTGCCAGAGGATAAAAGAATAATAGATGAAACTATTAAGCGAATTTGTAAAAAAGAAGATGCTAAATATAATAAAATGATATTTTGTAGTTTGATATTGTTAGTTGCTACATTGGTATTTTGTTATTTATAAAAGGAAGTGAAAAAATGAAGAAAATCAGTCAAAAGGAATTAGATAGATTAATAGATGAGCATGAAAGGTGGTTAAATGAGCAATTAAAAGGAGGGCATGAATTAATTTTAATAAACTATGATTTATCATATTTAAGTATTGAAAATAGAGATTTGTCAGAAGTTCAGTTTTGTGATTGTGATATGTCCTCAATGAAAGTCAAGAATTGTAAATTGTTGAATACAGTATTTTCTTCTAGTGATTTTGAGGAAACATTGTTTGAGTGTTGTGATTTTTTAAATACGTCTTTTTATGGGACAAATTTAGTAAATAGTAACTTTATAAGTTGTAGCTTAACTAATGTTAATTTAGCAGGAGCAAATCTTTCAAGAGCTGAAATAAGAGATTGTAAATTAGAGAATATTACAACAAATCCATGTACTTCATTTTACTCTCTACAATGTCCAGAAGAAGGCTCTTTTATAGGATTCAAGAAAGCTAATATTTTTGTTCCAGATACATTATCTGACGATTATACCGTAACTAATATGAATATTGGGTCACCGCACCCAGTTATAATTAAATTACAAATAACTGAAGATAGTTTACGTTCAAGTGCTACTAGTAGGAAATGTAGATGTAGTAAAGTTAAAGTATTATCAATAAGTTATTTAGATGGGACAGAATGTTCTGAGGGAACAATAGCACATTCCCAAACAGACTTTGATTTCACCTATAAAGTTGGAGATGTATTAGAAGTCAAAGACTTTAATGAAGATAGATGGGAAGAATGTGCTACAGGGATACATTTTTTTATCACTAGAGAAGAAGCAGTTAATTATTAATGTAAAAGGAGAATTAAAAATGGATAAAAAAGAAGTTTTAGAAAAGAAGATTGAAAATACAGAAAGATTAATTAATGATTTACAAAATGAATTAAATAAGTTAAAAGAACAGAAAGATATTTTAGATAAGGAAGAAAATAAAGTATGGAAACCTAAACAGAATAAAAGGTATTTTTGTGTTGGATTTAATGCTAGACCTGATATATACCATTGGAATGGGGATGACCTTGATAAAGTAATATACGAAATAGGAAATTGTTTTAAAACAGAAGAAGAAGCAAAAGATATGGCTTTTTGTACTAGATTGTATAGTAAATTAAAGAAGTTTGCTAAAGAAAATAATGACTGGGAGAAAAACCAAGAACCATATATATATCGAATAGCTTATATTAATGATGGTACGATATTTTGTGATTTTTCAAGAAAAAAATACATTGGTTTTGGAGTAGTAAGTTTCAGTTCAAGAGAGATATGTGAAAAAGCTATAGAAACATTTAAAGTTGATTTACATAAATATTTTCAAATAAAAAAATCAGATAGAAAATAAACAATTAATAATAATTTATAAAAGGGAACATCATTATTTGTATTTTTGTGTTCCCTTAAAAGAACTATTTTATAAATAAAAAGGGAGCAATATATTGAAAGAATTTAATAATGATAATTTAATAAAGTATAATTTTAATATGAAACCAGTAAAATTATTTGATAGCTTTGCTGGAATTGGAGCATTACATCAATCATTAAAAGAATTAGGAGCACCAGTTGAATTAACTGGAATATCAGAAATAGATGTAGATGTTATCATCTCTTATGTAGCAGTACATAAAATAAATATTAGTAAAATAGAACCTTTAGAAGTAGAAACAATGAGAGATTATCTTATAAATAGAAATATAGGATATGATTTTAAAAAAAATAAAACTTCTATCCCTAGAATGAAAAAAGACAAATTAGAATTGTTATATAAATGCTGTATTGCCACTAATAATTTAGGTGATATAAGTTTAATTAATCCCGATGCCATTCCCAATTTTGATTTATTTAATATGAGCTTTCCTTGCACCGATTTATCAATTGCTGGAAAACAACAGGGAATGATTGACAAAGAAGGTAATAAGACTAGAAGTGGTTTATATGTAGAAGGAATAAAAATAATTAAACATAAAAAACCAAAATACATAATGATAGAAAATGTAAAAAATTTAATAGGGAAGAAATTTATAAATGATTTTTATAGCATAATTAATGAAATTGAAGGTTATGGATATGAATGTTATTATCCAAAGAAAGAAAATGAGCAACCTATTTGTTTAAATGCTAAAGACTATGGAATTCCACAAAATAGAGAAAGGATATATGTTATATGTATTAGGAATGATGTAGACGATAAAAATTTTAATTTCCCTAAAGGATTTGATAGCGGATTAAGATTAAAAGATGTTTTAGAAGAAAATGTTGATAATAAATATTATTTAAGTCAAGAAATTCAAAATAGATTTAAAAGAAATAATATAGAAGATATGGATAGAAATAAATTAAATATAGTTGGAACTACTGCACCAGATTTTAGAACAATAGGAGATAGAGATAAAACTTATGGTATAAATGGAATAATGTCTACATTACTTATGACAGATTACAAACAACCAAAACAAATATTAGAAAACAATAAAATAATCAAATTAGATATACCACAAATAGTTAAATTAAGAAAATACCCAGTAGATATAGAAAAACTAAAAACAATATTAAAGGGCAGCAAAAAAGCTATAGGATTATCTAATAAACAGGTATCAGGAATCTTACACCAACCTTTAACAAAAGTTGAACATTGGTTTAGAAGTGATAAATGTTTTTCAATTCCAGATTCAGAAATATGGCGAGAATTAAAAGAAATACTTAATATTACTACAGATGAATTTGATAAATCTATAACTACTTTTATTGAAGTTGAAGGTAATTTTGAAAAAGCTAATAGAGTATATTTAACGAACGGAATTGCTCCTACTATAACTACATTAGATGGTGAAAAAATATTAGAAGAAACTAATAAAAAGGAATTTGGTATTTTAATGGAATATTTCAATTTATAAGGTACGATTTTTCTCGTGTTATCGAATAGTATATTTTTAATTATTTTTATAAATTATATGATTTTTAAATAATTCTTTAAATATATAATATAAAACATTAACAACTATACTATTACCTGCTTGTTTATATAATTGAGAATCTGAAATTCCTATTTCTATACTTCTGTCTATACATTCATCTCTAAATCCCATTAATCTCCAACATTCTTTTGGTGTTAGTTTCCTTATTCTATAATCAGTTGTTAAATTTTTTTCTTTAATATCTTCTTTATTTGCTAAAATAACTTGAGATTTATCACCATTAGAATTACAACATGATAATGTTGGAGATAATTTATCTTGATAATATGCCCTATCTTGTTGTGAATTACTTCTTTTGCCACTAGTATCCCATTGAATATAATTTTCTTTAATATCAAAAGATTGAATTCTATTATATTTATCTATAAAAAAATTTTTATTAGTTTCATCTGTTAAAATACCAATTTTAATAGAAAATTAGGCTTGAAAAATAGAGAAAAACGGAGTATTCAAGAGTAAATAAAAGTTCTGAAAATTATAACAATTAATAGATTGTAAAAATAGTTAAATTTGCATATCTAACTCATAAAATTAATTAAAATAGGGTGGTGAGCATTTAAAATAAATAAAATGAAAGGAGAATGATATTTATGAAAGTATTTAAGAAATTACAAATTTATTGAGTTGACATAATAGCAAAGCATAAAAAATGATGAATATAATAAATATAAATTTAACAATAAAGTCATAATGACTTAATTTATATAAGAGAAAGGAAATGATAAGAATGAGTAAAGAAATTCAAATTTTCAAAAATGAAGAATTTGGACAAGTAAGAACAATGTTAATTAATAATGAACCTTGGTTTGTAGGCAAAGATGTTGCAGAAATATTAGGATATAGTAATTCAAGTAAGGCTGTATCTGTTCATGTTGATGAAGAAGATAAAATCAAAGAAATAATAGCACATTCCCAAAATGGGAAGATGGTAAAAACTCAAACAACTTTAATAAATGAAAGTGGTTTATACAGTTTAATACTTTCAAGTAAACTTCCAAATGCAAAGAAGTTTAAAAAGTGGGTTACTTCAGAAGTATTACCTTCTATAAGAAAGCATGAAGTATATATGACAGATAATATGTTAGAAAAGACTATAGCAGACCCAGATTATATGATTGGTATATTAACAGCTCTTAAAGAAGAAAAAATACTTAGAGAAAAGGCACAAAAGGAAAAAGCTATTGCTATAGAAGAAAAGAAAGATGCAGAAGAAAAAAGAGATTTATTAATACACACTGGTAAAACTTATACAACATCTGAAATTGCTAAAGAATTGGGAATAAATTCAGCACAAAAATTAAATCAAATATTATATATTAAAAAGATACAATATAAGAGAAACAATACCTGGATACCATATGCTAAATATGCGGCATTGGGTTATACTTCTACTAAGCAAATGATAAATGACCATGGAATTATTGTTTATAGCACTAAATGGACTGGTAAAGGTAGAGATTTTATATTAAATTTATTTAAAAATGAAGAAAAGAAGAATAAGGAGGAAATTTAATAATGAAAACAACAGATATAACAGAAATTATAGATTTGGCTAATAAAACAGATATTATTGTAAAAATGCTAGATGAATGTGGGTTTTATATAGAATTAGGAAGAGAAGAAGAATTTGTAAATAATACATTTCAAAATAGAGATGAACTTTTAAAGAAAAGAATAACTAAAGAATTAAAAAAGATTAATCCAATATTACATCATAAATATGGATTGATATAAAGGACGAATTAGATAATGGAATATAAAATAATCTCTGACGATGAAACTTTAAATAAATATTATGATGAATATTATTTTAAAAAGTATAAGAAAAGAAAGAAAAGAATAATAGAAAAACCTTGGCATCCAAGCTTAAATAAATGGATTATTCTTAGAAGACCCAGCATGAACAATTTAAAACAACAATGGAAAGAGTATGGCGTGTGGCTAATTAATTATTATAGATTGGCTAATTTAAATATAGAAAAGTGTGTGATTACTTTTAAATATTATATGCCAACCAAAAGAAGAGCAGATAATGACAATATGACACCTAAATTCTTTTTAGATGCTATGGTAGAAGCAGGAGTGCTTAAAGATGATAGTTATTTTGTACTTAATCCACTTATATTGTGGTTAGGATATGATAAAGATAATCCTAGAATGGAAATACATATCAAAGAAATAAAAAATTACTAATAATTTATTGACAATATATAGGCAAGATGATAGAATAATTATGTAATAGGTAGTTGTTTTATAATCTTGCCTATTAAACAATTAGTCATAATTTAAAACAACAAACAAAAAAAGGAGTGTTTTTATGAAGAGTGAGAAAATAATAAATGAAATTGTAAAAGACATTGAGAAGATTAGTGGAAAACATAGCTCATTTGAAATATTTTCTGATTGGGTAACTATGTGTGCTATTTCAATTCAAAATGGTTGTTATTTAATCCATAATGATATATGGGAAGGAAGAGAAAAAATTTTTAAGGAATTAGCAAAGAAATATTCAGAAAAAGAAATAAAAGTAATTTTTAATTTATATGGCAAACTTTTAGATGCTTTTGAAAATGATAGATGGGATTATTTAGGGGAAATATTTATGAGATTAAATAATTCTGCTGATAAAAAGAAAATGGGACAATGTTTTACTCCATTTAGTGTATCGTTGTTAAATGCAATGTTAACTTTAAAAGATATAGAAATAAAAAAAACATTTAGTTTATATGAACCTACTTGTGGTGCTGGTGGAATGATAATATCTGTTGCCAAATTATTATTTGATAAAGGAATTAATTATCAAATAAACATGAAAGTAGTAGCACAAGACTTAAACATTTTATGCGTTTATATGACTTATATCCAATTAAGTTTAATGGGTGTTGATGCAATAGTAGCACAAGGTGACACTTTATCAGAGCCATATATAGAAAATTATCCAAAAGATAGAATATTTAGAACACCTAAAAACTTAAAATTATTTTAATATAACCATATGGGAAAGGAGGTGATATTTTGTAGTGAATAGAGATATATTAAATGTAATAGTTATAGGCATAATGTTGGTATTAATCTATGGTGGTTTAATTATTGCAGAAACAATATTTAAAATAATAATTAGTCATCATAAGAAATATAAAAATGATTAAGATGATTTATATATGGATAATCAAAAATTAAGAAATTAATAAAAAGGAATATAATATGGATTTATTTAAAAAGAATAATTCAGATATTGCTATGACTTATGACATATATGATAAGTATGTGTCATATAAGCCTAAAACTAAAGCTAAAGATAAGAAGATGCTTAGAAAATTAAGTAGAAGTAGATTAAAGCAAAAATTAAAGAAAGAATATATAGAAAGTGAGGAAAAGATGTAATGTTAATAGGATTAGCAATAGTTACGTTAGCAATAGGAATACTAACATGGAAACTAGTAAAAGTTTCTGATGATGAAGATGAAGAAATAGAAGACAATGAATGAAATAACATAAGAAGATTAGCAAGATTAATAGTGCTTACCTTAATAACAATTGGTTGTTTTCCTATTTGTTTTGTAATTTGGACATTATCATTAACTATTATTATAGTTGTTGGTATTGCATTAATGGGAATTAATATTGTTATTTGTATAATAAATAGATTAAAAAAAATAAGGAGAGATAATCAATGAAAAAGAATGTAGTAGAGAATATTAAAAATTTAGGAGAAGAAATAGCAACTTTATTAAAAAAAGAGAACCCATATACTTCTGTAATTATTACTGATAATAAGATAAGAATTGTAGAAGATTTATATGGATTCCCAGTTAACAAGGAGGAGAAATAATTATGAGAATAATAGAGCCATATATAATGCTCGAAGATAATATAAATGGGGAAGAGATACTAAAAAAGATAGAAAGAATAGGTCGTGTATGCTATAAAAGTGAAGGTAATATAAAAGAAGGGTCAGCTGAAAAGTTTGTATCTAATCTTATTAATAGACAGCATGAATCTGTATTAGAACATGTAAGTATATCTGTAAGAATTATATGTGATAGAGGAGTTAGTCATGAAATAGTAAGACATAGATTGGCTAGTTATAGTCAAGAAAGTACAAGATATTGTAATTATGCAAATAACAAGTTTGGTAATGAATTAACTTTTATAAAACCATGTTGGTTTATTAATAATTTAGATGATTTAAATAAGTATGCTAAAGATAAAACATATAAAAATTCAGAAAATCTTTTAGAAGGTGAATTTGATTGGATAAATGCAATGCAAAGTATTGAAGATAATTACTTTATCTTAATAAAAGATGATGAATGGACTCCTGAAGAAGCTAGAAGTATATTACCTAATTCTATTAAGACTGAATTAGTAATGACTATGAATTTAAGAGAATGGAGACATTTCTTTAAGATGAGATGTGATAAAGCTGCACATCCTCAAATGAGAGAAATAGCTTATATGATATTAGATACATTTAAGACAAATATACCTATTATATTTGATGATATAGAATAAAAAAATGAGGTGTAAATTATATGGCAACAATAAGATTATTTAGCCATACCGATTTAGATGGGTATGGCTGCAATATTGTAATGAAAGCGTTAGTAAGTCAATCAACAGTTATAGCAACTAATATGAATTATGAAGAAAATAATGAGATTGTCAAAAATTATATTTTAAGTGGAGAATATAAAAATTATAGATGCACTTTTATAACAGATATTTCTGTTAATGAAGAAGTAGCTGAATTAATAGACAAAACAAAAGATTTAAGATTAGTGTTGTTAGACCACCATCCAACAGCAGAATGGTTGAATAAGTATGATTGGGCAAATGTATGCGTTAATAATTGTTTTGAGAAAACAAGTGGGACAGAATTATTATTTAATTTTTTAGTTTCATCAGATGGTTGTGTTGAGGATTGGAATTATTTTAGGGAAATACATGATTTTGTAAAACAAGTTAAGAGATATGATACTTGGCTATGGAAAGAGAAGTATAATGATGATACACCTAAAAAGCTTAATGATTTATTTTATATATTGGGATATGATAAGTTTTATTCTTCTTTAAAAGAAAATAATTTTAATGTTAAATTCTTAATACATGATTACTCTTATTTATTAGAAAATCAACAAAAGAAGATTGATAAATACATAGAAAAGAAAAATAAAGAAATTATTGGTTGTCCTATAAGAGATTATAATGTTGGAGTTGTTTTTGCTAACCAATATCAAAGTGAATTAGGGAACAGATTATCAGAACTAAACCCACAATATGATTTAATTGCCATGATAGGGGAAAATACAGTTAGTTATAGAACTACTAAAGAAGATGTAGATTGTGGTGAATTTGCTAAATTATTTAATGGGGGAGGACACCTAAAAGCAGCAGGCAGTGAAATAAATGAAGAGCAAAAAAATAAAATTATAGATTTATTATTTGATAAAGGGCTTGAAGGGAATTAAAACTTCAAGCTCTGGTACTAACATATTTAATCATTTAGGAGGTGTAAAAATGGAAGTTAAAGAGTTAGCAGAAAGAATAAAAGAATTAAATATACAAAGTTGCACCTATTGTCCTTTCTATAAGAGAGATAATTGCAAATTACATGGGAACATCTGTATTGATAATAGCAGAAATATAAATAATGCTAAAGGCTTGTTACAGTTAGAACACTTCTTTAAAACAGGAGAAGTAAAAGAGATATTGGAGGAAGAAAATGATTAAATTCCAAAAGACTTGGTGTATCTGTAGAGTGTGCAATAACTGCAATGCAGAAGAAGAAATAAAGGAAATTGGAATAGCAGGTTTCAGTATTGCTTTATGTAAGAAATGTAGAAATGAGTTAAAGGAATTATTAGAAGGAGAAGAGAAAAATGATTAAGGGGAGTTTTACATATAAGAACAAAACTTATAAATACAAATTTTCTATACGAAAAGAAAGTCTTATGGAGTTTGGAGATTACTATGATGTAAAAATTAAATATAAACCCAAAGGAAAACTTTTAAATCATTCTATTTATATGATTAGTTTCCCTGAAGGATATAGTGATTGTTATGAATATTATAACGAGTTATATAAAAATGGAACTTTAAGTGCTGTGATAGAAAAAACAATTATAAATAATATAGAGCATAAAGAAATAGTAAAATTATTTAACTAAAAGGATGAAAATTAAATGATTATTAGCAGATTTATTGATAAAAATAAGCAAATAAATTATAAATTTTATTATACAGAAAAAGCATTAATATATAATTCTTATGACTATTCTTATGAAGGAATAATTAAGTATAAGGTTAAAGGAAAGATATTCTATAGAAGTATTCCTTTTAGCACCGAACAAGATAAAGATTATGACATTTATAAAGATAAGAATTTAAAGAAGAAGATAGAAAATAGAATAATAAGGAATTTAGAATTTAATGAGAAATTAAAGAAATATCATATAATAAGTGCCACATTAAAGCATAAAGGAATGGATACTGCAATTAGAATATATAGAGGTGAGGATAATAATGAAAAAATATAATATTATTGAAGTTTTAAATAGTGAAGTAGGAGTTCAGTTTAAAGATGAATATGGAGTAGTATGGATAGTAATAACTAAAAACAATACTAAATATTTAGTCGCTAATGATGGCTATACTACTTTAAATTTAAATTCAACTGTAATAAATATGAAATTTGAAAAGGTAGATGAAGTAAATTGGAATAAAGTACCTAGAGGTACTAGAATTCAAGTTAGAGACCGTGATGGACAAAAATGGAAAAATGGTTATTTCATATCATATTTAGGAAATATTGAAAAATATCCATTTAAAATTAGCTTTACGGCAGATGATGATTTTGTAGGATTTAATTTAGAAGAATCCCCAGCATATTATAAGAAATGTAGATTATATCCAACAAATGATAATTATAAAAATGTGTTAATAATGGAAGACTTGTTAAATAAATTAGGTATTAATATAAGACAACAATCAAGAGAATATAAATCATTTAATAAAATATTACAAGAAATAGCTAATAAATGGGACGGAGTAATCAATAAAGAAGGATTAAAAAATGAATAGTATAAGTTTTAAATATACTAAATATGAACTTTCTAAATTAGTAAAAGATGAATTAGAAAAAATAATTTATCTAAATAAGAATTTTGCAAGATAAAATAGGAGGAATAGAGAATGAGTAAAATAATAGAGAAAGAATGGAAAGACGGAGATTTTAAATGTAAAGTTCTTTTTATGCCAATGGGGCATAGATGTGGTTATGTAGGAGTTCCAAAAGGACATCATATGTATGGTTTAGATTTCGAGAAATATATGGATGAAATAGATTGTCACGGAGGATTAACTTATAGTGGATTTTTAGGTGAAGAAAATAAAGAATATTGGTATTTTGGATTTGATTGTGCTCACTTTGGAGATGGAATAGATATAAAAGCATTAAGGAAATATGGATTTAAAAGAGAAGTCGATATTATAAAAAAACAAGAACTTATATTAGGTTCATTGATAGAACTAGAAGAACCATTCAAGACTCAAGAATTTTGTGAAGAGCAATGCCATAGCATTGTGGAGCAGATAAAACAATTATAAATATTAAAATGGAGTTTTTAATTTTAAAATTGAGGGTGATAATTTTGATAATAGATAAAACAGAGCCATTTATAATTAATACATTTGATAATTATGAAAAGTTATACATAAAAGATATATATAATATGTATGAAACTGAACCTATAATATTTACCTGCATTAGTGAGAAATATTTATATATTTGTTTATGTTATGAATTTAGAGGAGTATCAAAGTACATTCTTAATAGGGTTACAGAGAGAGAAGTTAATAAACTATTAAATAAAGAAATAACTATATATGATATATTTGCTATTAATCATATGTTTAGAAAATGGAAAATTTTAGCTTCAAGACCTTATGAAGATGTGTTTGGAATTGGTAAATTAACTACTTTTGAAAAGATAAAAGATAAATTACCGCCAAAAGATGTGTATTTAAAATATTATTAAGGTAGGGAAGAGGAAACAATGAATAAAATATCAATGATTTGTTTAATAGTATGGATAATAGGTCTTATAATGTCATATTTCACTATTAGATATGGTTGGAATTATAAAAGAAAAGAATCTAGTATTATAAAATATTTAACTGGTGATGATTGTGCAATGATGATTTTTGTTCTATTATTGCCAGTTATTAATATAATAGTATGCTTTTTAGAATTATTCACTTATATACCTAATCATATAGATGATGTTACAATGGATAAATTATTCTTAAAGAAAAATAAAAAAGATAAAGTATCTTTAAAGAAAGAAGGTGACGACAATGAAGATGAATAGGACATTCTTTGAGAAACAAATTAAAAAATATCCAGATTATAAATTATATTCTATAGGTAAAAACAAATATCTGCATATAAAAAGCTTTAAATATTAGCTAAAATGTTTAATTAAAGTATTAAGAGGAATAGTGGCAATACCAATAGGGTTTATATGGGGAGAGTTAGAGTTTTTAGGTGAATGTATAACAGAGCTTCCTGAATGGTTTATAGAAATGTGTAAAGCCATATGTGATATTTTACCTATACAATATATAAAAGTTACTGATGAAAGTAATGTTATTAAAGCTAAGTTTAAAAATAAAGAGAAAGGGAATGATTGAAGATGTTAACAAGTAAACAATTAGAAGAAGTTAAAAAATTATCTCAGCCTTTAATAGATTATATTAGAAAAGAAACAGATTGGATGCCTAATATAAATATTAATAATGGTGAAATAAGTATAAAGGCAATGGATAAAAAAATGGAAGAAACATTATCTGAAGCTGGGTATAAAATTTCATTAGATAAATTAAAAGAGAAGGCTAATTTTGTTATAGCTCTATTAAATAAAACAATTAATGACGATTTATCTTATAAATGGGAAATAGTTAAATTATTCTTAACTAGAGATGAAATGATTAATATTATTCAACATAATTTAAATAGTTGTTATGGTTTTTATGACTGCCCTAGCAATTATGATGAATTAAAAGATAAGGTTAAAGAAAATAATTATTGCTCTACTAGTAGTAATTGTTTAGGTTGTTGGATGCAAATATTTGATATAGATGGAATTAAATTTAAAGGTGAATAATGAATATAGAAGAGAAATTAAGTAATATGTTTTCTAGTATGAGCAAGGAAGATTTACTTGATTTTTTAAAAGACTGTGATGTTGAAATTGAAAGTGTAGCTCCTGGAATGGGAGGAATTTATTTAGAGGGAGTAAAGTTAGATGAAAACCTCAACTATTCGATTTTACCGAATAGTTGAATTCAAAAATAAAAGAATAAATTTCTAATAGAATACTTATGACTAGAAAAGGAGATAGGAATTATGAATTTTAGTAGAAAAGTATTAGAAAAGTTATTAAAAGAACACCCAAAAGCAGAAATAAAAATTATGGCAAATAATGAAATAGTACCTGAATATTGGAACAAAGCTTGTGATTGTTCTATAGACATATGTACAGTTGAAGAATGGGCTGTATTAGGTGATGAATATTTGGATGAATCAGATTGTATAGATAAATTAGAAGAATTTATCTATAATGAACATCCCAAATTATTAGAAGAACAATTTAAAGCTTTAATAGACTTAGAGCTAAGCAAGTTAGAATTTAAAGAGTATATTTGCTTGTATGTATATTAAAAGTAGGAGGAAGATAAATATGATAAATATAAAAGTAAATAGTATTGGTATAAATGATATTGAAGTCAAGGTGGAAAATGACATATCAGGTGGACAGGCAATTGTAGAAGCAATAAATGTAATAATGGCGGCTACTGAAATTCTTTATAATGCTTATGATAAAAAATATTCTAAATCAGATATTTTAGAGAACACTACAAAATTATTAACTTTTAAGTGGCGTGAAGAAGAGATTGAAAAAGAAATAAGTAATAAATAAAGGAGTAAAAATATGTATAATGAAAATGGAAAAAAACTACTTACACTTATAAATAATACGGTCATAAATAATAGAAGTATATTAAATGAATTATTTAAAAAATATCCCAATGCAGATATACAGTTTAAGGTATTAGAAGATATAAGATGCCAATATAATGAGCCATCTTTATGTGAAATAGCTAGATATGAAGTAGAAAAATTAGCCTATGTTAATGATAATTATATGGATATACATGAAGTTAGAAGGTTTTTATATGGAGCATTAAAATTTACTGTTCATGGTCTTACAAGTGATGAATTAGAAACAATGATAGAAAAAGAAATAAGCAGATTAAAATTTAAAGAATATATTTGCATTTACATTCAAAAAAAGTGATAGGAGTAAATATTATGTTAATAGATAAAATTTTAATGATACAATATAAAAATAAATAAAGAAATGGAGATGATAAATATGAAAAAGGAAGATGATATATCTCTTGGGAGATTTATAAGTTTAATTCTTCGCCATAAGCCAGAAAAAATAGGAATAA